CGTCTGCTGCGACGCAGGGGTGCGGCCCTGCATGCCCTGGACGTTCGCGGCATTGCCGGCGACCGCGTGGGGGCTGCCCATGGAGGGGCCCTGCTCCGAGAGGGGGCCCGGGGTCCCGAGACCACCAAGCTCCTCGGCCTTGTCCAGGACTGCCCCCTTGGCACCCGAATAGGAGGTAAAAAGAACGTAGAGGGCAACAACCCCAGCGAGCACGAACCCAAGGCGGACCATCTTCGTCTGCGAAAGCTTCATGTTTATATGAACTGATAGACAAATTTCGGATGAAGAAAGTCTTTGACGCGCTTCTCGCGGACGCGGCAGAGCACCTTCAACGTCCAGAGATTCAGAATGCAATCCTGCGACCCCTCCTCGTCTCTATTTTCAATGTTCTGTATCCGTATCTCCTAGGCGCCATGCTTCTCTGGGGCATCATGTTCATTTGTGTGGCGCTGATTCTTCTCATTCTTGTCCGCGGCACCCTGCTGGTCGGGATACAGAAGAGTTAGGAGCTCGCCACGAGAGAGGGACCAGAAGCCCGAGAAGTTCCGCTCCTTGGCTTCCTGACGAAGCTGACGAATCGTCTTCTTCTGCAGTTGAAGCGCGAGGGGGAGCTCCGGGAGTGAGAGGAGGCGAACGAGTTCATCCTTGGGAAGAATGTAGTAGAGTTTGATGCGGCGCCCCTTGGCGACCCGCTTGAGTTCGAGGAGGGACATCGCTGAATAGTCCATGGTACTGTCCTCCTCCCAGACCACGGACGCATCCGTTTTTCTCCGGTCTAGGAACAATGAAGAAAACCGTCGTTGTCTTCGCCATGTTTCTCGCGGCCCTTCTTGCAGGACTTTTCGTTCGCTATACCTCCAAGACATCCCCTGTGAAGCGGGGAGACGACTCGGACAGTGACTCGGAGGACGGCAAGGAGCGCTTCTTCCAGCGTGAGATTGGGATGCCCCTCGACATGGAGACCGTGAAGGGCCCTGTGGGTGTCGCGGGCTACAGTGGGACGCCTCCCCTGCTGGGGTCAGAGCCCAAGCCGGTCCCCGAGCGTCCCTATGACATGGCGAACGACCAGGAGCTCTTCCAGTTTGAGGGCAACCGCATGAGTGCAGACTGCTGCCCCAGCCCCTTCTCTGGCGACCGCGGGTGCGTCTGCCTCACGGACAAGCAGCTCTCGGCCTTCGCCAGCCGCGGCGGGAATCGGAGCAGCAAAGACTAAAACGGAACCGGCCTCCCCAAGACGAACGCTCTCATCCCAAAATGATTGTCCCTGAACTCTCTGCCTCCAAGGTCGCCGGCTTTATCGGTCTCCACAAGTACCAGAATGCCAATGAGCTCCAGTATGAACTTCTTCTCAAGGACAAGGACACGTGCGCGCGCATCCTTGGTCTCGAACAGCAATACGGCCGGCGTGCCTTCACGGCTCTCGCGAAGGACGTCCTCAAGGGGTCGGCCATCTCCGACCTTATCAGCACCGGGATTCGCGATGCCCGGCACACCTCCAATGTCAGCGGGGTTCTCAAGGCCGTCCAGGACCGGGCCGGAGTTATCCTGGACCTGGTGCATGACACGTTCGACCCTGAGGTAAAGGCGCGTCTCGTCGACGAGGTCCGTGGACAGGTCTCCAAGCGCCGCGGCCTCGCCAATGAGGACGCCATTCTGAATACCTACGAGGCTGCGCGTGAGGTCAAGGTCACGGAGCGCAATACCAAGACCCTCAAGAAGCCCATGGGGTCTTGGACTCTCGTGGGGCGCTGCGATGGCTATGTCGCCTCGGAGAACCGCATCGTCGACTCCAAGGACCGCACCCGCCACTGGCCCCAGGTGCCGCTCTACGACGAGATTCAGCTCCGCTGTTACATGACCATGTATGACGCCGCGGAGTCGGAGCTGATTGAGCGCTTCCCCGATGGACAGACTCGCCACACGAAGTATCTGAATGACCCCGCGAAGTGGGCAACCCTTCAGACGGCCGTTGAGGCCGGAGTGGCGACGTTGAATGCGATTGCTGCAGATGACGAGGAGCTGAAACGAGTGGTCTTCGCAAACACGGTCTGTGTAGACAATGGAGGTCACACTGACGAACGGCGTTCCGCTCGCCTGGCAGGGACGGCGACCCTTACGGGACTCTGAGACCCGCATGCTCTACACTGGATTTAGCCGCTATGACGTGGAGCGCAAGGTCTTGTCCACGATTTCTGTGACCCCGGAGGGGAAACTTCTGTATACCGAACGGCCGCATGAGGGGCGTGCCTTTTCGCGTGTGTATGCTGCCGAGCATGTCCGCATCGTCGTCTACTCGGACAGCCCGAAGGTGTGGGCGGAAGAGCTCTCTCCTTACGAGACACACTTCTTCCAGCAGGTCGGCACCTGAACCCGAAAGGGCAGCTTGGACGCCAGCACCGCCGCCTGCATCGCGATGGGGACCACGCTGTCGATGGTATGGAGAATGCGCTCCTTCTCTTCAGCGGACTTGTCCGTGTCCTTCAGGGCAAACCGAAGGGTCTTCTGGAGAAGCTCCAGGCGCTCCTTCCCCCGAAGGTGGGTGAGGCCCGAGAGCTCACGCCCGAGCTCCAGGCAGGTCGGAATAAGGTTGTCCCAGTCAATCCGTCCCTTGATGGTCCGGTAGAGGGCGTCCACCTGGGCGTCCAGCTGCGCATCCGTCTCGTGAAGGGGATTGGTTTGCATCGCGGTTTGTTTCCTCACTCCAAAAGATCCTTCCCAAACAAATGAACGTGACCGACATTGTTGGAACGGCTGTTGCAACGCTCATCGTTCTGGTTCTGGCGCACCTCGCCGTCTACTGGGTTGTTAAGACTCTGTATCCTCCCGTCCCCCAGGCTCAGGTGCAGGTCCAGCCCGAACCCCTCGCAGAGCCTCGTCCCACTGTCACTTTCGCAGAGCCGCCTCCTCCTCCCCAAGATGTCCAGCGCGTGGTCCTACCGACGTATGAAACGGCTGCTGCCGCGGAGCCCCCTCGTGAAGGCGGGGAGCGTCGAGGCCCGCCACCTGCTGAAAGTACCTCAATTCGTGGGGACTCCCGGGTGGCTCCTGCTCAGTCATAATGAGTCCGGAGACCCAATTGCGATGTTCGCGGACAAGCAAGAGCGAATTGAGATTGTCTACCTCGTGATGGACGAGCGTGTCTTCTCGGACACCATTCTTCGCGTAGTCAAGCTGGGACCCTGGCGCTATGTGGCGTATGACCTTCCGGTCTTCAATGGCACCTCGTTGCTGGAGACACGGTCGTATCGCCAGCGGCAGGAGACACTTGCAGAGGTCTTGGAGGCCTTTCACTTTCCCGACCTCATCTCGTTGGAGACGCCCGCCCAGATTCCCCTCGGAGACACACCAGTTCGCGGCTATGAGCACTACGATGAGACTCCTGGAAGCGGAGGCGTATTTTGTCCTGTCAATGAATAAATGGCCGGAACCTGTGGAAGCATGCTCGGCGGCCGTCGTCGGTCCAAGAAGGCGATGAAGGGGGGTGAGGGGTCCTGCGGCATGCCCGGCGGTCGTCGCCGTCGTCGCCGCACGATGCGCGGTGGAATGGGCTACGGCTTTCAGGGCGCGCTCGATGGCGGGACGAGCGGCCCTGCGTGGGGGTCGTCCTGGGGCGGTGAGATTACCAAGAGCGGAGAGCCTATCTACGATACGGCCCAGCGCCCGCCGGTGACGGGTGGTCGTCGTCGCAAGTCCAAGAAGAGCAAGAAGGGCGGCAAGCGTCGTCGCACGATGCGCGGCGGGGCGACCTGGCAGTCGATTGCGCCGGTGGGCTACGGCTTTACGGGGGAGGGCTCGCGGGGACTGGCTGACGCAACTGGATACGCGTCCAAGGTGCCGCCCTCGTCTGGGGGAGCCAGCCAGAACCCGGACGGCGCATACCATGTCTAACCACGGCATCGGCATAGACATACGGAAGGTACTCGGGGTCATTCGTCACAATCTGCGGTCCACCTGTCGCCATCGTCGTCAGATACATGTGCTGCATCGAAAAGCGAAGCTCAGAGTACTCCAGCCATTCCATCCAAACGCGATAGGTTGAAATCGCCGCTGTGAGTAGCGACATACTGTCCCACGAATTCAAGCACAAAAATGTAAGACTAATCAACGGGCTGAGAATCATCTCGTTGATTCGTAACATTGTGTCTCCCATTGACCGGGGAGCGCAAACCTTTTTCAGTTGGAGATAGCGTTCTGCGACCTTAAAGGGGTCCATTCGCCTTAATTAGAAGTCCCTCGCCAGGAAATTCCTTCTCCTCAAACGAACCGAACTCAATGTAGACGAGATTGGTCTGGTCGGTGATTCGGATGAGGTGCTCCACCAGTGCAACCGTGATTCGATTGCCCGGAACCAGGAACCGAGCGAAGGTCTGCGTCAGGTCGATTTCCGTGTTCTTGTCTCCGACCCAAATCCACGGGCACTTCGCCGAGAGCAGATGCGGGGAGGAGTCCCAGGAGGTCGGGATGAGCTCGCCGCCGTAGCGGACAACGCACTTGCGGTTGTGTCCGAGACCCCACTCCTCAACGTAGATGGCTCCCTCGGGAACCTCGCTGAAGTACTCATCGAACTCCTCCTGGTGATTGATGAAGTAGCGGCGAGTCGGGCGAGGCTCAGGCGTCCAGAAGTACCAGTCCCAGAAGGTGTCCCACAGTCCGTGGGCTGCATCCCACGCCATCGTGGCATACCGAAGCGACTCAAATGCAATCAGACGGAGGACAGTGTTCATTCTTGCGGGTTTACTGCATTGGAGTCAGCCGGAAGGTCATCCGTTTTCGCGTCCTTGACCAAAAATGTCTCGTACAGAAGTCCATTCAGGACCTTCTCGTCAAAGCCCGTCCCGATGGAGATGGCCGTCGCGAGGACTGAAATGATGAAGGGCGAGGCCACGAGGAACCAAGAGACAACCGACAGCTCAACCCCGCAGAACATGTCGAGGACAAAGACGGCTGCAACTCCGAGGATGGCCTTCACGACGGCCGTCGCGAAGAGACCGAGTGCCGTATCCAACCCAAGCTGAAGGGCGAGGAAGATGGCGAAGAGAAGCGCTGGGGGACAAAGGCTTTCAATGACCTGCATTTGTATACTCAAGAGAGAAATGGAACTTGTCATGGAGCTTGCAGGGGTGGACCGGACGACGGCCGAGCGCGCCTTGGCCGACCATGGGACCGTGGAAGATGCCATTGCTGCACTTCTCGTCAAGCCGACGGTGTCGGGGGACCGCTATCTTCCCTCGCCGCCAACGATTGACCGCGGACTGACTCCCGAGCAGGAGGAGCGGTGTCGCAAGGGACGGTGGCTCCAAGACCAGGTTAACGCTGTATTCTCAGTCGCCCATTCACAAACCCGAAGCCCACTGGGCGAGTCGGCTCCTTCGGAAGTGCAGGCATCACCTCCCGACGCTGCGTCTCCTGCTTTGCCGGCTGCACCGCCCGCATCGCCGCAGGGTGCTCCCGAGAGAATGACTCTACCAACCCTGCAATCCGAGACGCTTCAGTGAAGAGGTCCATCGACTCAATGTGAGCCTTGGAAATCTCCGACCACTTGGCATACATCTCCTCGTCGTCCAGAAGCCCAATCGCAACCATCCATTCCTCGGGTGTATCGCGGTCACACTGGAAGGCGGCGTCTCCAATCCAGGACTGCATCCCCTCCATGGACCCTCCGGGATAGGGCGAGGTCTTCGCAGGCTTCGAATAGAGAACCGGGATGCCATTCACCATCGCCTCCACGGCAACACGTCCGAAGCTCTCGTAGTAACTGGGCACAAGAAGGATGCGCGTCCTCCGGAGAATCGTCCGGATGTCATCGCTGAAGAGCACCCACTCAATGTTCCCGCCCAGGGGAAGGGGCGTGGTCATATTTCCATAGTACGGGCGAACGCCCAGGAACTTGCGGTCCGGCATCCGGCGCGCAAGCTCAAGAAACTGATGGACGCCCTTGTTCTCGTTGGCATTGATGAGCGTAATGCAGTCTCCCTGGAAGGGCTCCGGGATGACAATCTGGTCGCGATGGAGGATGGGACGAATGGTCTCCGTGCGCGCAATCTGCGACGGCCACGGGCTGATGTTCCGGCGGTAGTTGGTCTCCATGATGCGGTTGATGAAGCAGAGCATCTCCGACCATCCGCGCCCTCCGTTGCCCGTAATCATCGTGTAATTGCCGTCATAGTGGCACGTCGCGACGATGGGGCGATTGTACCAGCGGGCGTTGAGCTTCCGAACGTCCGGGAGAACGGGTGCGTGGGGGCAAATCCAGATGTCCGAGGTCTCCAGAAAGGACGTGCCTGCGCTGAAGTGCATGTACCGGAAGCTGCGATAGGTTCCGCCATTGACCCCCGTGGCCGGAACCTTGAAGGTCAGAAAGACCACCTGATGGCCTCGGCGCTGGAGCTCTGTGCCCAAATCGATGTCGTGCAGAAACGCACCACAGAGGTCGGGCATTTTATTGGCGAAGAAAAGCACTTTCATTATGTGTTCATGGGAGTTCGTTCTGGCTCGGAAGGCGCATCTACACGGGGTCTTCGTCCACAACCACCGCGACAGGGAGGGGTCCGGTGTACACAGGGGCAGTCGGAAGCTTCTCGAGGGGTGGCTGTCGACCACACACGCGACTCGTATACCAGTAGAGTCCGTAGGGCGCCCAGAAGCAGGTCATGAAGATAATCCCCAGATTCTTCTCCGAGGTCGGAAGGAGCATGCCTCCTGCGAGAAGCAAGACCATTCCGGTCAGCATCGACATGCCCTCCATTAGGCTTCCTCGACACGCTGCGTCTGAACCAGTCGCGTCGGAGCCCCACCGCGCGTCCAGGCCTCAATCCAATTGTGGGGGTTGGAGTACTCGGACGACTTCAGGCTGATGAGGGGCTGGTAGAAGTTCGGGATGGCCTTGTCCATGATGGTCGACGCCTCCTTGCGATTGCGGGGAGGCTCGCTGAAGATGAGGCCGGTCTCATCCTCCACGACACCCGGGTCGCCGCCGCCCAGATTGGGCGTGGTCGCAAAGGGACGCGCCCAGAGCTGCTTGGGCCCCTTCTGCCGCCAGGCTCCCGGAGTGCCCCAGCGAAGGTCGGTGTTCTCATCAATTTTGCAACCACCCGCATTCCCGAATCCACCCCGGGCAATCATTCCGGGCTGGTCCGCCATCGCGGCGGCAGGGTTGAGGGTCGCTGAGCACCCCGCATCCGTGGAGTTCGTCTGACGGGTAAGCGCGGACTGGTTGCCGAAGTCCTTGCTCGCCGCATCGTATTCGTCCGACCGAATCCGGGTCGGAGCAAAGAAGTAGTCCAGGACGTTGGTCGTCATCTTGTCCTTCTGCGCGAAAGTTTCGGGGAAAACGGACGTTTCGAGGAGTTCAAGAGACGACGGTACTGACATGGAGCTCATTCTGCAACCGTGTGATTGGGTGGAGTATGACCACAAGGGCGCCTATCGCGTGGATGTCTTCGGGCGCTCCTCTGCCGGGAGGGTCGTGTGCCTCCAAGTGACGGGCTTCAAGCCCTACTTCTACGTGGGCGGGGAGACGCAGCCTCCGACCGCTCCCGTCTACCAGAAGGCGAACAAGACGCTCACCTACAAGGGAGGCCCAAAGATGGGACAGGAGGACTACGGCTTCCTCGTCTACCCCAACCTCATCGCCGAGAACAAGCCTCCGACCTTCGTCCGGAACACCAAGTTTGACGTCTTCGCGGGGTTCTCCGAGCTGACACAGACACAGGTCTGGCGAGCCACCTGCCCGAGTCTCGCGACCTTCCAAGCTGCAAAGTCCGTCTGGTCCAACCGTCAGCTCTACGAGTCGAACCTGCCTCCGTTCCTCCGTCTCTTCCACGAGCGGCATCTGGGTCCCGCCTCTCCGCTTCGGTGCGAGGCCGCAACCCTTCTGGACGAGGGCCCGACAACCCGCGACGGAGACCCGGTGTACGCAGTGGACGAGGTCTGGACGGTCGACTACCGCGATATCGTCCCGCACGAGACCACCATTCCCCTTCTCGTCGGGTGCTATGACTTGGAGATGTACTCGGAGTCCGGCAAGTTCCCCCAGGCCGAGCGTGGAGACCCTATCATCCAGATTGGCATCTCCTATCGCTGGTCCACGAATCTCCTGAAGCCCTCGCGCCGCGTGGTCTTCGTGCTCGGGTCCGTCGATGCGCCCGAGGAGGACGACGTGGAGTACATCTCGTGTGCAACCGAGCGGGAGCTCCTCCAGGAGTTTGTCGACGAGGTCACCGACGTCAATCCGGATGTCCTCTGCGGCTACAACACCTTCGGCTTTGATGATGCCTATCTGGAGGCGCGTGCGGCGAGACTGAACGTGCCGTTTGACCTCTCTCGCAAGGTCGCGGACTTTGGACAGAAGGCCTTTGAGACCAAGAAGTTCGAGCTGGCGTCGGGCAAGTATGACCTCCGGTTCATGACGCTGCGCGGGCGGTTGGGACTGGACCTGCTCCTGAACATGCGCCGTGAGCACAGCCTGGACAGCTTCAAGCTGGACAACGTCGCCTCGGTGTTCCTGCGCGACAAGGTCCTGGGCGTAGAGGGCCCCGTCATTCGGACGAAGAGCACCCGTGGACTTCACGTGGGAAACTACGTCCGGTTTGACGTGGTCGGGAACACGACGGACCCCTATCGGGAAGGCGAGAAGTATGTGGTCATGGAGGTGTCTCCCAAGTCCTTCCGGCTGGAGGCTCCCGGTGACCTCTTCACGGACCTGACGGAGAAGGAGCGGACGTCGCTGGAGTGGACGTTCTCGAAGGATGACGTGGAGCCCCACGACCTCTTCCGGATGCACAAGGGAACGCCGGCCGACCGTGCGACCATCGCCAAGTACTGTTTGCAGGATTGCGACCTCGTCCTCACGCTGATGGCGAAGCTCGACACGCTGGTCAACGCCCGCGGAATGGCCGATGTGTGCAAGGTGCCGATGGACTATGTGCTCCGCCGTGGACAGGGCATCAAAATCTTCAGCGCGGTTCTGTACTACGCCTCGCAGCGCGACCAGATTCTCCGGGTCCAGGAGAACCTGGAGGGAGACACGGGCTACGAGGGCGCCATCGTCCTGCCGCCCAAGATTGGCATGTACCTCGACCAACCGGTCTCGGTGCTGGATTTCAACAGTCTCTATCCGTCGAACATGATTGCCTACAACCTCAGTCCTGACACACTGGTGTCCATGCGGGTCTACAACGAGGAGGGACAGCTCATCGGGTCCGAGGGCTACGCGAAGAAGGACTTCGCCCGTCTGGAGGAGGCGGGCTACATCTTGGATGAGATTGAGTACGACACGTCCGCTGGCAAGACGGTCTGCACCTACATCCAGACCAACAGTCGCGAGCCGATGACCGAGGGCATCCTCCCCAAGACCCTCGACATCCTGCTGAAGAAGCGAAAGGAGTTCAAAACGAAGATGGAGGATGAAACATATGATGAAGCTCAGCGCTCTGTCTTCAATGGTCTCCAGCTGGCGTACAAGGTGGTCGCGAACTCCGTCTACGGTCAAACCGGCTCCCGAACCAGTCCCATCCGAAAGCTCTGCGTCGCCGCCTGCACCACAGCCGCCGGACGAAAGGCCCTCTTCACGGCCAAGCGAATTGCGGAGACGGAGTACGGAGCCGAGGTCGTCTACGGGGATACAGATTCCATCTTCATCAAGTTCCCCACCCAGGACCTTGCAGAGTCAATCCGTCTTGGCATTGATGCGGGCAAACGGATTACCGCCAGCATCAACCGGACTCCGTATAAAATTGCCTACGAGAAGACCTTCTATCCGTTCATCCTCTTCTGTCGGAAGCGCTACGTCGGAATGATGTACGAGGAGGACCCGACCATCAAGCCCAAGCGCAAGAGCATGGGGATTGTGCTGAAGCGGCGGGACAATGCGCCGATTGTGAAGGACGTCTTCGGGGGCGCCCTCGATGTCCTGATGCAGGAGCGGAACATCAAGAAGGCCCAGGCGTTCGTCACCGACATGCTGATGAAGGTGCTGGAGAACAAGGTTCCGCTGGAGAAGTTCATCGTCACGAAGGCGCTGCGGGATGACTACAAGAACCCGGACCAGATTGCCCACAGGGTTCTAGCCGACCGCATGGCCGTCCGGGACCCCGGGACAGCTCCCAAGGTGGGTGACCGCATCGCGTACGTCTACGTGGCGGAGAACAAGAGCGCGACGAAGCAGGGCGACAAGATTGAGGAGATTGGCTATGCGCGGAAGAAGGGCCTGCATCCGGACACGCAGTTCTACATCACGAACCAAATCCAGAACCCGGTCGCCCAGCTGTTCGCCCTATGTCTTGAGCAGATGGAGGGCTATGCGTCCCCGTCGGTCTCCTACGCGAGTCTGATGAAGGACATGCTGGCGAAGTACAAGGACAACGAGGAGGAAGCAACCCTCGCGGTTCTCGAGAAGAAGGAGCGCCAACTGGAGTCTCTGCTGTTCCTTGGAAGCCCTCCGCTGCAGAAACTCCTCCGCAAGAACCGCTCTGGACCGCTGGACGCGTTCTTCGCGAAGAAAGTCTGAGCGAACTAAAAATGGCGATGCTCGCGATTCCACTCGCGAAGAAAGCACTTGCGGTCGCCTGTGAGCAGGGGACGAAGCAGCTAGGAGCCTTCGTCAAGGAGACAGTTCGGACCCACCAGGCCAACATTTGCTCGCCTGAGTTTCCGTCGATGCTCACGTCGACGATGCTCGAGCAGATGAAAGCCAGCCGCATCTTCCCGGGGAAGGTTCGGGAATATCTGGAGGCCCACCCCGATGTCTTGACCTCCTTTTCAACTGAGCTTATCGCCCAGCCCGAGTTCAAGGACGCCTGTGCCACTCAACACTTGGAGCGGATTGATTCCATCATTGACGCCAAGCTCGGAGCCCTCAAGTCCAAGCTCATGATCTGCTCGTTGGGCGGTCGTCGCAAGACTCGCAAGTCCAAGACGGCGCGCAAGACCCGGCGTCGGTCCCGGAACATTCCTCGAAGGATGGCGTAAATTCTAGAGGGTAGACAAATGACTGACCCTGCACGCGATATCCCGCATTTCCCTGGCCAATTCTGGATGTGGCCTGAACGTCCACTGAATACGTCCGAATACGAGAGACTGAGGCAAGGTGCTCCCGCTCGCTCAGAGTATGGAAAAGGGCTCGCCCAGGCGAAAGCAGCTACACCTCTTCCCATTCGTTCGTACGAAGAGCGCGTTGCTGAGCTTGATAAGCATGAACTCCAAGCAAAGATACACCGTAACACTCAGGCACTTACTAACATTCACAAAGCCCGGGAACAGCTCAAGAAAGAGTTTGGAAGGTCCGGTGGCAAGAAGTCTCGCAAGACTCGCAAGTCCAAGACGGCGCGCAAGACTCGGCGTCGTCGCGCTTAGAGACAATCTCTCTAGAAACCCTAATGGAGGACGAACGAGATGTTCTAGACATTCTAGCCCAGATGTATGAAGCCGAGCGCCAGTTCTATGGCGTGGTTCGCTTTTTAGATGGACAGCATCGCACCCACGTCGTGGCCGCCCATCAGCGGAACACCTCGCTTGCCCTGACGCTTCTTCGCGAATACATGCGGTCGAGCCCCGTCACGAATATGACGCTGACCATTCCCATTCCCACGGCGGCGTTTGATGCCTCGGGGAACTTTTTTGACCCTGTTCCCGTGATTCCCACAGGAGAGCAGATTCGGGCCGCCACCGAGGCGCATGTGAACGTTCCGGACCAGACCTGCGCCATCTGCCAGGAGCCCGTCGAGTGTGCCACGCGGATTCGGGCCTGTGGGCATTGCTTCCACTCCTCGTGTATCGGGCAGTGGTTCACAATGAACCCGCGCTGCCCAGTGTGTCGTCATGACATTCGCAGCTTACAGGCGACGCCCCGTAGTCAGAGTAATGTCCCCCAAAGTAGTCGCATGTACTCCGACGAAGAATAGGCGATGGGCGTTTGAGTTCTCCAATGGGTGTCTCCTCTCCCAAACCCTGAAGCCCGACCTCTGGATTATCGTCGACAACAGCACACGTCCGGCGGATGACTGGTCCATTGCACGGGACCTCTCGTATGTCCACTATCATCGCATCTTTGAGGAGAAGCCGATTGGCTGGCTTCGCAATCGTTGCCTAGAGCTCGCGCTGGAGCACGGCGCAGACTACATCGTCTTCTGGGACGACGATGACTACTATCCACCGACACGCATTTCCTCGGGCGTCCGGGCGCTCGAAGCGGACCCGACGCTAGACATGACAGGCTCCTCGCTAATGTACCTCCTTCTGACCCGTGAGAACGTCCTGATGACAACGGGACCCTTCCACGACCTGCACGCGACAGCTGCGACGCATACGATTCGCCGCCGATATGCTGAGACCCATCGGTTTGACCCTGAGAAGGCCCGAGGAGAAGAGGTGACCTTTACGAAGGGATGGACGGCGAAGCTCAAGCAGATTCCTGCAGAGGATACGATTGTTGTGATGGGACACAGTCGCAACACGGTCGACAAGTCCCAGCTTCTGCTTCGGCCGCAGATGTTCAATGCGAAGGTTGTGAATGACATCAACGGGAAGATGGCGTTCCGGTCGCGTTGGCCAATCGAATGGGGTCTTTGGAGACGTACGTTTGTTGACGAAGCACCAGCATCGCTTCCGGACTGCATTCCGTGGGGTGCGGAACCGCCGGAAGTGCATCCGACGGCCCGTACTGAAGGAACTGCAACATCCTCCGAACATCGTGCTTGAACTGTTTCGCAAGCGCATGGACATCCTGGTCGGGAAAGAGAGGACCAAGGTCTGCTGGCTTGGGCGGATAACAGCGCACAAGCTCTATCGTCTCCTTCCCCTTGAAGATGCGCGGAATCTCATTGCAGGTCATGAGAATCGGAATCCGTCGCCGAGGACTTTCCATCCACTCCGCCAGCTTGCGCTGGGCGTGGGGGTCTGAGCCATCGACTTCATCCAACACCAAACAGAGAGGCCTCACGTCACCTCGAAGGAGGGCCGTGATGCTTCGTGTATGCGTACAGGACTGCGCAAGCGTCTCAATGTCCGCGAAACTCCGCAGAGACTGAGAGGCATTCAGCTCGAGCGGTTCAAACTCGGCCGACACTGCACTGGCGAGGGCCAGCGTCGTCTTCCCAATTCCAGGCGGGCCATGGAGAAGGAGGACCTTGGAATAGGGCGGACTCCGGAGATACGTCAGGACGCGTGTCTTCACATCGGCATGTCCGACGACTCCCTCCACCCGGTCTGGGCGGCGAGTTTCACTCCACATGCGAGTGTCTCGTCGTCATCCCGAAAATGAGTTCTGCCCAGAAGACAATGGACGCCCCGCGGCACGTGCTCCAAACCTATTTTGAGACCACGGACTTCCCGCTCATTCAGCATCACCTCGACTCGTACAATGCACTGCTCGACGTTGACATCCCAACGTTCTTGCGGGTTTCCAATCCGATGGTCCGTGAGGTCCCTGACCGTGTCGCAGGACCCGATGCACGTCGTCAGATTCGCGTGTACCTCGGAGGCAAGGACGGTACCAAGCTCCGGTATACCCCTCCAACGGAGCGAGACGGAACGCCGATTCTCCCGCACGCCTGCCGTCTGGACAGCCGAACCTACGCACTGACCCTCCGGGGCGATGTTGACGTGGAATACGAGTTCAACGACAAGACGACGGAACTGCGAACCTTCCCGAACCTTGAGCTTGGAACGATTCCCCTCATGCTGCGAAGCAAGTACTGCTATCTGAATACAGTGGAGCCGTCTGCAGCCGGAGAGTGCATCTACGAGCTGGGGGGCTATTTCATTATCGGAGGAACTGAGCGTGTCCTTGTGACGCAGGAGGTCCTGGGCAACAACATGCTCTACGTGGGTGTTCGCCAGCGGAAGGCCCCCAAGGGAGCCACAAAGGCCCTCGTGGAGAAGGATGAACCCATTACGTTCTTGAAGGATGAGCGGACCATGGAAAAGGACCTGGAGGTGGAAGACGTCACCGAGACGTACGTGGGGCTCAAGTCGATGTCCGACGATGGAGCACGCGGTCCCTATTCACATTTCCTCGTCCTACCGGCGGCAACTCTCCTTCCGACGTCCCTGGAGGACATGCGGGGGGACCTTGGCCGGGACCGTCGGCTTGCGCTTGTTCAGCTTCCGGGATTCAGTGACCCGGTTCCCCTCCTGTCTGTGTTCCGGGCGCTTGGATGCGCCTCCGACCGCGACCTCTACGAGACGGTGCTTGCAGGGGTGTCGGACCCGGACCGGCTTCTCTACGATGATGTGGTCTATCAGCTCATCCTCTCCCACGAGCGGTTCCTCGCCAAGGAGAAGGAACGGGCCGAGGGCTCTGGGAAGCCGCTGCCGATTCCCGACCTGGACATCCTCGCGATGTACACGCGGACCAAGTCGCGCGCCGAAGTCGTTCAGGTGCTCCATGAGTCCATCTTCTCGCACATCGAGGACAGCTCGGGCGATACCGGCGTGCTGTTCCGTCGCAAGGCCTATGCCCTCGGAGAGATGCTCCGGATGGCGCTGGATGTCGAGATTGGACGTCGCAAGCCGTCGGACCGCGACAATATGCAGTTCAAGCGGTTCAAGACCTCTGGCGTTCTCTGCTTCGAGGAGTTCAAGCGCGCGTACACGGAGATGCGGGATGATATGCTCCTGGCAATGGACCGTCGGGTTCAGTACGAGGCGAAGACGTACACGGACAAGAACCTTGCGCTCCTCCTCGTTCCGGAGACCATTCAGAAGTACTGGCGCTCCTGGAAATTGCTCGCCTCCTTTGAGAACTCCTTCAAGGGGGCCTGGGGTGGGAAACTGGGCGTGGGAGACATTCTTGCCCGCCCAAGCTATCTTGCCGCGATTCACCATCTGCGGTTGAGCATTCTCCAGATTGACCGGACGATTAGCACGGCGCCTCCTCGTCGGTTGATTGCGTCGCAGTTTGGCATCATCTGTCCGATTGACTCTCCGGACGGCTCTGACATCGGGTACAAGAAGGCTCTCACCGTGCTTGCTCGCATTTCCACGGCGGTCCCGACGGCGACAGTTCGGGCAGCGCTTGTGGCGACAGGTCTCTTCCGGGCGACCGAGGACATTCACCCCTCCACCTGGAGACCCGAGTGGACGCCTGTGCGGCTCAACTCCCAGCTTATCGGGGTCTGCATCGGGAACACAGAGGAGTTCCATCGCAAGCTGCTGGCCGCCCGTCGGTCTGGACAGCTCGCCGAGTCGGTGTCGCTCTCGTGGATGCGCATCAACAACGCCTACACACTCTATTGCGATGCAGGGCGGCCCATTCGCCCTGTCTATCGGGAGGGCGTGACCCGTGAGAAGGTCCTGGCTGCGAAGACCTGGGCGGAGATGAACCAGCTCCTGGACTTCATCGATGCCTCCGAGTCGGACTCGCTCCTCCTGTCCATGGAGCCGTTCCACCCCGAGCAGCGCTCGGAGATTCACATGACCATGAACTACTCGGTCGCCGCAAACCTCGTCCCGTTTTCCGACCACAACCCAAGCTCACGCTCTGTCTTCAGCATTGCGCAGCAGAAGCAGGCTGCGTCCTGGTATCACACGAACTACCAGAAGCGCTTTGACACCATCGCGATGATGGCCGTCTGTCCGCAGAAGCCGCTGGCACAGACCTGGATGTACAGTCAGATGATGGGTCGGGGTGGCTGCATGCCCTATGGTGAGAATGCCATCGTCGCGATTACGATGTACGGAGGGCAGAACCAGGAGGACTCTGTGACGCTCAATGCAGCCTCGCTTGCACGGGGGATGTATCGGACGATGTACTGGCACAGCTACAAGCTGGAGGAGGACATCCTGGACCCCGTCTCCAAGACAAAGACAGAGTTCAGCAACCCGCTTCGCAATGAGACCATCAAGCGCAAGCCGGGAATGGACTACGAGCAACTGGATGCCAACGGGATTGTCCGGGTCGGAACGCTCGTCAAGGAGAACACCATCCTGGTGGGACACCTCTCCCCGAAGACCTCTCCGACGGGACAGGTGACGGGCTATCGTGATATCTCCATGGAGACCAAGCGGGGACAGCATGGGCGCGTGGACGCGGTCTATACCTATGCCACGTCGGACGGACGGCGTGGCGTGAAGATTCGCATTCTGGAAGAGCGGTTCCCGATTCTCGGCGACAAGATGGCCTCGCGTCACTCCCAGAAGGGCACTGTGGGACAAGTTCTCGACGAAGCGGACATGCCGTTCACAGCAAGTGGGCTTCGTCCGGACCTCATCTTCAACCCGCATGGCATTCCGACCCGCATGACCATGGGGCAGTTCTTGGAGATGGCGTCGAATAAGTTGGGGGTTCATCTGGGAGCCTACACCGATGCGACGCCGTTTACGACGACAAATCGGGTGGGGGAACTGCGGGCTGCGCTTCTCGCGACGGGGTTCGAGTCGTACGGGCATGAGAAGCTTTACAATGGAATGACGGGCGAGATGATGGAAGCCGATATCTTTCTCGGTCCCATCTACTATCAGCGCCTCAAGCACATGGTCGCGGACAAAGTGAACTACCGCACCACAGGTCCGAAGAAGCTCCTGACCCGCCAGCCGACCCAAGGCCGTGGCGATGAGGGCGGTCTGCGCATTGGCGAGATGGAGCGAGATGCGCTGCTGGCCCATGGCATGTCCAAGTTTCTCACGGAGTCTCTGATGGAGCGGTCCGATAAGGCAACCGTTCAGTTTGACGTGGAAACGGGGAAGGTCGACACCTCTCGCGATAGACTGGACATGCCCTATTCCATGGCGCTGTTCACGCAGGAGTTGGAGTCGATGCACGTATCAGTCCAGTTAGTTTCAGCATCTGCGCCATCGATGACGCAAGTGAATATCCCGCAAACATCAGCAGCGCTGACACAACGGACGGACTCAGCCGAGGAATCACCCGCACAGCCGTAAGCAGAACGACCGCTCCCCAGAGCCGTGAGACTCCCTTGAGCCAGCTCGTCTCCTCCGGAAAGGCCTTGGGTTCAAACAGCGCAAGCCCCAGAAGTCCCACGATGACCGCCCAATCCGTAGACCCAAGCGAGGGTCGCGTTGGCCAACTCAATGCCAACAGAACTGGAGACAAGACCGCGTAGGAAACCACGTGCGGTCTTGAGTATTCCTGTAGGCTAGACAGGGCACAGAGCCCATTGAAGAGTGCGAAGACCAGACACAGCCCGAAATCGTTCGCAAGCACAACTGCAGAGAGTGCGCTCTGAAGCGTACGAAGCGCAGTGACACCATACTCGTCTGTCAGAATCTGCTCATCGTCCACGAAATCATCGTAGACCTTGAAGAGGACGCCGACCAGGAAGGCGAGGGCCATTGTACCTCACGCAGAGTTCTTGCTGATAACCAGAACGTTCTTGAGCTCCGTGAAGAAGAACGGGGAGTCTCCGACGATTCCAGGAATCTGGCTGCGGAAGTCTGTAGGGATTCGGCTCCACACCGTGATGTCCTCGATGATATAGAACCCCCCAGGGCGGACGCGGCTCCAGAGATTCCGAAGGGTCTGCATCTGCGTCTCATCCCAGTGAAGCCCATCGTCGACAATCACATCGAACGTCCGGTCACCAAGAACGGCATCGAGCTGGTCCTTCTTGGACGAATCGGCGAGGTACGTCGTAATCCGGTCCTCTGTGAACTGTGTATCGGGCTGAATGTCTACGCCGACAATCTGACCCGTCGGGAAGTAGTCGCGCCACGCCCGAAGCGAGCCTCCCGGCGCATACCCAGGAAGCGAATATCCGACCATCGAGGACGGAACGCCTGGAATCAGGGTTCCAATCCCAATCTCAAGAATCGCGATGTCGCGCGACCGAAGATGCTTCAGGAGAGAATGATAGACGGGGGTGTATCCATTCCTGTCCTTATCGCTGCCATACCGCGCAAAGAGCTGACCGAGTTCGCACATACTAGACCCTGTGTCTGAACGTATAACCTCTTTTTCTCGCCTGTTTACAGGTAACTCGCAATGTCTAGGGTAAGTAGCATGTCTGACCATCTTTACGTCACAACTCGCAGTGGCCGCAAGGAGCCGGTGAGCTTCGACAAGATTCTCAAGCGCATCCAGGGACTCGCCGATGGACTCGACCATGTGAACCCCGACCTCGTGGCCCAGAAGGTGTGCTCGCAGCTTGCCGACGGGATTGAGACCTCCAAGCTGGATGAGTTTGCCGCTGAGACGTGTGCGATGATGCAGGCCCGCAACCACCCCAACTACGGCAAGCTTGCGGCACGCCTTGTGATTGACAACCACCAGAAGAACACACCTGCCACGTTCGTGGAGACGATGGAGAGGCTGGCGGCGGAGGGAATTGTCTCTGCGGAGGTTCTGGCGAACGCCAGAGCTCTCCCCGTGGAGGGCTGGATTGACTATTCGTGGGACTTCAACTTCGACTACTTCGGCTTCAAGACGCTTCTCAATGGCTACCTGCTGCGGACCAAGGCCGGCAAGGTTCTCGAGCGCCCCCAGCACCTGTGGATGCGTGTCGCGATTCAGCTGCACGGAACCGATGCTGCGAGGATTCGCGAGACCTACAATGCGCTGTCCCAGGGCTACTTCATCCACGCAACGCCCACGCTCTTCAATGCAGGCACGAATCACCCGCAGCTCAGCTCGTGCTTCCTCGTCCAGATGGAGTCCGACAGCATCCAGGGCATCTACAACACCCTCGGGGAGTGCGCCCAGATTTCCAAGTGGGCGGGAGGCATCGGTCTCTCCATCCACAACATCCGCGCCCGGGATAGCCACATCCAGGGCACCAACGGCAAGTCGACGGGCATCGTTCCGATGCTCAAGGTCTTCAATGACACGGCCAAGTACGTGAACCAGGGCGGCAAGCGCAATGGGTCCTTCGCCATCTATATGGAGCCCTGGCATGCAGACATTGAGGACTTCCTGCGACTGAAGCTGAATACGGGCGCAGAGGAGGACCGTGCACGCGACCTCTTCTATGGGCTCTGGATTCCGGACCTCTTCATGAAGCGTGTCGAGGAGGACAAGTCCTGGTCCCTGATGTGCCCCAACGAGTGCCCGGGGCTTGCCGACTGCTGGGGCGAGGAGTTTGAGGCGCTGTATACCAAGTACGAGTCCGAGGGCAAGGCACGTCGCCAGGTCCCCGCGAAGAAGCTCTGGCAGTTCATCCTCGACGCACAGATTCAAACGGGAACCCCGTATCTGTGTTATAAGGATGCCGCCAACCGGAAGAGCAACCAGCAGAACCTCGGTACCATCAAGTCCAGCAACCTCTGCACCGAAATCTTTGAGTATACGAGCCCGGATGAGACGGCTGTCTGCAACCTGGGCTCGCTGGCTCTGCCTCGGTTCATCAAGGACGGCGCGTTCGACTTCGCCGCGCTCCGTGCGTATACCGCCATCCTTACGCGCAACCTCAACAAGGTGATTGACATGAACTTCTACCCCACGGAGAAGTGCAAGCGGTCCAACCTTCGCCACCGCCCCATCGGCATTGGCGTGCAGGGACTCGCGGATGTCTTCGCCCAGCTTCGTCTTCCCTGGTCCTCGCAGACCGCGACCAAGCTCAATCGCGAGCTCTTTGAGAACATCTACTACGCTGCAGTGCGCGAGAGTGTGGACTGTGCGCGTGAGGCTGGAGGGGCGGGAGACGGGGAGGGCGAGTGGCACGGGATTCCCATTGAGACCCCTCGCCGTGGAGCGTATTCCAGCTTCGAGGGCTCGCCGGCCGCCGCGGGACAGCTTCAGTTCGACCTCTGGGAGCAGCAGCCTCGCGAGACTCCCTACCTCGACTGGGCGGGCCTGAAGGAGATGGTCGCCCGGTATGGGATGCGCAACTCCCTCCTCCTCGCCCCGATGCCGACCGCCAGCACCTCGCAGATTCTCGGCAACAACGAGTGCATCGAGCCCTTCACGAGCAACATGTACAGCCGCCGCGTCCTCGCCGGGGAGTTCGTCGTCATCAACAAGTATCTCGTCGATGACCTCGTCGCGCGGAACATGTGGACCGCCGACATTCGGGCTCAGATTATTGCGAACAATGGGTCCATTCAGAGTATCCTCGAGTTGCCGTCTGAACTGCGTGAGCTGTATCGGACCGCCTGGGAGATTCCCATGAAGACACTCATTACCCTTGCCGCCGACCGGGCCCCCTTCATCTGCCAGAGCCAGTCGCTGAATCTGTTCGTCGCCGAGCCCTCCTATTCCAAGCTGTCCTCCATGCACCTGTTCGCCTGGAAGCAGGGGCTCAAGACGGGCTGCTATTATCTTCGCACCAAGTCGGTCGCCAAGGCCCAGCAATTCACAGTGGAACCTCCCGCCTGCACCACCTGCTCCGCGTAAAATTCTGTGGGGCTTAGAACAAACAAATGTCTACCCCTGCTCCTCCTTCGTCTGTTATGGTTCCCTCCTCTGGCGGCCAGCCCGTCCCCGGCGCCGCCGCTGCCGCGACCCCGATGAAGGGTGGCATGATGCTCTCCCCCCTCCCCCTCGGCGGTGGCAAGCGCCGCAAGACCCGCAAGCTCTCCAAGAAGGTGCTCAAGATGCTCAAGAAGATGAGCCCCGCGGCCCTCAAGGCGGCCATGAAGGGTGGTGAGGACGCCGCCGTCGTTGCGGCTGAGACCCCTGCCGCCACTGAGGGTGCGCGCCGCCGCCGCAAGTCCCGCAAGACTCGCCGCTCCGGTCTTCTCTATTAAGCAATCGCTTGCCCAATCTCGGACACAAGCGTAAACAGCTCGTCGACAAACCCGTAATGGCAGCCATTCGGGTCGCCAGCCGGAGCCTTTCGGTCTGACGTGGTGGACTTGTGCGTCAGACTCACAATCACATCCTGGGGAGACATCTCCCGACACCTTTGCTCGCGACCGCGAACGAAGGCGTTTCCTTCTGCAATCTGCACCTCGGCAAACTTCCGCTCCTCCCAGAAAGCGCGCGTGAAGCACAGCGTCGCCTCCGACACCCGCTCACTCATCGGCAGCGTCATCGGCGGGACATTCATGAACGACTTGGTCTCGTGGATATCGTAGCATGGGATGGTCGTGCAGAAGCCACAGTCCTTGGCCGGCTGAGCCAGCATGCTCGCCACACGCGAGACCACACTGTTGTTGGGATAGACATCATCATCGTCCAGCATCACGAGGACATCATGCTTGGCCCGCTCGACAGCGAGGTTGCGCTTCTCACCGATGGTCATGGGACGCTCACAGAGCACATAGGTCACGTTCGGAAGGTCGCTGACGAGGTCCTTGATTTGGTCTGTCCCGTCGTCGACGATGACCCACTCCAGCTTGTCCTCGGGGTAGGCCTGAGCGAGGAAGCAGTACTTCGCCAGAGGGATGAATGCGCGGCGGTCCTTGGTGATGGTCACCACCGACACGGCAGGAAGCGTGTCCTCCTTCGGCAGGCGGTCCTCCAGCGAATAGGTGGGCAGGTCGCGGAAGAGGTTCGTCAGGGTCTCCGTCATGCGCGCCACGAAGGAGGCATGGCGTCCCTCGTACTCCGACCGGACGAGAGCCGTCTTGGTGCGCTTCCAGCTGAACTGCGAGGAGACATAGACGAGCAGCGCATCGCGAATGGACTCGAGGTCCACATCCTCCAGCACGCCAAGGCAGTTCGGATTCGGCGTCGTCTTGTGGGTGGACGTCCAGAGAACATCGTCCGCCAGCTCGCGGAAGGCCTCAATGGGGTTCAGAAGAAGGAGACAGCCCGCCGACATCGCTTCATTGACGGCGTGTCCAAAGCCCTCAGCCGCCGAGAGGCAGATGCAGAGACCGCACTCATGGAGGAGGGCATCATACTCGGCCTCCGAGAGCGTCTCGTGGAGCTTGACCTTCGGCTGGAACTCCTCGGGAATCGGCGGAAGCTGAATGGCCTGAGGGTCATAGACAATGTTCAGCTCGGGGAGGGCTGCATAGAGGTTCGGGTCACTCCGCTTGATGGCCATGTAGGTCTGAATGATGGGGCGTGGGTTGCGCCAGATGTTCTTGCCCACTGGGACAATCGCCTTCCAGTAGTTCTTCTTGTCGGGCAGCACCTTGTCGATGGACGTCCAGCCCACATAGCGAATCCGCTCCGGGTCCACCCACTGGGCGAAGAGCTTCTCGGCTTCCCGGGTCTTCACCCAAATCTCATCCACCATCTTGGCGTAGGGTTCCCAGCTCTTGTAGGTCCACTCGGGGTTCGGGACCCAGATATTCTTGCCTGCACAGGCCAGGAGGCTCGGGTTGAAGACCTCAACGAAGAGGTTGACCTCTGCCTGGGGGCACTGTGGATAGTAATGAGGGACATGGCGAATCTGCGCCGTGTCTCCCAGAACGTGAGCGACCAGACCATGGAGAATCCGGACGTCATGGGACACTCCGGTCCCGGTACGATGGTTGCCAATCAGGTTAATCCGCATTTGTCTCTGTGAGGGTCCGATGTCTAAATCTTAAGAGTTGAGACGCGCCGTGTCAGTCTGGTTTTGGGCGCACTCTGGGGAGTCCGGTAGCGTCCCCGGTGGAATCGCTTCCACGAGGCCTTGTCTCGGGGTGCGCATCGAGTCAGGCTGAGGAACCGGTCATAGAACCATTCCTGGGGCCCGACCGCTGGAAGGAGTCCAGGTTTGGCGTCTGACGCTGGATAGGTCTTCGTGAGCAGGGCGCAGAGCTCCTGCATCTTGGCACTTCCATATCCGTACAGAGGGTCCGTGGGGTCGGCACAGTAGGCACGGTCGTCGAGGCGAAGTCCGGTGCCATCCCATGCGAGCGCACTGACCGGACGCCAGGACTCCCACGCCGGCTCCCAGAGGAACCAGACCGTCTTCACTTGAAGGAGGACCGTGTCTCCGACCTTGACGAGACTCATTGTTGTTCAGTGCGGATTTGGGTTAGAAGAACGAACGCAGTTCTCCGGGCGCAGAGCCATACTTCTTCACGTTCATGGGGTTCGCGATGGGGGCCGGGAAGTCCATGATGTCCTTGCGGTAATAGCGGTACGCCTCCACCTCCACGGAGATACGGTTCGCGCAGAAGTTGACCACGCGGGTGTTCAGCTCCGCGAGTTCCTCTGCAATGCGAGACGGGTTGTTCTGCGCGTACTGCAGGTAGTACGAGCGCATGACCATGAGGAGGTCCGAGTCGCTCTGGCGGTCAATGCTCGCGTTCACCATCTGCTGGACCGTGGACTGAATCTGGCCCTGCACCGTATCGATGTTCCCCTGGCTAAAGAACAGCTTGTTCAGGGGCGTATCCGAGTGGCGGTACTGAATCTGCTCCGACACGTTGGTCGGGGTGAGGTAGGGCTCTGCCGCAAACAGCACAGACGGCGGAACGCTCAGGGTTTCTTCCTTTCCAGACAGCGGAAGACGTCCCGTGTGCTTGGGGGCATCGGGAATGGCGGACGCCGTGTAAAACGTCGCAAGGTCAGGAACTTCGTAGTTCGCAATGCGAGACATTTACTCCTTCACACGACGATTTTCCCCCCGATGGACCCCGTATCCGGTTCTTGGGTTTCCAACTCGAGCGTGTACACGGGCTGAAGGCTCGTGTTGAGGAAGGGAAGGTTGGACCCCACGTAGAGGTTCGGCTCCAGCACGTTGTTTGTCACCGGGTCAATCGCGCCTGGGTAGCTCGTGGAGGCATCTCCAAGGGGTGTAATGGTGACGAAGTTCGGAATCAGGAATCCATTGTACGACGACACGTAGGGAGCTGTACGGGCCGCTCCCGAGACATCTTCACGCGGAACGTAGATGCCGTTCTCGTCCGGAACGTAATCGAGAAGCTGGAGGACGGGGAAGGTTGCATTCAACAGCGAATTGATGAAGGACGTTTTGTCTACGGATTGGTTGTTCAGGATGGGGGACTTCAGAATCTCCGCAATCGTGTTCGAATAGAGCGTAATGCGGTCGCCGACACGGAGGTCATTGCTGCTGAAGTATTGAAACGACCCCGTGAAGCACTTCAGATAGACCTGATTGCTCGTCGCCTGAATCAGACTGAGCGTGAGCGAGTCGTTTTGCGCAAAGTTCGTTCCAATCGGGTCCGTGATGGTGACGGCAATCCGCTGGAAGTTCGTAATCGGACTCTGGAGGTAGAGGGCCTCATGGTTCCAGGGCTCGTAGTCATACTGCTGCACACCGATGCCCGTCTCGAAGTTCGTCTGTTGACGGGCTTTCTGCGTCATGACAGAGAAGGCCCGACGCATCGGCTCATTGCCTCCGACGTACTGTCCGAAGTACTCGTTGAGGTAGAAGAGCAGATAGGAATACGTGCCAAAGCTGGAATACGGCTTGCCGGTGATGTTGGCCTGAATGAACTGCGACGTGGAGGCATCCGTCGGATTCGTCCCCGGGTCAATCGGAATGCTAAAAAACTGGCGCTGGGGAAGCACGGCGCGAACCAGGCGAATGGCCGACACGTTTGACGGCGTGAACACACTTCCGAACCCCGACCCCGAGGGCTGAATGATGTAGCCCGTATCGTACGCAATGAAGTTACCCCGCGTGAGACTGGAGTTGTAGGGAGGATAGCGAATGTTGGAGGGTTCAGCGGTCAGTGTCCATCCCCCCGAATTGGGGAGGCCGGGAATCGGTTGGGGGAGGAGCTGCTGCTCCACGGCAAACGTTGGCACAAAGGAATTGTTCTCGTAGACGGGAGGACTCGTCGCGGTTGTCGACTGACTGCCGAAGGTATACACGAGATTCGTGTACGGATTGGGCTGCTTGAGCCAGTCACGTTGCGAGGCGTCCATGATGACATAGCGCTTCACAGTCTTCGTCTTGGGCGTCTCCTGGACGATGTCCGGGTCCGACCGCGAGCCCTCTGGGATTCCCGTGTAGTCCACGGACATGATGTTCGTCGACTTGGAATTTGAAAAGGTCTCCACAGTGGACCTCGACAGGGGTTGTGTCAAGAGTCGTTCACGAGGGTCATAGGTATAGGCCTTGCGCGCTTCCGCCTGCTCGCGCATCATCAATTTCAGGTAGTCACTCATTGCTTAGAGGGCGGACAATTCCGTAAGCCACAGGTCCGCAGCCTCTGTCGCCTTCAGCTCTGCAATCTCTGCCCGGAGCTCCTCCAGCTTCACTCGATGCTTGGCACTCTGCTCGGCTGTGAAGCTGCTCACCGGGAGCCGCAGCAGATAGTCGTAGCCTCCCTCCAGGGGAGCGTACCCGAACTTGCCGAAGAGTGCGTCGCACTCTGCACGACTCTTCTTCTTCAGCACAACCTCCGGGGCCTCCAGGCACTGGTCGTCAATGAACCGCATCACGTTGGTGTGATAGGGCAGCTCCGACTCCAGCGCCTGAATCTGGTGGAGTCGACGTGTCTCGTAGAGCGACAGGCGGACCTCCGCATACTCCTTCAGAATGGCGTTCGGGGTTGCATACTTGGTAATCTGACCGGTCGCATTGAAGGCGTGCATGTTCGTCGTCTTCAGCTTGTCCGTCAGGCTCTTCACCAGCGCAGCCTCCTCCATCCCCTTCACGAGGATATTGACCTGCGTGTCCGTCGACACGTCCACATAGTCCTTCAGACGTCCCTCCGCCAGCTCCTTCTCCAGCCACTCGCGATAGTCCTGCGTCCATGTCCCCGGGGGCAGCTCCGTAATCCGGAAGGCGTCCTTCTCCTTCACGTAGACCCCCACAACCGTCCCGTCATCCTTGATGGTGCCCTTGAAGCCCTGCACGTAGGGCGTCAGCGTCTCGTCCAGCGCATCGTCCACTCCACTCAGCCAGGCCGTCAGCATCGACCGCAGCTGCCGGGGGTTGTAGGGCGGGATGAAGGTCGAGTAGCCCGTGCCGATGCCGCGCGCTCCATTGACCAGGAGCATCGGGAGAATCGGCGCATACCAGTCCGGCTCCACGGGCAGACCGTCATCATCGCGATAGGTCAGCACCGGGAAGTCCGCGCTGGGAACCAGCTGCTTGATGCAGGGCTGGAGGTGGGTGTGGATGTAGCGGGGAGAGGCCGAGTCCTTGCCGCCCTGGAGTCGGGTGCCGAACTGCCCGGCCGGAACCAGCCAGGGCATGTTGTTCGCGCCCATGAAGTCCTGGGCCATGCCAATGATGGCCTCGTTCAGCGACGCCTCGCCGTGATGGTAGCCGCTGTGCTCGGAGACGTATCCCGCGAACTGCGCGACACGAATCTCTGCCGTCAGGTTCCGCTTGAAGGCCGAGTACAGAATCTTCCGCTGCGAAGTCTTGAGGCCATCCATCACGCTCGGGATGGACCGCTCCAGGTTGTAGTTGGAGAAGTGGATGAGGTCCTTGTGGATGAAGTCCCGATACGGCAGGCTCGTCCCGGGCGGGAGGATAGCCGCCTTGTCGTAGCCCTGGAGCCAGACCTTGCGGTCGTCCGCCCGCTGCTTGTTGAACGCCAAGTCAATCGCCTCATCCGCCGTGTCCGTGTAGGCGAACGTAACCGCCTGCGGCTTGAGGAAGTACTGCTTCGCCTCGTCGCGCGTCGAGGTGCCGAGTCCCTTGTAATACTTGACCGTCCAGCCGGTCGGATGGTCCGTGCGCCACTGCTCGTAGTCGTACTGGCTGTAGAAGTTCTTCGTCTCCTTCCCCTTGGTTGCCTTGACGATGGGCGTGGCCATGTAGGTCAGGAAGCCGGGGAGTGCAATGAGGTCGTGCCAGAGTTCGTGAAACAGGTTGATGAGGAGCCCGCGAATGTGCGAGCCGTCATAGTCCTGGTCGGTCATAATCATGATGCTGCCGTAGCGGAGCTCCGAGACATCCTTGTACTTCCGCCCCGACTGAAGCCCCAGAATCTTCTTCAGCTCTGCAATTTCCTTCGTCTGCTCCACCTTGCTGTCCGACGTGTCCTTGACGTTCAACACCTTGCCCTTGAGCGGATAGACTCCGAACGTCTTCCGCTGCTCCTGCGACAACCCCGAGAGCGCCATCGCCTTGGCCGAGTCTCCCTCCGTCAGAATCAGCGTACACTTCGCCGAGTCCTTGGTCCCTGCCTGGACTGCATCGTCCAGCTTGGGAATGCCCGTAATCCGGCTCTGCTTCTTCCCGTCCGTCTTCGTATTGTCCTTGCTGTCCTTCGCCGCCTGGGCCTCCAGAATGCCCTCCACGATGCCCAGCTTACTGACGACCTTCTTGAGGGTCTCCTCGCTCAGCTTGGGACTGCTCCCGAACGCCGACACCTTGGTCGTGAGCGTCTCCTTGGTCTGCGACGTGAAGCTCGGGTTCTCGATGAGCGCGTTCACGAACACGCCGAGGGTCTCGCGCACCAGACTCGGCTTGACCTTGACCTTCTTCTTCGTCTCCAGGTACTCCACCACATGGGCTACCACCTGCGAGGCCACTGCGTCCACATGCGTGCCTCCCTTGCTCGTCCAGATGCCGTTCACGAACGAGGACGCGAAGAACCCGTCGGCAGGGGTCGGCGTCAGCGCAATCGTCCAGCGCTCATTCGGGCTCTCGGACACAACCTGCTCCGCTCCATACGCCTTTGCATAGTCCATCAGCGACCGGCACTTCACCGGCTCGCCATTCCAGGTCACCTTCACCTCCTTTCCGACCGTCATCGCCAGGTCCGTTGCACGGCGCTGAATCAGCCGGACCATGTCCTCGGGAATGCGGTCCGCGAACCCGAACCGCGCGAAGTCCGGCGTCCAGGTCAGTCGAACGTACGACTTCCCCTTGCTTGCCTTCGTCTTCGGCTTCCCGACGACGGTCATGTTGCTCGCGAAGGTCTGCGTGTAGTGGAGCTTGCGACCGGCGTCCACGATGGACACCTCCAGCTCCGTCGCGAAGATGTTGACGAGCTTGACGCCATACCCGTTCTTGCCGCCGACGAGCTTCTTCTCCTCCTTGTCGTAGTTCGTTGAGGTCAGGAGCTCGCCGAAGATGAGCTGGGGAATCCAGACCTTGTGCTCGGGGTGCTCTGCGACATCAATCGGGTCGCCGTCGTTCTCCACGGCGAGCGTCCGCCCATCGCATGCAATCTCAATGTGCTTGACCGGGGTCTCACTCTTGCGCTGCCGCAGCCGAACGACATGGTCGTGGGCATTGACGAAGAGCTCGTCGACCAGCTTGAAGAATCCAGGGTTGACGGCAATGGTCTCACGCGCGAATGGTCCGGAGGCAGTGGGGAGCCAGACCTCCTCCTGTGCGGTCTCTACACTCCCAATGTAGGTGTCGGGGAGCGAGAGAATGTGCTCCCGGTGCGTCTGCTTCTTGTAGGCCTTGGCGAGATCCATTGTAGTGCGGGTCTCCTCCCAGGCCCCGGTTAGGTCCGTTTTCTGTAGACCCACCAGAGGTAGAGCCCAATGGCAAGGGGAATCCCAATCAGGAAGACCGTGCCAATGTCCATTCACTTTCAGAGTCTGCGCCTCTCTAAAGGAAATGCCCCCCAAGAAACCGCTTCCTGAGGCTCCCGTGATTTTTACCCTTCGACTCCCGACGGAAGAGAGTGTCCCGGTGCCGGCGGACGGTCTCACCAATTACTCCGACATCCTGCAGGCGGTGGAAGTGTCGCACGCAGCAGAGCGGTTCAGTACAGAGGTCATGAAGGAGATTCTCACACGGACGCGGCGTCCGACCTATACACCCGCCACGGCGTGCTTCTGGTGTTGCCATTCGTTTCCTCATACCCCATGCGTCCTCCCGGTTTCCTATGATGCGTATGAGACGATGTACACCTGTGAGGGGCACTTCTGCTCCCCCGAATGCGCCCTCGCCTATCTCTATGCAGAGCCCACCCTTGCCGATGGAACCCGCTGGATGCGCCACGCGCTTCTCAACGATATGTATCGAACGCTCTATCTCAAGCGGGACCTCCTGCCGGCGCCCCCGAGAGCCACCCTTCGGTTGTTTGGAGGACCGTTGAGCATCGAGCAATTCCGCGAGCAGACGGCCTTTGGAGAAGAGGTCGTGAGTGTTCAGCTTCCACCGCTGCGTCTCCATGTGCCGAGCATGAATACGCAGGGTCCCGTTCGGGACGTGAAGAAGTTCGTGGCGCTCTCGCAGGAGACCGTGGACAAAGCCAGCAAGGAGCTCCGCCTCAAGCGCTCCAAGCCTGTGCATGCCAATGTGGCGACGCTGGACAAGTGTATGCGGTTTTAGACGGGAGGGAGAGACTGCGTCGTGGGTGCGGGAGCCGCGGGAGCCGCGGGCTGCACGACAACCTTCCGCAGGGGGCGCTTAATCTTCAGGGACATGAGCGACTTGGCTGTCTTCTTGGTGTCCGAAATCTCCTTCTGGGCCGCCTTGGACATCTGCTTGATGGTCGTATCCGCAGACTTCACGGCATCCCGGGCGGCTGCATCGGCGACCGTGGCCTTCTGCTTGGCCAGAGCGACTTCCGCCTTGCACGCAGTGAGCTTGGTCTCTGCGGTGGAGACCTTCTTCTTGGCCACCTTGGCCTTGCGGGTCTTGGCCACAACCTCCTTCTTCACCCGTTGGGTCTTCTTGAACAACGCGGCAAAGGCCTCACGGAGTCCCATTTACCTTTACACTCCGAAAATGAAGTATGTTCAAGCGGCAGAAGACTCTCGAGCGTCCGCCTCGTGCGGCCATTACCTGTGAGCGGGGTGTCCTCCAGGCCACTCCGCAGCGTCCTGTTCAGGTCACTCCGTATCAGCTTCGCATGGATGCCGTCGTTCAGTTTGTTACGACCCGTCCGGCTGTCAAGAGTCTCCTCGCGATGACGCACCACGATTACCTGCCGAACGAACTGGAGCCCCTGGAGGTGGACGCGGACATCTTCTTCCAGCTTCTCGAGCTCAAGGTCAAGGACGGTGCTCCAGAGCTCATCAAGTTCAAGCTCCTCAGTTACGAGCACGACGTTCAGCACCTCCAGGCGTTCCTCGAGACCTGCACGGCCGACTACGAGCGTCGTCTGGCGAACAAGCTGGGGACCCATCGCTACTTCTTTGACCAGGTCGTTCAGTCCAAGGTGCGCGGGACTCAGAATCCTCTGCCGACGACTCACCTCGTGTTTAGCAAGACGAAGTTCACGACCAATCGCACCTTTGAGAACGTCTTCTTCGAGGAGCGGGAGCATGTCAAGTCGCGCACCCAGTTCTTCCTGAACAACCGCGCATGGTACGACAAGAAGGGCATCCCCTATACGATGGGCTTCATGTTTCACGGTCCGCCCGGAACCGGCAAGACCTCCTGCGTGAAGGCGATTGCAAATGAGGGACGGCGCCACATCATCAACATCCAGCTCTCCGAGCTTAAGACCAAGGCCCAGCTCCAGCACCTCTTCTTCAATGATGAGCTCCACGTCTACAATGGGATGAACACGGAGAAGTACACGATTCCGGTCTCCGAGCGCCTCTACGTGATTGAGGACATCGATGCCATGGGAGACGCCGTTCTGCGCCGTGAATGGAAGAAGCCAACCCCTGCCTCGCAGAAGCCCAAGAGCGATGAAGATGCCTGGCTGGACCGCCAGAAGGAAGCCGAGCAGGAGACGTTCGACCTGTCTTTCCTTCTCAATCTTCTGGATGGCACGCTGGAGGCGTCCGGGCGCATTCTCATTGTGACAACCAACTTTCCGGAGCGGCTGGACCGGGCCCTCATCCGTCCAGGACGCATTGACATGATTCTCCCCTTCAAGAAGTGCAATCGCGCCATTCTTTGCGAGATGGCCTCGGCGTTCTATGAGCGCGAGATTGTGATTCCCGAGGAGGAGACGTTGGAGTACAAGTGGACACCTGCGGAGGTCAACCAGATTCTCTTCCGCAACTTCACAGACCCCGAGACGGCGGTCAAGGAGCTCCTGACCCTGACCCGAGAGACCCTGGATGGATTCGCAGAAAACGGAACGGAGCAGTCGACAGACCTTCCTCTCATCGTCTAAGATGTACATCTTCGCTGTCAAAGTCTGCTTCGTCATGGATTGCACATCGTCGATGGAGCCGTGGATTCGCACAGCCCGGAGCGAAATCCTGAACCTCATTGACTCGGTGGAAGAGCGGCACCCGCATGCAGACATTCAGGTCGCCTTTGTGGGCTACCGGGACCACGGGGACGCCGAGCGCATTATCCTCCACGACTTCTCCGATGTTCCGGACCTCATCAACACGCTCAACCGCGTTGTCGCCACGGGAGGCGATGACGCCGCGGAAGATGTTGCGGGCGGCCTTCGGCAGGCCCACACCCTGAGCTGGTCCAACGCAGACCTCTCCTTGCTCTATCACATTGCCGACGCGCCTGCGCACGGCTTGTTCTACCACGACGAGGACGTCTCGGATACCTATCCGGAAGGCGACCCCTTCGGTCTGGACCCCGCAACGATTGTCCGCCAGTTCGTTCGCGAGGGATTCCACTACACCTTTGTGCGCATCACCCGCCACACCGACAGGATGGTGGATGTCTTCGAGAACGCTGCACGGTCGGGACCGGGGCGGTTCTCAGTTCTCGACATGGCGGGTCGGTCTCGCCACCAGCTTGCGGGCCAACTGTACACTAGCCTGGACGAGACGATTACGCAGTACACCGCGTCGCAAGGTCTAGCAAGAGAGTAACGTAGTCCCAAATCACGACCTTGTTCTCGGGACTGAGTGTGTCCCAGAGCGTCATCATCTTCTGAAGAATCAAGTCGAGCGCGTTATCGTCTGCATACTCGGGAAAGCCCCGCCGCTTAAAGAAATCCTCATCCCGCGCACGGATAGTTGTCTCAAACGGACCCACGTGGGTGACAACTTGTTCGGGGACGAGTTTTGGGTTGGTCTTCTGGAGCAGAAAGAGACCACTCTTGAAGGTGGGAAAATCCGAGTCGTCGGGAAACACGACGATGAGCTGGTCGAGGAACAGAGTAAACTGGGTATAAAACGCGCTAAGGAAGATGGTCTTGGACATTGTGTTTACTGGCGCGAAATCCCTTTAAACTCGCTCTCCCGGACCTTTTTGTACTGCTCCATGCGGGCGCCGATGTCATCATTCCGCCCCTGCTTCCCTCCCTCATAGGACTGCTTCGTCTCCGGCTCCTTGGGACCGGGGGCGGCGCCACCCCCGCCGAGGAAGGAATACTGCAGCTGGTCATCCCCCATGAACTTGCCAGGAGCCTCCCAACTGGAATAGGCGTCAGTGAAGCCTGACCCGCCAAAGCCCCACGCCTGGTAGTCCTTCGGAGCCGACGACGCTGCAGCCGCTGCCCCGGACGACGACGCCGTCGGAATCTCACGGCGTGCGGTGACGGGCTTGGCGATGTAGGAGTAGATATCCTTGCCGACGTACATGTCCTTGGTGTCGGGAACATAGAGGGTCGGGACGCTCTTGAGGAACGCCGGGAGCTCATGGCGCTGCTTGCCGTCGATGGAGACAATGCGGCAGAGCGTGTCCTTGTTGAGCTGCTTCAGGGTCTCCACAATCTTGATGCAGTTCTGGTCCTTCGTGTGAACGAAGAGGTACGGCTGGCTCATTGTTCGGTCTGGCGAGAAAAACGGAACAGCATGAACGTATAAACAAGAGGGCAATGGAGAACGTCAAGACCTCCCTCAATGGATTTCGCCTGGACTGTGAGCTCAAGGGCGTGCCGGTTGCGTTCGTGAATGCGATTCGCCGGATTACGCTGGCGGAGCTTCCGATTGTTGTCCTGACCAACGTGGACATTCTGGAGAACACGACCAGCCTGACCCATGAGATGCTGCGGCACCGCGTGGAGATGATGCCCGTGAATGTCAAGCCCGACGAGGTCGGCGTGATTCGGGATACCCGCCTCGAGCTGAAGACGGGGGCGACGGAGACCCCTGTGGAGGTGACGACAGACGACATCACGGTGTTCGGCCCCCGCAAGGAGATTCTCCTGAAGGACCGAGACCTGCAGACGCCTGGCTTCTTCCTGCGGCTGGCTCCTGGTCAGACCCTCTCTCTCAAGGCCTCGCTTGGACTTGGCTCTGGCTCTCATGTCTGCGTGTCCACGTTCCGCAATCACTGCGACCCTGAGAAGCTCAAGACGGTTCGTCGGGACTGGGAGGTCTCGGGCAAGGACGTCCGTGAGTTCGACAACTTCTACTTTCAGAAGTTCTACGAGCGCGACGAGAACGACCGTCCCTACTGGTTTGACCTCGCAATTGAGAGCGTAGGCGTTCTCCCTGCGAAGGACCTGCTGACCCTTGCCGTTCAGGTCCTGAAGGACAAGCTGGTGGAGTTCCTGAAGCAGCCGGTCCAGCGTGAAGAGCCCGGATGGTACCGGATTGAGGTGGAGAACGAAACCTATACACTTGGGCAGCTTGTTCAGGACCTTCTCTACCGTGATAAGAATGTGGACTTCGTGAGTCGGGATATCGGACATCCGCTCCAGCCGAAGCTTGTCATTCGCTTCAGCACGAAGCAGCAGCCCGAAAAGGTGCTGGAGACCTTCAAACGCGAGGCGCTTGAGCTGTGCGAGAATGTTCTTCGGACTGTATAATGAGTAGCGCGAGGGTCCTCACCTTTGACCCGTCGGAGTTTGTGGTGCTTGAAGATTCCCTGGAGGTTGACGAGACAATTCAGCGACCGGAAGCGGTTCGCTTTTTTACCATCGAGGAGCAGGAGACAGACGCCTTTGAACTCTTGCTTCCGAAAGGACGGACGACGCAGTTTCAGCGGGATGAAGTCCGCGATGTCATTGAGCGGATGCGGGACCTCTATGATAGCTACGTCCTCGCCCTTCCCGATGCCTATGCCCTCCGAGAGCCTGAGCGCGGGACGAATCTCTCGTGGGTGCATCCTGTCTACGCGGATGTCCAGCTCCAGGCCTACGATGTTGCCTCGAAGTGGAGTCCCCTGTTTGCCGAGGAGGCGAAACAGGCTCCCGGATTCTATTCGCGAATGATTGCGGCGCTCCCCAGACCCTACCTCACAACCGGAGGGGCTCAGCATGCGGTCTCTGAACCGACGGAGTTCGTCAATGCAGGAGGCGAGAAACGGCTCCGTGTCCTCCCGGTCTTCACAACGACCCAGTCCATTGAGCACGAAGACCGGACGATTGAGATTGCACCGCGTCCGATGCCGGGGAGCGAGGATGTCGTGAATCGGCTTGGCTACTACCTGGACAAGCGCCCGCTGGAGATTCCGAATCCGCTTGCAGACCACCCGTTCCTCAAGGCGAATGAACCGACCTTCGTCGACTCCACAGCCTCACTCGACGATGTTCTTCCCTCACTGGATGCGGTTCTGACGCACGGAGTTCCCGTGACAACCGACCCCTATGGCATCGGAGGGGCCTATCTCAAGCTCTACGATATCAACCTGTCCTCCATTCCCTGGTCCTCATGGAAGTCTCGGTTTCCGCCCGTGGAGGTGGAGCAGACTCTTCGCGACAAATCCGAGATTCCCTTTCCGAAGGTTGAGGGCGATGCTCCGTCGGACACCATTCTCAAGGCGTACAAGGCACCGTATGCGCCGGGTCTCTCGGTTCGTGAATGGCTGATGCGGCGGGACGATGGTGGAGAATTCGTCGTGCGTGCGCTCCAGTCGCTGTCCAGTGCAGCGGGAAGCGTGGAATCCATCCCGGGGATTGACCTTCCGATGCCGGCGCCGCCTCCGACCACGCTCGAGGCATGTGGGCTCATGGGACTCTCCTTCCCTGACTTTCTCGTGAAGGGAGTCCTTCGCCGAGTCCCTCAGCTCGAGAAGGGACAGGACACCTTCAAGGGACCCCTCGTCTGTGCCCCGCTGGAGTTCATTCGGCAGGAGCGGGCCCGGGTTGGGTATCTCAACCGCAAGCCCTGGGGTGATGAGACGAAGGACGCCATCCCGCGAGGCCATCTCATGGCCCTTCGGAACTCGCGCCGGCAGGAGCCAGAGATTCCTATCCTGGCCGAGCAGAAAACCCCGGGGAAACCAGAGTCTGCCCATCGCCGGGATGTCGTGGCCGTCCTGAATGACCCCCGCCGGCATCCGCGAGACAAGCTGCAGGACCTCAAGGATGTTGTCAAGGACGACCTCTTGGACGGGAATCTCTATCGGGATGCGGACCAGCAGTTTGTCCTCTGCGCCCATACACTCGCCCTTCTCGCAGGCGACCTGGAACGAGACCGGCTGTATTTCTATGATGTGTGGACGGCAACGGCGGAGGGGTGGCGCGTCTGCAAGTTCTGCGGAGAGCGGCTCGTCGGAGAGGACCTTGTGGACCAGGCGGAGCGCGACGAACAGGGGCTTGTCCTCAACCAAAAGGAGGCCCTCGAGACTCCCCAGATATATGTCGGAGAGTCGCTGATGGCCTTTGGCAAGGGCCTCAAAGAGCTGTCGGCCCAGTTCAACATCGAGGAGGACCCCAGTGATGCGATTGTCTTTGAGTTTATCTCGCTGTTCCAACTCCTTCCGGACGCCGAGACGGTCCGATTCTTTTTGGACCAGGGCAAGGCTGTCAAGGCCAAGAAGAGCGACTCGAATACGACCGCGGGGCTGGAATTCCGCGGGATTGCGGGGATTGCGATTGCGGCGCTCCTCTTCCAGTGCCACATTCCGCTCTTGGAACCCCGTCGGTCGTTCTGGTCCAAGCCGACGACGTTCGCAGGCTATCCTCGCGATGCCCAGTGGACCTCGGGGGACTTTGGAATTCTCGACATCCTTCTCATGGTGTTGGAGAACACGTATCGCGGGTTCCCTCGGGCTGTCACCGGGCCCCACAAGCATGCGGTTCGTGCCGTTCTCACAGACCCCACCAAGGTTCGGTCGATTGTCCTGGTTCAGCTCGAGATGCGGTTGCTGCAGAACCCCGAGATTCAGAAGGCGCTCCAAGCCGCTCGGGCCTTGGTTGCCCAGCTTCCCGTGCCTCCTCCCATCGTTCCGTTCCTTCCCATTCGCCCACCGACCCTCACGACACGAGGCTACCCGGTGTGTCCGGGTGGACAGGCTATCTTCACAGGAAAGGCCCTGCCGGAGAGTCGACAGCCCACTCTGTCCCTTCGTCGGGGGATTCAAGCCGGGGTTCGGCAGCCCGTTCGGGTTCCTGTCTCCGAGCGAGTGGAGGTTCGTCCCACACCCGCGGACCAGGTTCGTCGCCGTGTTGCGCTCAAGGGAGACCCGCGTCTGGTGAAGGACGGTCCTCGCACGAATCTCTTGCTTGCGACCCGGTTGGCCTCGCTTCAGCGCAAAGCCCTTCCGATTGCGGAGATTGACCCGACCCAGTCTCCTGCGATGCTCAAGAGTATCGCGAAGGGCTTTCTCCAGGAAGCGTCGCAGGGCTATGTGGGAGACCCGAGCAAGGACGTCACCCTCTTCTGTCTGCTTGCAGACTACAACAAGTCCAAGGCGGAAGCGCGCAAGATTCGCGCCACGGAGCGCATCACGTATACCCAGCGCATGGCCGACTTCACGGACTTGGAGCGTGAAGTCAATATGGAACTCGCCAAGCTGGGGATGGCCCCGACTATCATTGACCTGGCCGAACGGACCCAGATGGGGCGTGTCGACCTCTCGCATCTCGTGGACGTCGGGGTCGGACTCCCGCAAGATACCGTGGAGGGAGGGGATATTGCAGCCTCCAATGCCGGCGCAGGTGTGGACAATGGCAATTATGGCGACTATGAAGCCGTGCCCTTTCGCGAGGGCCGGGACCCGTATGAAGCGACCGTGCTGGATGACGCGGAGACTTCAATTTAGAGGCTGCACGTAGGAGAGTATCAAATGCAGAAGGCCAAGCTGTACTTCACTCGCCGCCGGGGAGCTGACGATATCATCCAGATGTATGACGATGACACGCACGTGGACATGGTTCGCGTGGTCTACACCCCGGGCGACCACACCAAGAAGTCCAATGAGTTCTACATGACGAGCCGTGACGTGCTCTCGTATGTCCGCAACATCCTCCATGCGATGAACAACGATGTGGACCCGTTTGAGCATGTCCAGATTCAGACGGCCATCCACCCGTCCATCCTGTTCTCGGCCATGGACGTGGGCTGCCGCCGCGTCCAGGATGTCTTTGACGAGATGCTGTTCCAGTCGCTCCGCGTCAATGTGGCGGAGGTGAAGCTAAAACGGACCGTGCGCACTCCTGTGGAGTAAGTGTAATGCTGACTCTCAATGGATATAAACTTCTCAAATCCACGAACCCTCCTCTCGAGGAGCTGCGGAAGACCCTGACCGTGAAGCCGATGGTGCCGAAGGTCTTTGTCTCCAACCCGAATGCAGTTCCACGCTACAAAGTGTATGGTGAGGCACCTGATTGCCTGTACCTCCCCAAACACTTCGGGATGTCCACGTACGGACCCCCAACCTCCACCACCCGCGATGTTCCCCAGACGCCAGATGAGTTCTGGACCTTTGCCGGAAGTCTTCGCCCCATCCAACAGCCCGTCGTCGACGCCTTTCTCAAGCCCGAGCCGCATGACGGAATCCTCAGTCTCCACACCGGAGGAGGCAAGACTGTCTGTGCGCTCTACATTGCGAGTCAGCTGAAGCTCCCGACGCTGGTCATTGTCCACAACTCCTTCTTGCGCGACCAGTGGGAGGAGCGTGTCAAGATGTTCTTGCCGAACGCTCGCATTGGGCGGATTCAGGGAGACCTCTGTGAACTCGACGGAAAGGACGTCATTATCGCGATGCTCCAGACGCTGTCCATGAAGTCCATTCCCATTGTGACCTTCCGACCCCTGGGCCTCGTCATCGTCGATGAGTGCCACCACATTGCGTCCGAGGTCTTCGTGCAGGCCCTGCCCAAGGTCACGAGCAAGTATATGCTGGGGTTGTCGGCAACGCCCTCTCGGAAGGATGGGCTGATGTTCGTCGCGAATTGGTTTCTGGGACCGCTGCTCTATACCTCCGACACGGGCGACAAGGAAGACCGTGGCGTCCACGTGGAGGTCTATGAGTACAAAAACGAGGACCCCGTGTTCAACGAGATTCTCTACAATGCGCAGGGCGTGATGTTCACGAGTCTCATGGTGAATAAACTAGCAGACTGCGGAGTCAGAACCAAGTGGCTTGTGGAGATTCTGACCGATGTGCTGGACGATGAGCCCCAACGCCAGGTCCTTGTCTTGACCGACCGAGTGCAGCACACGAAGGATATCTTGGCGGCGCTTCCGGAGGAGCTTCGGGGACGCTCGGCCATTCTCTCCACGGATGTCAAGGCAGCCGCCCGGGCCGAGTTCTGCGCGACCAAGACGGTTCTCCTTGCGACGTACGCGATGTGCAAGGAAGGCTTTGATGTCCCAACACTCAATACCCTGGTCATGGCGACTCCCCGCCCGGATGTCGACCAGATTGTCGGGCGGATTCTCCGCGTGGAGAAGTCTGCGCGCACGACTCATCCGCTGATTCTGGACCTTGTCGACCCTCAATTTCGTCGGCAGTTCCAAGAGCGGAATGCGCTCTACAAGAAGCGGTCGTATACGGTTAGGGTAATGACGCTTCAGCCGCCCGCGCGATAGCCTTCGGAAGCGATGGAATCTGGACGGACTTGGCAATGTCCTCCAGCTCTTCGGTTGACGGGACGCGCTCCATAGGCTTGGTGGGCTTGGCGCCCCGCATGGGATTCTCCTGGGTGAAGCTGGGCGCATCTTTGAGACTAAACCGAGTGTCCGGAGACTTGACATCATCGCCAGGCTGACGATAGACTTCAATCTTGTGGAGTCCGTTCGCTTCCTCGGGCTTGGCGATATCATGGACCTTTTTGAATCGCTTCTGGAACTTGTGAATGATGGCAGCCGGAACAAGCGGGCTAATCTCGGCAAGACGGTCGTAGCTATCTTTGACCATCTTGAGGAAGTCATGCGGCGAGAGACGTTCATCTCGGGGGAGCGCGAGTTCCACAGCAATAAAGCGATACAGCTTCGCGTAATTAATCGCAGAAATCCGGTGGCCTTCTGCACGCTTGGCCCAGCCGAAGTACGTCCCCATGGTGTTCAGAATGCCGACAACCAGCGAGCCCACACCGAGAGAAATCGAGGCCAGGCGCGCGTCCTCAAACATGGACTGCGAGCCGGCGTTCAAAAAAGCAATCACCCCCGACCCCACAATGACCGGCAAATCAATAAAGGTCTTGCGCACACTAAACAGTTCCTCGGACTTCTTGTGCACCCAGGCAAGGCAATTGGCCTTTTCACCCGTTGTCACGAAATACTCTTCGAGTCGCTCTGTCCAGTGAATGTCCTTGGACAGCTCGGCTGTCGAGGTGGCATCGCCCATCGCTTTGTTTTTAAACGCGCGGGAAAACAATGTACTGGCCGGCTAAGTATTCGCGCGGTCTTTCTACCCGGAAGACCCGCGAGCGCAAACGTGACGCAACACGTCGGACTCGGATGTCCTGGCGGAATCCCAGAGCCTATACTCCCTTCAGGACGGACAAGGGCGTGACCACCCGCAGGTCCAGCTATACCGCACGGTTCCGCAAGGTCTGTCCCACGGCGAAGAGTCTGCCTCAGATTTCACGCTGCACCAAGGTTCCCACGAAGACGCTGCGGCAGGTCTACAACCGCGGGATGGCCGCCTGGAGGACGGGACATCGCCCTGGAGCCTCACAGCACGCCTGGGGCATGGCACGGGTTCATTCCTTCGTCACGCATGGCAAGACGTATCGAACTGCAGATGCGGACCTTGCACGGAAAACATCTCGTGGCAAGAAGTAATGAACTTTGACCGCAACGGAACCCTTGTGCGGACCACGCAGCCTGTGAAGGAGCTTCGCACCGTCAAGAAGACGATTCTCATTGACTCTCGGGACCGTGACCCGACCAAGTACGTCAAGGTCAATGCTGGTGCGAGCGCATCGGACCCGGGCGATTACGTCGTCTATCTCCCACGCCCCCTCCAGAGCGTGGTCTCCCTTCGGCTGAAGTCTGCCATCATCGCAGCTCCGCAGACCGACAACTTCACGAGCAACTATGTGCTCCTCTCCCTCGAGGGACTCGACAAGATGGACGAGACCGCCTATGGCGCGAACAAGGCGGGGTTCATTGACAATACCTTTGCCCGCATTGCAAACCCCAACTTCACGAAGGCCTCGACGGGGAACGACCTCACTATCTTCTACAACGACAATGTCGATGAGGAGAACATCGTTCGGTATACGCCTCCCCTTGGTACGCTGGACCGCTTCCACATCATGCTGAAGTACCACGCGGGTCCTGCTGCATCGACGTCTGCTCCTGGCGATGTCACGGGTCGTGTTCTCAATGCCCCGATTACGTTCGGGACCAGTGAGAACAGTTTTACGTTTGAAGTGGAGATGCTGGACAATGGGTTCACGGACTTCTCGTCCTTTGAGACGCGGCTGAATCCGGTCAACTACGTGCGGTAAGACCAGGTCTTGGGGTCCATCGGGTCCACCAGTTTCTTCGGCGGACTGCAGACCCCGTCGAGGAGCGTCAGTTCAGGGTCATTGCATTTGCACCGCCAGGACTTGTCGCTGTCCTGGGTTGCCGACTGACCGACGGGGCACTCGGGCTCCTCGCCCTCCATGTGCTCACGCGACCACACAAACACGAGGTAGAGGAGGAGGGCTGCGGCGGCATATCGAACATAGGAGGTCCACGAGCGCTTCATTGCTTTCCCCGCATAGATTTTCCGAGGACGACAAAGGTATCAAAGGTAAACAGAAAGAAGATGCCTGTGGCGATGTACAGGACCATGTCCTGCACCGCAGGGCGTTCATAGCCCGTCTTGTTCTGCTCAATCAAGCGGAGAATCCGGGAGAGTTTGTCAGACTGGTTGAAGTCCGTGACAATGTTGGCAGGCTGCGAGCTGGCGAACCGCTCACGCACCTGCTCACGCTGCTGCGGAGGGGCCGCAAAGGACTCCGTCTTCACGTCCGTGTCATATCCAATGGTCTTCTTGACAGAGTCAATGAGGGACTTGTGCTTCTCCACGGACTCGGCTCCCCGCTGTTCGATGGGCTTGGAGACCTGAAGGGGAGCATCCGTCGCTTCACTGGCTCGCTGTTGCGTGATGGGCGACCGTTGTCCGAACGTCGACCCATACGCCTCCTCAAGCGACGTATAGTCCATTGTGTAGACGGGCATAGAAAAATGTGCAGAGTTACCAAATGAAGCTGACGCGGAATACCGAGTGGGCGGTCATCGCAGCTCTGATTGTCTATATTGCGTTCACCCCGGGGATGCAGGTTGTCAAGGACATCCTCGCGACACCCCTCGGCAAGGCGGCAGTCCTTGCAACTATCGTCTACGTCTGGAAGTTCGTGAGCCCCATCATCGCGATTCTCCTGACCATCTCCTTCATGCGTTGTGCCAAGTGGAACGTCTGGGAGGGGTTCTCGGGGGCGGAGACGGCCTGTACCTGCGAGAACTCGGCGGCCATCTGGGACTCTCAGTCCAAGACGTGCAAGGACGCAACCGGAAATGCAGCGGGGGCCGTGAAGACCTGTACCTGCACGAACGGGTATGCCTGGGATGGAGGGGAGAAGGGAAAGAAGCAGTGCATTCCGGTCACGAATACCCAGGCGCCTGTGCCCCCGACGGAGAATCCCGTTGCAGCGTCGCTCGACCAGGAGTCCAAGGATGCGAAGGCGGCCGAGGCGGCGATTGTCCCGACCCCTGAGCCGAAGACGGAAACGACGGACGCGACGACGCCCGCCAGCAAGCCCACCGAGGGGTTCGCGAATGGCCGTGAGTTCTTTGGAGGAATCGGAACCTCTCTCTTCGGAGCCGCACCCGTCGCCGACGGACGCAAGGGACCCTCTGAAGTTCCGATGACCACGGGAAGCGCGGGCGCGGCGCTTGTTCGGGACCGGTTCGTTCCCTCTGGTGGCTATGGCGGTGTCCAGCCGAGCGGTGGACAGACCTCCTCCGTGCCGGCAAGCGCGTAAAAAAGACCTCCGGACCTAACAATGGAAGCCCTGAACGACAATAAGTTCTTCCTCGGCATTATGCTGCTCACGCTCAATCTGGGGTCGCGCCATCTCGTGGACGAGTTCAGTGCGAATCCAGAGGAATACAACCGCAACCTCATCCTGCGCCGGTTTGCGGTGTTTGCCGTGTGCTTCGTTGGCACCCGCGACATCATCATTTCCATTCTGCTGACGGCAGCCTTCATCATCATCTCTACGGGCGTCTCGATGAAGAACCGCGAGGGCATGGCGAACCAGGAGGCGGAGACCGAGAAGCCCAAAGCCGACCAACCCGCCTATGATACGAAGACACCTCTCCTGTTTGCCTAACGACGGCGCGTCTGATTCCGGCGGCGACGACGAGCTCCCGTGCTGCGTGGACGCGGGGGCGTGGGGTCGACTTTGGGAACCCGAATCCGCCGAGGAGGTGTCTGGGCCCGGGCCCGAGGGACGACTGGGAGTGCAGGAGGGTCATAGTCCGTGAACCACCCCGGGCTGTCGCGAGCTCCCGTTGCAAAGATATCAATGCCATTGACACGGACAATCCGTGCAGGCCCCACATCCTGAATGCTCTGGATGAGGCCTGTTTCAACACGCTCGTCGGCCATGAACGGCCATTTCAGGTGCGCCGTGACTTGCCTGCCAACCTCGAGGGCTGCGAGAGGGACGCGGTTCATTGTTTATCGGCGAGACTTGCGCGTTTTGCGGCGACGTCCTCCCTTCTTGGCTGTCTTCTTGAGTCCGAGCATTGGCGCGAGTTTATAGTTGAGGATGTCTTCGGGAAGTTGCGGTTTGCCTATCTGGAGCTCTGTGAGCATGCGAGAGTGCTTCGTCTGAGACGGACTGCGAGGCCTCTCGACGAGAAAGAAGGTATTGTACTGACCGGCAACTCCTGGACGACCTCCAAAGACGCCTGGGATCAGGCGGGTGGCAGGGGGGATGGGGGCACCCACGATGAACCGAAAGCCATCCTCCCTGGGCGTAATCTCTCGCACGGTGAAGGTCGAGTCGTTCATTGTGTTGACGACGCGAACAATGTCGCCAACGCGGATCTTGTCAATCTCGATTGGCTCTCCCATTACAGCTTAATCACGACAGAATTCTTCCCGGTCGAGCCAGCCTTCCCGGGCTTCTTAATCTTCTCAGGCGGGGGAGGAGGAGGACCCGACGGCGGGAGAACGCTCTGCTTGATGTCCTTGAGGAGGTCGTCAATGTTCACCGAGGGCGGCTTCATGGAGGGAGCTGCAGGAGGCGGATTCGGGGGAGCGGCCATGGGCTTCATCGCGGACTTCCGAGGGGCGGCGCCAATCTGAATGGGCTTGTTCTCTGCGACCTTGGGAATCAGGTTCGGAGGAGGGGCAGGAGGAACCGACTGCTGCATGAAGCTCATGAGACCTGCGAGGGGATTGGCCGGAGGCTGGGGAGGAGGAACGGCGGCTGAGCCGCGCATCTGCTGGGACTGGTTCTGCATGGCGGCCGCAGCGAGAGAGCGAGCGATGTCCGGGTTCTGGCGCATAATCTCATCAATGTTCGGGATGGGCGCCTTGCGGGTCATCTGGTTGGTCAGGTGAACCATGTAGACCATCATGCAGACACGCAGCGGGATGCGCACCATCGGGTGCATCTTGAGGTTCTCGCCATAGAGGTCATAGAGCTCCTCGAAGTCATCCTCCAGGTCCACGACGTTCATCTGCGCGGCCTCAGAGAGACCATCGAGCTGAAGCCCGAAGGCCTTCATCATCCCAACATTCTTGGAGCCCCACTCAAGACCGGACATGCCCGTGACGAACCACTCGGAGAACTGCTTGATGGTCGAGTCCATCGCCTTCTCGCGCTTGATGAACTCCAGCTCCATCTTCATCTCCTCGAGCGGGCTGTCGATGGTGAAGCGCTTGCGCATCGGAACACCGAGCTTGGAGAGACGCTCAAACTTGCGCAGGAGCTCGTACTTCTCCTTCATCACCACATCGTCGGACATCTTGACCGACCGGGTCGGCGCCGGCGCGAAGGCTTCCGCGTTGAGGTTCTCAAATCCACCGAGGGTCACAGGGCCCGTCTCCTCAAAGGTGGGAACAAGCCTGGGCGCAGCGGGGGCTGCAGGCGCTTCGGAGGTCGGGAGGTCATTGAACGAGAGCGTCGGGATGTCCACGGTCTCCAGACTCGCGGTTCCGCCGAGTTTTGGATTGACGAGAAGCTCGGTATCCATTCTTGTACCTTCCTCTGGTGTTCCTTCTGAAAGTTCTACCGCGTAGAGACAATGGTCCGGTTCCTCCACATTGCGGACAAACCCTTCACATCGTGGAAGGAGGAGGGTGGCCGGGTGATTCCGCGCAGTGCCAAACCGAACGGGGTTTGGATGGCCCGCGACCTCACTTGGGTCGCTCTGATGGACCAAGCCCGAGACTGGACCCCACGTCCCGACAAAGAGGCTCCAGGACGCGAACCTGTGGGACGGATTCTCGCAGCGGTGTCCCATGGGGTGGATGGGACGGACGTTCCAGTCGCAGCGGAGGGTGAGGCAAAGCCCCTTCCCTGGACACCGCTCTTCGTCTATGTCCTGGAGATTCCAGAGAGCTCCTTCTCCACTGACCTCGACACACCAGACCCGACGCGAATTCTCCGTCTCTCTCGTGCAAATCTGGACGCGCTTGTTGCAACGTATACTACCGTGTCTCGCACCTGGGCGACGACGGAGGCTCCAAGTGAGCCGTTGGTCCGTGATGCACTGGAGTCCGTCCTTCGGGGACCTGACAAGTCTAGTCTCGCCAAGATGGCGTCCTTCGGGGCTCGTGTCGTCGACGTCCTTGAGGGGAGACTGACAGTGCCTTCATCTCCGACTCTCATTGCCGCCCTCGCCTGGAAAGCGTTCGTTGCGCAGCTTCGCACCCAGTGGGGTGGACTCGAGTTCATGCCCGACCTCTTTACCCCCGAGGGAGATGACCCCACGCTCGTGGCTCGGGTTGAGCTCTTGCGGCGCTTGGATGTTCCCTCCGCCGTTCTCTTTTCCCCGACGCGCGTTCTCGGACCAGACCCACCCCAGACGTATCTCAAGGCCGTCCTGACCGGACGGACCGTCCCCACAGGCGTTCCTGCAGGCGTTCGTGTGATTCGCTTTGGACAGACCGACACCGGGGAGCTTCGAGTTCTCCCCCTCTCAGGAGGACGCCGGAGACGCACGCACAAGCTGCGCCGTCGCATGCTCAAGAACCCAAAGACCCTGAAGAAACGAATCCGCTAGGTCGTCCTTCTTCGGGTGCTTGCTCAGGTGCTCCAGCCAGACAGGAGGAACAAGGGCCTGGGCGTGAACAATGCCGGTCTTCTTGCGCCCCTTGTAGCTGTCCACACGGTCGTCCACGGTAATGATGTTGTTCAGCTTGTGGGTCGCCGACACGCCCTCACAGGCAAAGCCTTGGCAACAGAAATACATCTGGAGCATCGCCTGGACGGCGAACATCTTGCGCTCGGGCTGATTCTCAAAGCACACCTTGTCAGAGCCCCGCCAGACTGCCGCCCGTTTGTCTAGACTGGCCTTGATATGGGGTGCCAGTTCCATCACAGCCCCGGTGTGAACCGTCTTGACGCATCGAAGCCAGGTGTTCTGGCGTGCGTGAAGGTAGAGCATCGTCACCATCTCGGGCTTCCGCTTGGTGGGGCAGACGAGTCCCAGGCGGTCGAGTTCCCCCTTGAGCTCCTCGGAGGTCAGCTTCGTGAGAGAGGACTTGGTCACTTTCTCTTTGCGCTTGGGGATATGCCGCGAACAGGCGAGTGTCCCTTCGGAGGCATGCTTCCACGTTGCGCCTTGGGTACAGCGAAAACAGCGAGGATTGTCCAATCCACTCTGCTCTGCGAGAACGTCTATCACCTCCCAGTGGACGATTTTGACATCCGCCCGGGAGGTTCCTTCGAGGACGCAGACGGCGAGATTCCGCAGTCCAACGTCAAAGGAGACCAATTTCATTGTCTTCGTATGTGTCAGGGTTGTAAATGTTTACGCCGTTGCCTTGAGGAGCGAGATGAGACCGGTCTTGGTGTCTCCCTTCCCGAACGGGATGCCGCGCTTGGTGAGGATGTCCTGCAGCTCCTTCTTGGACTTGGACTCCAGCCCATCCGTGTCCAGGGGCGGCGGGGGTCCCTCCACCACATCCGTCTTCGAGGCCTCCGGCTCGACAGACGCGCGGTCATCCTCCTCCGGCGCAGGAGTCTCCTCCTTGAGCTCGGCAATCTGCTCTCCGACCTTCTCGGAGAGTCCCACGAGGTCGACCAGCTCCTCCTCCATCGGCGGGGGCGGGCGAGTCAGTTCTCCGATGACCATGATGATGCTGTTCATGTTCTGGAAGAGGCGCGTCTGCTGCCAATAGAGCCATCCGACCATCCCGGCGAGCACGAGCACCATCGACGCAAGAAGCGCAAGCGAGGCATGAAGAAACTCCATTTGTGAAGGAGGTCGGACAAGAAGCCCGTCCGTTTAACGCCGGGCACAGCTGAACGTTCCCGTTCCTCCAAGTCCAGCGTGACCCCCATACGTGCATCCCGTTACCGCTTGAATCACCGCATAGGCGGCAAGAAGTCCAGCGAGAAAGAGCAGCCATCCCTTGAGTCCACGCATTTTGTTCTCAGACTAGAAGAAATGGCACGCCGAAAGATGAAAGGTGGCGAAGATAGCTTCATCGGAAATATGGCTGCGGCCGGAATTGGCGCGTACGCCGCAAAGAACTCCAACAGTATGGGTGAACTTCTTTGGACGCTGGCCAAGTATGCGCTTGTTATCCTGGCGATTCTGCTGGTGGTCTCGCTCGTGTTCTGGCTCATCGGTCTGGCCGTCCCCAAGGAGGGCTTCGTTCCCACCGTGCCGTCGAAGGAAGGTGATGAGAAGGTCGTGACCCCCGCGGGCAACGTCATTATGTATTGACTGTTCAGGAACGACCACGACCGCGGCGGGTCGTTTTCCTCGCTCGGCGACCCCTCGTGGGATTAAAACTCATCATCAAACCGAATCGCATCGACACTCTCTGTGGGGCGCGAGTACTCGGAGACCTTCTTCTCAAAGAAGTTCGTCTTGCCCTCCAGCGAGATGAGCTCCATGAAATCAAACGGATTGGACACCTTGTAGACCTTCTCTCCGCCCAACTGGACGAGGAGACGGTCCGCCACGAACGCGATGTACTGCTTCATGAGCTTGGCGTTCATGCCGATGAGGCTGCACGGCAGCGCCTCGGTGATGAAGTCCTGCTCAATCTCCACGGCCTCGGTGATGATGGTCCTGAGCTCCTCGGGGGACAGCGGCTGAGGAAGCGTATGGTAGAGCGCCACTGCGAAGAGCGTATGGAGGCCCTCATCGCGAGAGATGAGCTCGTTGCTAAAGGTCAGCCCTGGCATGAGACCACGCTTCTTGAGCCAGTAAATCGAGCAGAAGGCGCCGCTGAAGAAGATGCCCTCCACAGCCGCAAAGGCGACCAACCGCTTGGCAAAGTCGGCCTGGGAGTCAATCCACTTCACCGCCCACGCCGCCTTCCGTCCAATGCAGGGGATGGTGTCGATGGCATTGAAGAGGGTATGCTGCTCCTGCTTGTCCTTGACGTAGGTGTCGATGAGGAGCGAGTACGTCTCGCTGTGGATGCCCTCCATCGCGTTCTGGAAGGAGTAAAACAGCTTGACCACGGGAGAGGTCACCTCGCGCTGGAAGCGGCTCGCCAGGTTCTCCTGGACGATGCCGTCCGACCCTGCAAAGAAGGCCAGCACCTGCTTGATGAAATGCTGCTCCTCGGCGGTCAGCTTCGCCCAGTCCTCGGCGTCCTTTCCGAAGGCAATCTCCTCCGGCGTCCAAAACGAGCCGACGGCTTGCTTGTACATCTTGTACAGGTGCTCCTCGGACGACTTGATGGGGAACAGGGTATAGCCGGACATTCGTGCTGTATACTTACCGCAGAAAACACCTAAACGATATTCTGGAGAGAGAGAACAATGAGCAGTACGAGTAACGTTCAGGACCTGCTCGTGAACGTCTTTCGACCGACGTATAAATACCAGCCGGGGACGGGATTCGTTCCCTCGCTGTCTATCTCCAATGTGAGCGAGGTCATCGCCTCCCGTATCAAGGCGGATGCCCTTGTCATCAGCGACTCCAATGACAATACCTACATTGGGGCCAATGCGGGTGTCTATGCGAGCAATACGGCGTCCAACGTTGGAATTGGCTACAGTGCCATGGGAGGAGCCGTCAACTCGTCCAACAACGTCGCCCTCGGTGCGTTCTCGCTAGATGGTGTGTCGAACTCGTCCTCCAACGTTGCCGTCGGAGATAGGACGGATATCACTGGGCGCGGATTCAAGAACGTTCTCCTCGGTCCCAATGTCACGATGGGGGACGGCAGCTACAATATCCTCATCGGGGCGGACCTCTCGGCTGGAAATGGGAACTACCGCTTTCAGCTCGGACAGTTTCTCTATGGCGACCTCTCGCTGGGACGGCTGGGTGTGAACACGTCGACCCCTGAGACAGCCTTGGATGTCAGTGGGATTAGCTACTTCCGCGGGAAGGTCGGAGTTCAGAATCCCTACCCGGCCTACTCGCTTGATGTCAATGGGTCTCTCTATGTGTCAGACCGCTTCATCGTGGGAAGCGGAACTGCCGCCACGCCTATCTACGGCTTCCGCGACCTGTCGTCGGGCATGTATCAAGCCTCGGATGCGAGCTACGGCACGGGGGCTGTTGGGATTTCTGTGAACGGCATGACTCGGCTTGTCGTCGCCAGCAACAAAACCTATATCTATGGAGACCTGGATGTCTGCGGGGCATTGAGTGCAGCAGCAGGAATCAGTGGCGGAGGAGGCGGAGGGGGCGGAGGCAGCGGAACCATCGCAACCAACGGAACAGCAGCTGCGCCCTCGTTCACGTTTTCCAATGACGCTGCAACGGGACTTTACCTTCACAACACATCAGTCCTCGGCTTTGCCACGACCGGACGGGCGCGCATGTGTATTTCGGGAGGCTTCGTGGGCATTGGAACCCTGAACCCTCGCGTTGCGCTGGATGTGTCGGGAGACATCTCGGCGAACGTCTACAACGGACCCGGCGGCACGCAAACTGCACCTCACTACACCTTCTCCGATGACCGCTCAACGGGAATCTTCTTCCCGGGCGCGAACATGGTCGGCTTCACGGCAGGCGGAACAGAGCGGATGCGGATTTCCAACTCCAACATCGGCATCGGGACGAGAACCCCCTCCAATGCCCTCGACGTCTCCGGTGTCCTTCGCGTGATTGGGAGGACTGGCAACATCACCTTCAGCAACGGGACGATTGATGTCTCCGGAACCTCGCTCGTGTCGTCGACCGGGGCGCTTGTCACAGCAGCCTCCACGTCCAATACACTTGGCGGAGTCACGCTCGCAAACCTGGACATCTGCATGAGTGCAGCTGGCATTGTCCGCGCACCGATTGTCCGGAATGCATTGACTCCAAGCACCTTCGATATCAGCGGGGGCAACCTCAGCAACTCGGGAGTCCATACGACAGCCGGCCTCGTGGCGACCTATCTCCGGAATGCCCTGATTCCAACCACCTTCGATATCAGCGGGGGCAACCTCAGCAACTCCGGCACAACGACGTCGACGAACCTCATTGCCTCAGGCTACCTCCGGAATGCATTGACTCCAAGCACCTTCGATATCAGCGGGGGGAACCTCAGCAACTCCGGCACAACGACGTCGACGAACCTCATTGCCTCAGGCTACCTCCGGAATGCCCTGATTCCAAGCACCTTCGATATCAGCGGGGGGAACCTCAGCAACTCGGGGACGACGCGCTCAGGGGTGTTTCGCTCCACGAATTCGACCGGGAGCAATTCCATCGGAGGAGTGACTCTGGAAAACGGGACCCTCACCGCCCCGGGTACGAGGAGTATCATCGCAGGAGTGACTCTGGAAAGTGGTCTGGTTTCCGCCACCATCGCGCGCTTCGCAGGGGGGTCATTCACAGTGGGGGAAGGGACATCCATCGGAGCCATTAGCAATTTCTCGAACTCGAGCAATAGCATCGGAGGCATCGATTTGAGCGCGGGGCGCCTCTTCACTGGCTCGACCACGAGCAATTCTATTGGAGGCGTCACACTCTCGAACGGCACCCTCAGCAACTCGACCACGAGGTCAGGTACGTTCTTTGCGAACCGGGGGTCATCGACGACGCCTGCGATTACCTTCTGGGACGTCTCGGGAACGGGGTTCTATCAAGACGACGAGACCTATGGGCCTGGGTCCATCGGCATCACCGTGAACCAGGTCCCGCGCCTCGTTGTCGGGACTAGCACCACGTATATCTTCGGAAATCTGGATGTCTGCGGAAACTTTAGTTCGTCCTCGGGGGGAGGTGGCGGTGGAGGCGGCGGTGGCGGTGGTGGCACAATTGCCTCAAATGGAACAGCCTCGGCTCCCTCCTTTACGTTCAGCAATGATTCGACCACAGGGCTCTATCTGCATGCATTCGGTAGGCTTGGGTTCTCAACGGGCGGCGTGAATCGCATGTCCATCTTGAACACCGGAGATGTGTCGTTGGGCGGGATGACCGCCTCGCGGTACATTCGAGGCACAACGGATGGCACCCGCACGCTCGACATCAGTGACGGCAACCTCACATTTAGCGGTGCGCTGCTGGGAACGACCTCCAATTCAATCAATACCATTGGCGGGGTCACTCTAACAAGTGGGCAGGTTATCGCCAGTACCGCCGCCGTCGGCCAGACTCCCTGGGACAGTGGCGTCACCATCTACTCGGGGGGCAACATGACCAACGACTCGTACACGAGCAATTTCATCGGGGGCGTCGAACTCTCGAACGGCACCCTCTGCAACTCGACCACGAGGTCGAGCGCGTTCTTTTCGGGGCCGGGGTCCGAGACGGAACCCGCCTTTACCTTCTGGGATGTCTCGGGGACGGGGCTGTTCCAGGCCCAAACCGAGAGTTATGGAACCGGAGCGCTTGGAGTTGCAGTGGGACAGTCCACCCGTCTCGTTGTCACAAGCAACAAAACCTATATCTACGGGAATTTGGATGTCTGCGGGACGTTGAGTGCAGCGGTGACCCTCGGCGGAGGCGGCGGAGGTGGAGGAGCAACGAGCGAGGTTGTCTACTACATTACCGAGAGCACGCCGAGTCTCGCCTGGCCCGAGGGCTATACACAGGCGCATGTAACCCTTGTTGGGGGCGGAGGCGGAGGTGGTGGCGGAACCGTCCCAGGCACCTCTGGTGGGGGAGGGGGAGCTGGCTATACACTGCAGCATCTCTTTACATCCACGGCGGCGACATTGGCGATTACCCCCGGTGCGGGCGGTGCGGGCGGCTTCGGTGGCATGGGCGAGGTCTCGCCGTTTCCGAACGGGGGCGATGGAGGCGACGGAACTGCCACAACACTTCAGTTCGGAGCGAGTTCCTACCTGCTCACTGCACCAGGAGGAAAAGGCGGACAGGGCGCAATCGGAACGTCTCCTGCCGTGGGCGGCAGCGGGGGGGTTGGATTCTACGGTGGCGGTGGGGGTGGCGGAGGGGAGGGTACCACACCCGGGAACGGGGGGGCCGGCCGACTCCTGGACGGGGACAATGGGAGTTCCTCTGTGGGAGGAGGCGGGGGTGGATGTGGTAACGGCGGGTCCAACGTGGGAGGAGGGGGAGGGGGAGGGGGTCAAGGAGGTGTCGGTGGCACAGGCAACGCCGCGTTCCCTGACAGGAACGGGGGAGAGGGGGGCCCGGGGTCCGGCGGAGGAGGAGGAGGGTATCTCGCCGAGTCGACGGCAGGAAGTGGAGGTGCCGGGGGCAATGGGTACTGTATCGTCCGGTTCCTCCAGTAAAGAACCTCGTCGGAGTATACAAACATGGGAATTGAGGTCACAACGTCCTTTGAAACACCCCAGGGGTTTTCCGTGACGAGTGTCTACATCCGACTCCAGCAGATGAATCTCCTCCTCCAGGGACCGACGGCTCGTGTCACTGTGTTCTTTTCCGCGAGCCTGTCCCGCACCAAGCGGTCTGCACAGCCCCTGATGGTCCCCGCGATGCCAACCTCGGCGACCTTTGACGCCCCGCTTGCCGATTGTATTCGCTACGAGGTTCTCTACGCCCACATCCGGCGTGTCCTGGAGGCCCGCAGGTTTGTCTGCACGCCTGTCCTGGAGGACGGACAGACGCTCGTGGAGTATGTCATCCCCGGAGCTTCTCCACAATCTTCCGAATCGACACAGACGACACCCCCGACGCCTCCGACACCTTCTGAACCTGCCCCAGAATCACCGCCAGAACCCCAGCAACCACCGTCTTCGGAGTATGCTCCAGCTCCGGCAGAGACTGAAGCCTAAGGACGACCCGGTCCCGGTCCGCCTCTGAGACTCCGAGCTCCGTACACAGCCGCTCGGCAATTCCGAGCTGCGTGTTCAGGACAGAGGACTCTTCGCCCTCAAACTTCGCAAGCGCCTTGCACAGCGCCCGAATGCTCACACGGAACATCCCCGCCAGTTCCTCGTGCGACCGTGTGGCATCGTTGTGCCGACACGCCATGAACACCGAGGCCGCCATCAGCGCCCGTCGAGTTTCGCCACGGGTCTTCTGCGCATCCTCCACGTGCTTGAACAGCCCACAGGCGTCCAGTACAATTGCTTTGGTGAGACCCGCGCGGAGTGCCGTCGCCTGAATCGCATCAAAGATTCCCATCCACGACCTCTCCCCGTGGTTCGAGAACGACCACGCAGAGAGTTTCATCAAACTTTTCACTTCTTCGGATTGATTGGGCATGCGCTTGCGCATCATCATGGACCCATAGGAGGAGTTCGGCAGAAGTTCAGAGGTGACGGTTCCCGTTCGCGACGGGTCGTCTTCGGTGTTGGCATAGACGCGCCATTCAGCGCCTTCATCAATAAAGCTTCCCAGGATGGCCCCACACGCCTTGCAAATTCGCTCTCCGCAGTCAATGTCAATGTCACTGTGGTCGCACTCCATCGTGTGGTGCTTGGGTGCAAGAGTCCAGAGTCGTCCGTTTTACCGCAGGGCGCTCCCGAACGTACTTTGGTCGTAGACGTTGGGGCGGTAATTGGAAATGAGCGGAGGACGGTAATTCGGCTTCTGGCCCCCCGGAACCTTCATCCACGAGATGAACAGATAGACGTTGTCGACGACCCAGACCAGAAACCCGGAGGCTTCCAAGGTCTTGATGAGGTAGTCGCGGGCCTCCGTCCTGTCGAAGAGGGCATATCCCCAGACATAGGTCGGAATTTCATAGACAATGTACGGAGCTTTGGGGTCATGAATGGCTTGCTGGCGAATCTTCGCGAAGAGCTGTGAGAGCACTGGACGCATCGCAGACATCCGTTGCTCCTTGCGAGCCTCTTGCTCGTCCCAGACCTCACGAGCTTTCAACATGCTTACCTCCTCCAGATAGAATGTTTCGCGGATTGGCCCTCGGAGGTGGTGGTGTTCGCGCTGGACTTCATGTAGGAGCGTTGGCGGTGTTGGAACAGACACGGGGGTCTCTTACCTTTCCGGAGGGAGTCTGGGGGTGCTCTGCAGGGTCTGTGCTTGCAACGGCCCTGGCCTTCAACTTGACCGCCGAGCAAATCCGGTCGATGTACATGCTGCATATGAACATGTCCACGGTGCTTCCGCCTCCACGCCTGGAGTCGCTCGCAGACCTTGTCACGAAGAAGGGACTCTTCGCGATGGACTGCTATGAAGCCACCGTTGTCGCAGCCTTCAAGGTCTATGGGATTGACCTGACGACCAAAACCATTGCCGATGCCCCGCAACCGCTCTACATTGTGGCGTCCAATTTGACCACGCACAATCCGACGGTGTTTACGAAGCAGGTTCGCATTCTGGATGCGATTCGGTGTTCCTCTTGCATTCCGCTCCTCTTTCAACCTGAAGTTCTCTACAACAATGTCTATGTGGACGGCGGTGTGTTCGTCGACTGCTTGGATACACTTGTCGGTCCCGATACGCTCGTCCTTCATATCTCGGACCCTGGCGAGAAGCTCTACGCGGCCGAGCTTGAAACCCTCTCGCTTCCCACGTACCTCCACCGGATTTACCGGTCGATGCGCGGCCGTCCCACCTCGCGAAATGTCCTTTGGCTTCGCAATTCCACGGTCAGTCTCGTGCAAGACTTAACCTTACCGGAACGGGAGGCCCTTCTCGCAGAGGGAGCCTCACAGACTCGCGCGTTCCTAGCCAAGCGTGTCCCGAAGGAAGGCCAGGATGTCTCCGGAGGTACGCTTCCCGGTGTAGTCGGAGAGGCCGGAACTGGTCTCTAGCTTAATCGTCGGATAGCCCTCAATCTGGTAGAGGGTCGTCGTCTTCCGGTCCGTCTCACCATTCACACGGACAGGGGTGACCCGCGTCGTTCCGAACATCGGCGAGTCCTTGAGCTTGGCCTCGAGGGCCTCCCATTCCGGCATCGCCTTCTTGGAGAAGCCGCACCAGTCCGTGTAGAAGAAATAGAGGGTCGCCGTTCCCACCGGCACCTCGCGCTTGGGCGCATCCACAAAGGGTTCCCAGAAGCGATAGGCCATGAGAAGGACGATGGCCAGCGACAGAACGAGAACGAGCGTCGTCATTGTTGAAGAAGGCGAGAAAGCTTTCGCTGCCGCGCAACCCAACGGCGGTAGGCTTCCTCGGGGGAGACTCCCTCCTTCAGTTGAATCCAGGCCACATCTGTGGTCATGCGTTCGGGTTCAAACGGCTTCGGGGCAATTGTAAACCACCGTCCTTGGTAGCGGACGAGATACATACCCAAACAAATCTCGCCCTCTGAAAATGCTGCCGCTCGCCGCGAAGGCTGTGGGCATTACACTTGCGATGAACTACGGTGTTCACGTCGGTTCATCGTTAGCGTTTGAGTCGTTGTGTGTTCCGCACACCATCTGGGACATTGCCCAGTCTGTCGTCTCTGTGGCCAGTCCGGTGTGCGGGTTCTTTTTGAATACAATGCAACTCACGCAGAATACGTTCGCAGTGACCATCACCACCACGGTCGCAGCGCTTGTGGCGGGGGTGCTGAAGCCTTAGGCAGCTTACACGCGGGGGAAGCCGACGAGGTTCGCGCCGATACCGAAGCCAGCGCCGGTGCGGGCGGAGGAGCCGACGGACGGGGCATAGATGTCGAGGATGGCGAAGGTGGCCGTCGCGACGAGGGCAATCATGGCGACCTCACCGAACTTGAGGGTCTTGCCCGGGAGGACAAAGGCGGCCACGGCGACCGCGAGGCCCTCGAGGAGGTACTTGACAACACGCATGACAAGGTCTCCCATGTCAAAGGCAGGCGCAGTGGGCTTGGGCTTGGACTCCATTGTTTATTCAGGAAGTGGGAAAATGTTTCGGCCCCCTAAAGAAAAACCATGAACCCTGTCCTTGCCGAATACCTTGGCACCACCGCCTTCCTGTCGTCCATCGCGTTTGTGGGAACTCCAGTTGTGATTGCGGGCACGCTCCTTGTCGTCATCCTCCTCATCGGCAAGACGTCAGGGGGCCATGTCAACCCCGCTATCACCCTCTGGGCGTTCCTGTCGGGCAAGGTGGGTCAGACCAAGGCGCTGTCCTATGTCGCTGCGCAGCTCGCGGGCGCCGTTACCGTCTACCTCCTGAAAACGAGGCTGTAGGCGTGGACGGGCTCGACGACCCCCCAACCACCTTGAGGAGAATGGCCCCGGCTGCAATCACCCAGATGCCCCACCACGGGACATACTGCGCAACATACCGCTGGACGACATAGAAGACGATCCCGTGCACGAGGGCCGCTGTGAGGCCACCTCCGGGAGGGAGGGTCACGAGGACACCGGGAACGAGCACGATGAAGAGCACAGACGAGGTCAGAAGGTCGTACATCTTTGTCTCTTCTGCGGAGAAAGGACTTTCAATCGTCTCTCGGGGAATAGAAAACTCATGCCCCGTGAGACGCTTCCCAAGGTTGAAGATGGACAGGTGATTGATTATCTTGACGAGGACTCTGAGATTCCGACGCAGCGGTACTGCATCATGTCCTTCCTCTCTCCCGAGAAGGTCCTCCAGGATAAGGAGCGCTTCTTTTTCAAGGAGTTCGTGCAGTACATGAACTACGACTGGAAGGTCAAGGGCCTCGAGCACTTCATGGCCTTCCTCTCCAAGAAGTATTCCCTGAAGGTCGATGACCTCCTCAAGGATGCCGAGGAGTTCGGCAAGGTCCGCGATGCCGAGATTCGCTCGACCGACATCGAGGAGCAGTACCAGGTCTTCCTCCTCAAGCACGAGAAGGAGACCCAGGAAAAGTACGACCAGACTGTAGAGTTCCGCACCAACGTTCGCGGTGTCAAGCTCCGCCGCGTGTTTGCGAACGTGGAGGAGGCTCAGGTCATGGCCAAGGTCTTCCAGCGCAAGTTCCCGAAGGACAACATCTACATCGGCAAGGTCGGCTGCTGGCTCCCGTGGGACCCCAGCGAGCACCTGATGCCCGAGGTCGAGTACGCCGAGAAGGAGCTCAACGAGCTGATGCGCAAGTACAAGGAGAACGAGTCCAACAAGGAGATTTTCTTCGCCGAGCAGCGCCAGGAGTCCATCAAGAAGCAGAAGGCCGAGAACGAGGCGCGCAGGCAGCAGTCCTCCAATGCGGCGGCGCTGGAGGATGCCGCCAAGCCTGTTCACCCGACCGAGGGAGTGCACCGCGAGTAAAGTTCTCATCAGAACATAAGAATGCCGACGCGGGCCCAACTGAAACGCCAAGCCGAAGAGGCGGCTGCCGCGGCTCCCGCAGCTGCCCCGGAGGAGGGAAGTGAGACGCCCGGGAAGAAGCCGAAGGCGGAACGGAAGACAACTGCGCGGGCCAAGCCGAAGGGGAAATCGAAGGCCGAGCCTGTGCCTGAGCCCGCTCCTGCGGCGGCTCCCGAGCCCGCCCCGGCTGCCCCGGCTCCCGCAACCAAGGCGGACCTGATTGAACTGATGGTCCCGCAGCTTCGACTCCATGTCCCGCCCGAGGTCCCGGACGATGCGCTTCGCGAGGCGCTGGACGCTGTTCTCATGGAGTCTCCCATCGACCTGGACGCCCTCTTGGTCCTCGAGGAGGAACAGGAGCGTCTCGTGGAGCAGGCCCGTCTTGTGGTGATGCCTCCCGAACCGCCCGTGGAGACTGGGTCAGCAGCAGCGGCGGCTGCGGCTCCTCCCGTCCCAGCTCCGGCCTCGCCCGCAGAGGTGGAAGCCCTGCTTGCGGCCACACAAGCGCGCACCCCTCCTGGGACGATTTCAGCGCCGACTGCACCTGTGCTCCCGGACAGCGAGGCTGAGGACAGTCCAGTGGCGGCTGCCCCTGGAGAGCCGGGGTTCAGCCCGAAGCCCGTCCAGGCGCAAGACTCGCAACCTCCTGCCTCTATGGCTGCAACGGCGCTCTCGCTCTCCCCGGCGCCCTCCATGGGGTCGGTGGATGAAGAGGCCATTGTGGGGCGGTTCCGCAGACTCCGCACGCTCGTGAAATCAGAGTCCGATGGCGTCCAAGCCGAGCTCGGAGAGTTTGGAGAGCGGCCGATTGACCTGGATGCCCTGAAGGCTGCAGATACGCCCACCAATCCTGTCTATCTGATTGAACTCGTTGAACCTGCAGAGGCTCTCTCGACCAAGGCGCTCGGCCTCTGTGTCCTCTATCGCATTACCCTTCCCACTGGACAGTACGATATCGCGCGACTCCTTGCCCTCGGAGTCCGGCGGGGCGAACCGCCAGCCCGTCTGACCGACTTGCTCCAGCGCTTTGCCCGGTTCCTCGCAGAGACCTATCCTATTCAGCTCCCCCAAGGTCCGGTGGCCAATCCCTCCATCATCCTCCAATATGCGCGGAGGCAGTTCCCGACGGACGCTGCAACGAAGACTGAACTCGCTGCAACCCTGAAGGAGCTCAAGAAGAAGTTTGCCTATGCCCCCTACAACCTCCAGGGGCAGCAGACAGGGTTGGTTGTCCAAGGACAAGCGCCGGTTGCCAAGTGGGACACGCTCGTCTCCAAAGTAGGAGAGGTTGCGGGCGAGGTGTCCTATGGCTATACCAGCTACGCGCCGGCGGAATCGAAGGTTGTCGGAGGAGACAAGGTGACCCGCGTGGATGCCTTCAACTCTGTCACGCTTCAATGGCAACCCTCCGAGACACTCGTCTTGGTCTCCACCACAGGCATTCTCGGCGAAGAGCATCCGCTCACCCTGGACACTGGCAAACCGACGTTTACCTGGACTCTCTCCCGCGAGGCCTTGACAGGAACGTCGGCGCCCATGACTCCCCTTGAACCGGCCCTTCCCCCGTCTGCAACCGACCTGTTTCGCATGCCGCGCGGAGGTCGCCGGACGCGTCGCAAGCGGGCTACTTCTCGCCGGTCTTCTTAACCCAGACTGACGGTCCTTTCTTCTGAACGTTCGCGGCATTGTAGTCATCTGCCGCGAGCATTGCACTCTGGAACGGGCGATTGTCCAGCCACAGCGATTGGTCGCACAGCCGAAAGGGCGGGTGGTCGGAGGCCTTGTACCAGAACACCTGGTCCTCCAGGCGATTGGAGGACACGTTGTTGCAGATGACCAAGCACTCGAAGTTCTCCGTGCACTGGTCCATAAACTGACAGAACATCTCAAACGTCGGAAACATGCCCGCGTAATTCTCGTAGATAATACGACGATTCCGTGTGATATTCTCGCGCAGAATGAAGATGAAGTCCACGTTGGTGCGCAGGTTCGGACCAATGCCGAGCGGGTACTGCATGGTAATCATGGTGGAGAGGTCAATGTGGCGCCCGTTCATAAACACGAACTTCGTGCTGTCCTCATTCATCCACGCCTTGGCATCGTAGAGGCAGTCATCCAGAATCAGAAACGCCCGCGGGTCAATGGAGGACGACCCTCCGCGCGCAGCCTTATCTTTGTTACGCTTGTCCTTGATGGTCGCCTGCCGCTTGATGACGTTCTGGACAATCTCAGGACGGTACTTGTCATGGATGAACTTGGAGGGAACCATATGCTGAAAGAACTCGTTGGCGACCTCCGTTGCACTAATCACCGTCCCCACCGGGAAACAGGACTGCGTGTTGAAGAGGATATCGCGCACCAAGAACGACTTGCCGGTGTCCTTCTTGCCGATGATGACAATCATGGGGGACTTCCGCGAATCAATGTCGCATCGGTCTTTGAGCATATTGATATCGAACTTCCGGAGCTGGAAATTCATCTTGTTCTTGGTACACGGAAATCCATCTCGCTCGTTCAACACGCAGAGGAGTCCGTCTGGGGGGAACACAATGGGAAAAGAGCTTCGCACCCTCCCCGTCTCGCTCAAAGTCTCTCGGTGCCCGCGTGTCGAGACCTCCTCGTGGGGACTTCAGAATCCACAGACGTTCTTTCCGCCTCTGGAGACACTCTTCAAAGTGGATGGACTTCCCAATCGCGCAGAATATGGCGTCACCCTCGCCGAGCGGGTCGAGTCGGTTGTCGACGCCGACACCATCAAGACCTCCAAGGGACGGACCGCAACCATCCATCGCAAGACCACCATGCTCCTGAGCCCCTTCAAGTGGATGCGGGGAGACTATGGAGTCTTTGGACTTCCCAAGCCCGAGGACGTCGCCGCAGATATGCAGGCCAAGCTCCAGAGTCCCCATTCCGCGGGCTATGTCGGTGCCCTGTCCAGTGTCCTTCTGTCCGAGTCGGGCTGTGTTCACTTCCCCAAGGTCTTCGGGGTCTATGTTGGACTCGCGAAGGACCATACGATTGACATCTCCGATGACTACGAGGACCTGATGGAGAAGCGCTGGTTCACCGACAATCTTGGCAAGACCTTCGAACTCCAGCTCCGCCAGGTTGGAGAGTCCAGTCCGTCCTTCACGCACACCCGTGGACAGCGGGCCGAGGTTCAGCTTGGTGAGGAGGCGCTCCTGGATGGAATTGAGGATGTCGCTGCAGACCATGTCTCCGAGCCGTCGTCGCGCTCGCACGAGGAAGATGAGGAATCGGAGGACAGCTCGGTTCTGGATGAGGATGAGAGCACGGATGGCGAAGATGAATATGAGATTGAGTCCTGTGACTGTGAGTCCGAGTCGGATGCGAGTTCGGCCTCCTTCCGGGATGACGACGAGGCAGAGCCGTTTGCCTGGGCGACCTTCCACAATGTCCCCGTGATTACGACCGTCATGGAGAAGCTCTCGGGCACCTTCTATGAGCTCATTGCGAAGCACCCCGAACCGACGAAGCACGCGGCCTGGGTGGCACAGATTGTGATGGCGCTGGCGTTTGCGCAGAGGACGTATGGCTTTGTCCATAACGACCTCCACGGCAACAATGTCATGTGTGCCCCGACGGAGGAGGAGTTCCTGTATTACCGCCACCTCGGGTTCGTCTACCGGATTCCCACCTATGGCTACATCATCAAGCTGATTGACTTTGACCGCGCGATTGTCTCGGCACGTCTGTCGGGCATGAAGGAGCCGCGACAGTTTGTGAGCAGCCAGTTCCAGCCGGATGAAGAGGCCGCTGGGCAGTACAACATGGAGCCGTTCTTCAACCAGGAACGTCCCCATCTTCCGGCCTCTCCGTCGTTTGACCTCTGTCGATTTGCAACGTCCGTCTTCTGGGACATGTTCCCCAAGGGCCCAAGCGTCCAGGACACGCATCCGCTCTTCAGTGTGTTCCTCGCGTGGATGGCCCAGGGGGATGGCACGTCTGTGATGTTCCGCGCCAAGCAGGACAACCACGACCGCTACCATGGGTTCCACCTCTACAAGGCGATTGCCCGTTACTGCAAGGACGCTGTGCCTCGCAAGGAGATTGCGAAGCTAACGGCGTTTCGTATTCCGACGCTTCCGCTGGGCGCGCCGTGTCTGTTTCTTGACGCGTGAGCCGCGCTTGCGACCTCCAATGTTGACCGGGTCTTCGTCTTCCTCGACAGGGGGTGCGGACGGACGAGGACGTGCGGGGGCTCCGAGGTGCTGAACAAACACCGGCCCAATCGCACCCGACGGTCCTTCAAGTGTGATGGTGCGTTCAGTGTTGGACGGACCTTGGAAGGTGAGCATATAGCCGCCGTTGTACTGCGGGTTCCCGACCTCTTTCATCCGAAGGAAGCGTCCGAGAAGCACACGCTCCGTCGTGGTGATGGGCGCCGGCGGAGAGCTCACCAGCTTCTTCAGCATCGAGCGTGTGTCCGGGGGCACAACTGTCTTGGTTTCCTCCTGCCCGAAGGTGGTTCCGGGATTCGTGCGCGCAATTCGCTCGACAGCATCTGGGCTTAGGAACTGCTCCATACCTTCTTCCGCGAGAGTTTCTGGCGGCGACGGCGGGTCTTCTTCGTCTTGCGACGCTTGCGACCTCCAATATTGCTCGGGTCTTCTCCTCCAGCGGGACACGCAAGGTCTCCAATCTTGAAGGCAACCACCTTCCCTCCGTCAGCCGTGATGGTATAGGACTCGGTCTCTTCGAGAAGCCCCCGAAGCGTCGACGCCTCTTCCAGAGGAGAGCAGAGACTCGCAAGATCACTGGCGGCTCTGGTCTTCTGCTTCTCCGTGAGGGAGTTGTACCACGCCGGCGTGTATGTCTTTGAAACCCGTGGCATTGTTTCTCTGGTGAGATAACAGTATGCGGACGTTCTTGAGTCTTCTCACAGCAGCGCTCCTCTTGAATCTCACCTTTGCAGGACTCACCTACCTCTTCTTCCACGGTCAGATTCGTGGTGCGAAGACGTTTGTGGATTACCTGCATTACGCGATTGGGTCCTTGACGACAGCAGAGGTTGCGGGCATGATTCCCGAGACTGCTGGCGCAAAACTCTGGACGTCACTCTATATCTTGACGGCTTGGGTGTTCTTCATTTATCTCGCGATTCATCATTTCACGACCATTCGACTCCTCTAGAACTCCGGCTTGCCCGTGAACATCTCCTGCGCAACCTCGGTCGTTGAAGCGACGGTCTGGACAGCATCCGCAATCGCCTCACCCCCCACGGCATAGGAGACTCCACCCGCAATGGCTGCGGCTCCAACTCCGAGCTTCGCGGCATCAAAGACATCGACGAGCTGATGCTTCGACCGGCGGTCGTAGATGTAGAGAAGCACCGTGATAACGAGAACGGCGCCCACAATGCTTGCAATCGTCTGAACGTCCATTTGTTCCCCCGCACGACAACGAACTTACAGATTTAACGTAAGGGGCTCGGCACTCTTCAGCTTGGCCTCCAGGTCGTCCTCGGTGGTCACCGACGCGTTGTCATCGTCAAAGTCATCCAGCTTGATGTCCTCACCAAGCTTGATGGGCGGCGGACCCTCGTCCTCGGACTCCTCGTCATCGGTCTCAAACTCATGGACGTCATTCGTCTCCGCGAACTGCACGGGAGTCTTCGGCTCCGGTTCGGGCTCGGGTTCCGGCGCAGGCTCCGGGGCAGGGGCACGCGACTGGAAGTAGGCCTTGCTGATGGTGCGCCACGGAATGAACCCATCGATGGTCTCCGACAGCGTTGTCTCCAGCATCGTCTCAATGTCACGACGGTTCCGCGCCTGCTGCTCGGACGTCACGCTCATGGTCTTGAAGAGATAGGCATTGCTCCAGCTCTTGCGGGCCGCGAGCTTGTAGAAGGCATGAATGAACTTGGCAAGGCTCGGGCGGTCAAAGTCAATCTGGACGTGCGAGGAGTCTGCCTGCTGGAGCGCAGCAAACGCGCGAATGTAGCTGACAAAGACTCCCAGGAGAAGGTCCTCAATGTAGTCGCACTTGGAGGCCGCGAGAATGCGGTCGACTTCCTTCTCCAGAATCTCGTCGGACCACTGGGGAATGCGAGTGAGAAGGTTCTGGAAGGTCTGGAGAGTCTTCTCGGGCTGGCGATTGCGCTCGCAGGCCGTCTTGGCCGTGTCGTAGATACTCCAGAGACCATCCGCGACATGCGGGACAAGGGTCCGCGCAAGGTTCTCGCGAAGACTCTGCTTGACAAACTCGCTATTCATTTGTTTAGACGGAGGGTCAAGAGTTCCTTTAAACAGACGCATGCCTCGCTTCGTTCTCATTCTCATGGTACGCAATGAGGAACGCATTCTCCGCCGCTGTATCGACTCCGCTGCGAGTCTCGTGGATGCGGTGTGCATTCACGACACGGGCTCCACCGACACCACCAAGGCGATTGCAACAGAGATTCTGACCACCCGCGTCGGCTGTCTGACGGAGAGTGTCTGGACGGACTTCGGCACCAACCGGACGAACAGCTTCCGGGCTGCGAAGGACTTTGTGGCCTCGAGGGGATGGGACCTCAAGGACACCTATGGACTTCTTCTCGATGGGGACATGGTGTTTCAACCCGGAACCCTCAAGACCACGCCCCTCACGGAGCCGGGCTATACGATTCTCCAGACAGCGGGACGTCTGGAGTATCCAAATTGCCGCCTGGTCCGCTTTGACCACGACTGGGTCTGTCGCGGTGTGACGCATGAGTACTGGGACGCCCCGACAACGCCTCTGCCCAAGACCATCTGCTGGATTGACGACCGAAATGATGGAGGCTGCAAGTCCGACAAGTTTGAGCGGGATGCCCGGCTTCTCGAGCAAGGTCTGAAGGATGAGCCCACGAACGTCCGCTATATGTTCTACCTCGCCCAGACCTATCACAGTCTGGGACGGTATGCCGACTCGATTGCGATGTATACAAAGCGCTATGACGCTGGAGCCTGGGATGAAGAGCGCTGGTATTCCCTCTACATGATTGCCCAGTGCCATCTTGCGCTGAACGACCCGATTGCCTTTGAAGCCGGGATGCTTCGCGCCTACGCCTTCCGCCCGACACGTGCAGAGCCGCTCTACAAGCTCACAAAGTACTTCCGCGAGAAGGGCCAGCAATTCAAGGCCTATCAGTATTATCTCCTCGGACATGCCCTCCAGAAGCCCGGAGACTCGCTGTTCGTCGAGACAGATGTCTACGCCGGTCTCTTTGCCTACGAAAAGACAATCCTCGACTACTACGTTGGAAAGCATGAGGAGGGACTGGTCTCCTCCCTGGACTATCTCCTCACGCGCAAGGACTATCTGGACACCGTCTACCAGAACATGGGCTTCTATGTCAAGCCTCTCGGACTTCCGCTGAAGAATCATCCGATTGACCGCGAAGTTGCGGGGTCAGACTACCATCCGACGTCCATTTCAACGACGGTCTACAAGGGACGCAAGCTGCAGAACGTTCGGTTCGTCAACTATAGCATTGACCAACGGAATGGGTCGTACACAATGAAGGAGGGGACCTATTCGACGTCCCACCACGTTCGCACGCAGAATGTCCTGTGGGACGGAGAGGCCGCCTTTCTCATGAACGACGCCTCGGTGACGCTCCCTCGTCGCCCAACCCACATTCGGGGATTGGAAGATGTCCGCGTCTATACGGATGCACGGGGCGACCTTCGGTTCCTGGCCACGTCCTCTGAGTACTCGGAGAAAATTCGGCAGATTACAGGTCTCTATGACGTGGAGTCGCGTGGGTATCGTGACTGCAAGGTCCTGGAGTCTCCGACGAATGCGGAATGCGAAAAGAACTGGATTCCCATCCCCGGAACGGACTCCATCGTCTATCGCTGGTCTCCGCTTGAGGTTGGACACCTCGAGGGGTCTCGGTTTGTCGTGGACACGACGCGAGAGACACCGTGGTTCTTCAAGCACCTCCGGGGGTCTGCGACTCCGGTTCGCATTGGGAATGACCTCCTGTTTCTCGTGCACTATGTCGAGTACTCCCAGCCTCGTAAATATTATCATTGTGTCGTGACGCTGTCTGCAGAGACCTATCAGGTCCGGCGGATAAGCCTTCCGTTCGTCTTTGCGGCCCATGGCATCGAGTATTGCATTGGAGTCTCATTGAGTGGGCTTGGGCTGGAGTGTGTGGTGTCGTCCTGGGATGACAACCCCCGAACTGTCACGCTTCCGATTCACGCCCTTCAGTGGCTAAACGTAAAGGTGACGCCATGATTCGTTCGGAACACTTGACAGGTCCTCCAGAATGTGCTTCGCGAGCTCACTGGTGATGGTGAGCGGCAGCGCAATCTTGGTGTAGAACTTGTAGCTCTTCGCCGTCTCCTCGTCCGCAATCCGGAGGAGATTGATGCGGGTCACGAGCGTCTCCACAGCCCGCATGAGGGTACGAACGCCCTCCTCGTCCTTCGAGGCCTCGCTGATGAGGAACTTGATGGCCTCCTCGGAGAAGGTCACATCCGTCAGCTTCGTGCGCTCCAGAATCTGCGGCACGACGTACTGCGTGAGGATAATCTTCTTCTCGTCCGCGGTGTAGCCATTGCACTGGATGACCTGCATGCGGTCCTTGAGAACCGGGTGAATCTTGCTCTCGTCGTTGTAGGAGAAGACGAACAAGCACTGGGAGAGGTCAAACTCAACGCCTGCGAAGTACCGGTCGTGGAACTGGGTGTTCTGGGACCGGTCGGTCATGTGGATGAGCATGCTCACGATTTCCTGCCCGTGCGCCGTCTCTGAGACCTTGTCCAGCTCGTCAAAATACATGACCGGGTTCATGCAGCGGGCCGTCATGAGGCTGTCGGCGATGCGTCCCCAGGTGGACCCCTCGTAGGTGAAGGAATGGCCGACGAAGTTCGCGCTGTCGGAGGCTCCCCCGAGACTGAAGAACTCAAACGGCCGCCCGAGGACCTTCGCAACTCCATTGCGAGCGAACGAGGTCTTGCCCACGCCCATCGGACCCCGCAGCGCGATGACGTTGCCGACCGACTGGGGATTGCTAATCCACTGGGCGAGGATTTGCATAATCTGGGTCTTCGCTCCGTTCATCCCGTAGACGGCCCCATCGAGGGTCTTGCGGGTTTGCGCGAGGAAGTCTGAGCAGGGCTTCGGGCCATCATCCAGCTTGACCGGGAGCGGCACGGTCTGGCCAAAGGGCAGGCGCAGGAACCCATCCACCCACGACCGAAGCTTGTGATTCTCACCGCCTTCGCCTTCCATCCGGTCCAGAAGGTCGAGCTTCTTGATGACGGTTGCCTTGAGCGAGTCCAGGATGGGCAGCTCCAGGATGCGGAACTTGTACGGCACATCCCCATCCTTCACCAGCGCCGAGAGCTGCTTCATCTGCTTGTTGAGCTTCTTCTGCTTCGACTTCGGGAGGTCCTCGTAGTACTCCTGCTCGTCATCATTCAGGTCCAGGGCGGGCGACTCTGCACCCTCGTCGTCCTTCTTTCCCTTCTTCTTCATCCGGTGGGACGGGACGTACTTGTTCATGAGGTAGCCCAGGAACCCGCCCTTGGGAGGCTCCTCGTCATCCTCCTCCTCCTCGTCGTCGTCCTCAAAGTCGTCCTCGTCGTCCTCATACAGGTCGCGCGGACGGTTATCAATTTCAATGCGAATCCGAGAGTTCTTGAGGATGGGGACGCGGATGGACTGGGTCGGCTCCTCTTCGGACTCCTCCTCCTCGTCCTCCTCCATCTCCTCATCCTCCTCCTCGTCGTCCTCGTCCTCGGGGACCTCCTCTTCGTCCGGAGTGTAGTCCTCGTCCTCTTCGGAGTCCTCCTCGTCGGCGGGTTTCAGAGTGTCATCTTCAATCCACTTCACAGACGGGTCGCGCTTTCGAAGATTGTACCGACGAGGCATCCTTGCTGCCTCCCAAGAGGAAAAGCTGCCTCGTTTTCGTTTTCTGCAGACTATACAATGGAAGAGCTAGAGTCGCTCATCGACGTCATCCAGACCGAGAACGACAAGCGGGCGGCGGCGGACCCGGCCGTCCGTCTTGCCTTGCAAGCTGTGGAAGAATTCCTCAAGCTTCACCCCGTGATGTGTTACGGTGGCACGGCTATCAACAACCTGCTTCCCAAAGCGGACCGATTCTACGACCCCGAGACGGACATTCCGGACTATGACTTCTTCAGCAAGACGCCCCAAGAGCACGCGATGATGCTCGCCAATCGGCTCCACGAGACCGGCATCAAGAACATTGAAGTGAAGCCGGGCGTCCACCTGGGAACCTTCAAGGTCTTCGCAGACTTCGAGGGCGTCGCGGATATCACGGAGTTGGACGAGGAGATTTTCCAGCGGCTCTGGGATGCGAAGCTCGTCAAGGATGGGATTCATTACGTGACACCAGACTTCCTCCGGATGTCGATGTACCTGGAGCTCTCTCGTCCCCAGGGAGATGTCTCTCGGTGGACCAAAGTCTATACCCGCCTTCAGCTGCTGAACAAGCACTATCCCATCGTCTGCAAGAAAGAAGCCGCGGAGAAGCACGACCTCGTTCCCAAGCCCCTCAAGGCCAAGCTGATGAAGATGCTCAAGGAGGAAGAGGTCGTTCTGCTCGGCGTCAATGCGGCCGAGACGCATCTCAAGATGGAGTGGACGTTGCCCATGACGCTCCTTGCGAACAAGGACACGATTCTGCGCCTGACAGAGGGCTACAAGGTCTTTGTGAACGAGGGCTCGGAGATTCTTCCGCCACTCTATTTCGTTCATCTGCCCGAAGAACCCGAGGGCTCCACGGCCTTTCTGCGCTTCTATGAGACCACCGCGTGTCATTCGTATCACAACGCGGGGGACATCCGTGTGGCGTCCATTCCAACCATTCTTCAATTTTTCTTTGCGTATGTCTATTCGGCGGCGAAGCAGTCGAACATCGAGAGCATCCTCTGCGTTGCGCAGCGCCTCGTGGACCTTGCAGACCACAAACCGAAGCGTCGCTTTGAGATTCTGACACCGATTGACTGTCTCGGAACCCAGCATTCGCTGGTGGATATGCGCAAGGAGAAGGCCGTCCTCTACGAGAAACTGTCGAAGAACAAGACGTCGCCCGAGTTCCTTCAGTATTTCTTTACGTATACGCCGGGGTTGTCCAAGACCCAGAAGCAGCGACTTCGCAAGGCCCTTCGCAAGACTAGGCGGGCCTAAACTTCATCACGAGATTGGACTGATACGGGAGACCCTCGCAGGTCGAGCAGTCCGCCCCATAGATGTCACGACGCCCGACCTCCTTGCGTCCCTGGATGAAGTCTGCGAAATATCCAATCCCGTTGGGCGTCCGGTTGCGCCAGGCATTCGCTCCCACAGTGGAGGCAAAGTTCTGGTAGATGTCCTGAAGACGAATGCGCGCCGTCACATCGGACGCGTTCTGAAGGCGAAGACCTGTGATGCCCGAGACATCAATACCGCGTGCACCGCCAGAGCTCATTTGTTTAGGCGGTAGAAGTTAAACGTCCGATATACCAGGTGATATCAAAGTAGCCGTGCTTGCCCACCTGCTCCTCGGGCAGTTTCGGAGGCTCTGCGGCCGCCTTCGCACTGACCTCAGCGTACGAGAGCGCGCGACGGTAGTAGGCCAGCCGTCCAATGTAGCCGTTCCAGCCCGGACCTGTCGTGAGCGAATCCTCCGTCAGGTCAGGGAGCTGTGCAAGCGTATGGTGCTGGCGGAGCGTGCCATTGATGTAGATGTCCACGGAGGTCTGGTCGACCACGAGGGCGAAGTGAATCCACTTCATCGCGGGGATATTCGGGATGAGAATCGTCTCGGTCGTCGTATAGGTCTTGACCGACACGCTGAGGGAATTGGACGTGCTATCGAGGTACAAGGCCGGTGCATCGCCGCGCGAGAAGAGCTTCCGCTTGCTTCCGTACCCCTGCGTAAAGTCCTTGAAGATGAGCCAGCCCGTGTAGGAATAGACCCGACCCTGAGGCTGATTGAACGAGGGAAGCAACGATGTCGCCGACCGTGTCGTCGCGTGCAGGCCAGACTGCACGTCAGGAATCAGCAGAACACTGTCCGTCGACGGAGCTGGAGAGAAGACATAGTAGAGAAGGGCTCCCACTAGGATGAGGAGTCCGAGAATCAGCCACACACTCATTGTTGGTTAGGAAGAAACAAAACCCCGCGACGTGAGGCGAAGCACAGGAATCCGAGAGCCTTGCGCTGGCGCAGACGCCGGGACATCCTCGGGAAGACGAGGCCCTGCGGGGGTCCACACCATTCGAAGCATCATATCGTACGAGGTCTTCTTCTGAAACTCAAGACTCGCAGGGTCGACCTTGCGTTCCCCCATCTGGTAGATGTAATGAATCCGGCTCGGGTCGGACCGGAACTCACGCTCGAGGAATCCGCGCTTGGCCAGTCGAATGGTCCAGTCCAGGTCTTCCCCACGCACCGCATCGCCGAAGGGGACAAGCTTCGCAACATCGGTCAGCATCGGGTTGAGATGATTGGGCGGACGCAGGAACACCTCACCGGACGCCATCATGCCTGAGAGCGTGTTCTCCAGACTGTGTGTGAAGGTAAACTGCTGAATCTGTCCCCGCAGCCGCATGACGTGGAAGGACCCCGAGATGGTGTCCCGCAGGTCCTCAATGTACGCATCCGTAATCGCGTCATCGTCATCAATGAAGGCCATATACTTGCCCTTGGCGCCCTGAAGAAGGTCCTGCCGCTTGCGGCCGATGCTCTTCTCACGGTTGTCAAAGGCGATGCAATACTCCACGCGAAGGTGAGGGGCAACCCGTGCGAGCGTCTCGCGGAGAGAGGCCAAGAGCGATTGGAGGGAGGCTTCCCGTCCCGGAATCGTGGGAATGAGAACCGACCAGTCGTAGGCATAGGCCTTGCGCGAAATATACGTGTACATGTCTTCGTTCCAATACTTCTGATTGCGGTCGTAGAGAGCGTCCATATACTGCGAGTAGCCAGCTCCGGGGTGCTCGTGGCGGATGATGCAATAGGGAACGTAGAGGCACCGGTCCGCGTACTGCATGCGACAGTGGTCGGTGAGCTCGGTGTCACAGAAGAGACTCTTGTAGGCGGGGTCGTAGATGACTCCGCGCTGGTCATAGAACGTCCGGCCGAAAATGCAGAGCGTATTCAGGTTGTTCCCCTGGCACCCATCGTCGAACCAGAGAATCCCGTTCCGGTCAGGGAACCGACTCACCATGTGGGTGCGAAGGATGTCATCGTAGCCGCGAATCTGGGGCATCATATCATCGGAGACGAGCACCACGATATCCCAGTCCCAGTCCACCTCGGCCATGTTGGCATTGCACGCCGCAATCTTGTTCGCATTGCGTCCGTAGAACACTCGAGACCACGCACAGGGACCCAGGGCGCGCTTGAGGTCTTCGGCATTGGCCATGGACGGGTCATCACTGTCGCACGTGACGGCCACACCCAGGAGGTCCGGACGTGCGGCAAGGCGAACATAGGTGCTGAGGGTCTTGAGAACGCGGGCGGGACGGCTCCGCGTAGGGCACTTGAGGAGAATCCGCATACTTGTTTAGAGGGTATACGTGCGTAATTCCTTTCCAGCTTTATCGAGCGTGCTAAACCGGAAGGTATAGCCGAAGAGCGAGGAGACGGCCGAGTCCACAGGAGCCGAGGTTTTTGCAACGGGGGCCTGGCAGCTCGTGCCGGCGGCCGCATACGCCCGTGCATCCGTCGGTCCAAGCATCGCGGAATACGTCTTGAGGTTGCAGACAGAGCCCGAGAAGCCGTTCGTGTCATCGCCAACCTGAATATCGCCCAGGACCGGCTTGGGAACCCCCGGAAGCACGCAGGACTTGACGAGGCGACCATCAATGTAGATGTCGACGTTGCGCTGGAAGACCGTGACGGACACCGCAAACCACCGCTGGAGGGGCACGTTCTCCACCGTACAGGTGAACGAGTCTCCGGTGCTGGAGGTCGTTCCCGCCCCCGTGGTGGTCGGATAGATAGCAATCTTCACCTGGAGGCTATTGTCCGTGGGGTGGAGCGTGATGAACGGGCTGACGTCCGTCGCAGTTCCAGTCGCCAGGCGCTTGACGACCGTCTTCTCCTTGGAGAAGTTAAAGTCCCAGTCTGCAATGTACATCCAGAACTGCATCCCGAAGGTTCCATTGGCTCCAATGGGGGCATTGGCCGCCGGAATCGTTGTCTTCGCTTTTCCGGAGACAGGCGCAGGGACCTGGTCTCCCGACGTCGACGAATCGCCCGTCAGGCTGACCGTGGACAAGCCACGACTCTTGCGCATCGCGTTGTAGATGAGAATCCCGACGAGGAGGGTTGCCGCTCCAGCGAGCAGAACAAGCACCGTCTTCACAGAGGTCGTCAGCCAGGAGGTCGCGGGCTTCGGAGCGGACGACGCCAACGACGGGATACTGCTCGTCGGGGCTGCTGACGGTTGAGAGGGCGTTGACGAAAACGGCCACATTTGTGTTAAGCAAGGAACTTTCTTGTGTCTCCGCTTCCAAGGCAATGGAAAAACGGACCTTTCTTTCACCTCCACACCACCAGCAGATGTTTTGTAACAACTGTGGGGGGCGTGGTCACCTGTTTCGGATGTGCAAGGACCCGGTTCTGTCGTGTGGACTTCTGCTCATCGATCGGTCACGGCTCCCCGTGGACCCGTCTCAGATTCATGTGCTGATGATTCGCAGGAAGGACAGCATGAGCTTCGCCGAGTTCCTGCGCGGGAAGTATGACCCCACGAACATCCCCTACGTCAGCACACTGGTCAAGAACATGACCCTCAAGGAGCAGGTGGCCATTGCCACCGAGTCGTTTGAGACCCTGTGGAAGAACCTGTGGGGCGATGACCGGTCGTCCTCGGACTTCCCGACGTCCAAGGAGCGGTTCTACTCGCTGGACCGCATGGCGCTGATGAAGGACAACCTCTCCGAGTACACGGAACCTGAATGGGGCTTCCCCAAGGGGCGCCGGATGCGCGGAGAGACCGACCTCGCCTGTGCCGTCCGCGAGTTCACCGAAGAGACGAACATCCCTCGCGATGCCTACATCCTCCTGAACAACATCGTCCTCGAGGAGACCTTCACGGGCCTCAATGGCGTTCGGTACAAGCACATCTACTACGTCGCGCTTCTGGTTCACCCTGAACTCGTCAACCTCACGCAGAAGTTCACGCCCATGCAACGGAGAGAAATCTCCGGAATTGCGTGGAAGACGATGGCGGACGCGGACGTCCTGATTCGCCCCCATCATGTGGAGCGGCGTGCGATGCTCTCCTATCTCAAGAGCATTCTCGAGGTGTTTGAGACAGATTAGATGCGGAAGCGATAATAGTAAACGGTCAACATGTACGAGACGACGGCCAGGATGAAGACCCACCACCAGAGCGGGAACACAGTGGCTTCACGGTCCTGAGTTCCAAAGGGACGAATCCGTCCCTCCTGCCCAAAGGCAATGCTGGGCTTGAGGTACAGGAACCCTGCCATGAGAAAGAGATAGATGGCGACCATCGTCGTGCGATAGGATTTCCGCCCCATTATCAAATCCTCACGAAAAACAATGGCGCGACCGTACATCCTGCCGAACCGCAAGGCGTTCGCGGACGCAGTGGCGCGTCTCTTTTTGAAATACCCCACACCTCCACAGACCCAAGAGGACAAGGACGTCGACCTCTGCCTGAAACGCGACAGTGGGACCCGCGAGCTCCTCCCCCACCAGAAGATTGTGCGGGACTACCTGTCTGCAGAGACCCCCTACCGCGGGCTCCTCCTCTACCATGGCCTCGGGTCCGGCAAGACCTGTTCGTCCATTGCCGTCGCAGAGTCGTTGCTGACCACGAAGAAGGTCTTCGTCATGTTACCGGCCTCACTCGAGGCGAACTACGTGGAGGAGCTTCAGACCTGCGGGGCGCCCCTCTATCTCTATGACCACCACTGGCGCCAGCAGGCTCCGAATGCCGAGTCGGTTGAGGTGGCCAAGCGCCTTGGCATCACCGAGGAGTTCGTCAACGAGAAAGGAGCGTTTTTCACTACCGTCCCCGGCGAGGAGCCGAACTTTACCAAGCTCCCCAAGACCGCCCAGGACCTCATTCAGGCGCAGTTCGCTCACGTGCTCAAGCAGCGGTTCACCTTCATCCGCTACAATGGATTGTCCTCTGCGAATATCGCAAAGTATGTTCCTGAGGATGGTTCGAACCCGTATTCGGGTAGCGTGGTCGTCATTGATGAGGTCCATAACTTCATCTCACGCGTCATCAACGAGTCCGAGCTCGGCGGCAAGCTCTACGAACGCCTCTACAACGCCATTGACTGCAAAGTGGTCGCCCTCTCCGGAACGCCCGTCATTAACCGTGCGAATGAAGTTGCCTTCCTCATGAACCTCCTCCGCGGACCCCTTCAGCGCATCGCCATCCCCTTCAAGTCCAGTCCCACGTGGGACGAGGAGAAGATGACCAGTGTCCTTCGGAATGTCCCGGATATGGACACCGTGGAGTTCAACACACTCAAGAAGGTCGTGATGGTGACCCGCAATCCTCCGCAGTTTCGGAGCATCTATTCGGAGAAGGGCGACCGGACGGCCGTGCAGTATGTCAAAGAGATGGGCTACATCGCGAGTCCCCAGGACTGGGTGTCCTCGTGGAAGTCCACGTTTGAGACAGAGGTTGGAGGCGCCGAGCTTGCAGTCGACCGGATTACGGTGGAGGCGCTCGAATGCCTGCCCACGAAGTACGAGGAGTTCGCGTCAATGTTCCTCGACGGACTTCAGATTAAGAACGCCAATCTCTTTCAGCGCCGGATTCAGGGCTTGGTCTCGTACTTCAAGGGGGCGGATGAGCGCATGCTTCCGAAGGTCATTGAGTCGGACCAAATGCTGGAGAAGGTCCCGATGTCCCCCGAGCAGTTCAACCACTACCTGGAAGTCCGCTTCAAGGAAATCCAGCAGAACAAGCGTCGGGCGACGATGGGCACCGACGACAAGGAGATGAAGACCTTCCGTGTGAACTCGCGACTGGCGTGCAACTACGCCATTCCGCCGGACAAGCGTCAGACCAACGAAGACGCCGCCACGGAAGACAGTGTCCCTGAGAAGACGACCATCTTGGACGCCCTTCGTGCGGACCCCAAACGCTATCTCTCCGAGACAGCCCTCGAGACCTTCAGTCCCAAGATGCTCCGGATGCTCACCAACATCAAGGCCTCCATGGGCAAAGGTGAGGTCTGGGCCAATCAGTTCGTGTATTCGCAGTACCGCGAGCTCGAAGGTCTTGGCGTGTTCAGCGCCATTCTGGATGCCAACGGCTGGCAGGAATACAAGCTCGTGCGAGAGGCCAACCAGTGGGTGGAGGACCCCAGCATGAGTTCGGAGAAGCCGGCGTATGCCTTCTACATCGGCGCCAAGGCCGGGGATGACGCCGAGAAGCGTGAGCTCATTCGTCACGTCTTCAACGGCAGCCTCGACAAGCTTCCGCCCAGTCTCAAGGCCTCGGTAGAGTCCCGCGGGAGGAAGATTCTCTGCGTGTTCATGGCCTCGTCCGCAGGTGCCGAGGGCATTACACTCCTGAACGTGCGCCGCGTCCACATCATGGAGCCGCACTGGAATCCCGCGCGCCACGACCAGGTCATTGGACGTGCAGTTCGTATCTGCTCACACGCGAGTTTGCCCCAAGACCAGCGCACCGTCAAGGTGAGCTTCTATGTCTCTGTCTTCACCGAGGAGCAGGCGAAGTCTACGGAGGGGTCGAACAACGTCGTTCTCGTGCGCCGGTCCGACTTGATGACGAAGCGGTATGAGGGAGACCCCCAAGATGTCTTCATGACGACCGACGAGTATCTCTATGAGATTTCGTATGAGAAGGACGTGACAACCAAGCGCATCTCGTCTCTCTTGAAGTCTGCAGCCGTGGACTGCGAGATTCACCGGAAACTCCATAGTCGGGAGACTCCGGTGCTCTCGTGTATGCGGTTTGATAGTACGGCAACGGGAGAGGACCTTGCGTACAAACCGAGTCTGAAGACGGACGATACAGATGCGTCCTACTTGCGCAATCTCACGAAGCGCAAGCGGACCCTGCAAAAGGTGTCTGTGAAGGGAATGGTCTTCCTCTACGACCCCCAGACCAAGGACATGTATGACGGCCCGGCCTTTGAGGACAACGAGCGGTTGCTGCGGGTGGGGACGAAGACAAGTGCGTCGACGATTGAGTGGATGTTGCCTTAGGCACTCAGAAGGTCCTCCAGCCATCCATCGCAGACCGTCGTCCAGGACTTGAAGGGATAGGCCTTGACAGTCTTGCGAAGCTCGGGGAGACGCTCAATGGCCGTCTTCATCGCCGTTGCAACAGACTCGTAGGTGAACGTCGGAGCCCAGCCCCCGAGCGGCATGGACCCCGCAAAGTACGCATCATCGCCCGGAGGAATGAACACGGCGGTGGACTCGTCGAGGAACGTCCGGAAGCTTCCAACATCCGTCACGACCTGCGGCGCACCCGTGAGCATGTGCTCCAGCTGGCAGAGCCCGAAGCCCTCGCCGTCAGAGGTGTTGATGCCGATGTCCGCGACATTGTAGAGCTGGTTGATTCCATCGTCTCCCACGACGTTCGGCGGCGACGTATCGATGAGAACGAGTCGTGCAAGCGCAGACTGGTCAAGTCCGGCCTGGGCCGCCTCGCGCTGGAAGATGGCCGGAATATCGTAGTACGCGCCGGCCTGAGGATTGAGATTCGTCGCCAGAATGAGGTAGGCGGCGGGCGTGGTCTTCAGAATCCGTGCGAACCCTCCGAGCGTGAGGTCGAGGCGCTTGCGCTGGCTGTTCCGGTTCACGTTCAGGAAGACAGGCGCCGAGGCAGGAATCCCGAGATTCTTGCGGAGCGCAAGTCGGGCATCCTCTGCGAGGGGCGTGAACGTCGTGCTATCCGCCGCATGCTCCAAGACGCGGACATCCGGGAAGTCGCCGTACGCGAGGAACTTCCGCTTCCAGACCTCCGTGAAGCAATAGACACGGTCCGCGTGGTCGTGAATGGACTTCATGAGAGGGGCAGCGATTCCATCGTAGACCTGGTCCACGTAAATCCAGAGCTTGTAGGTCGAGGTCTTGCGGTCGTGCTTCATCGCCTCCAAAAACTTGTAGATGATGAGGGGGTCATTGTAAATCATGACGACATCCGGACCGACCATCTCAAGATAGTCGTAGACCTTGTTGAACCCAAAGCCCTCCTCCTTGGGGTCCTCATTCGCAGCCGCATCATAGAGATTGACACTCGGCGGCGGCTTGCGATGGCCTGGGGCATTGGGATGGCGCTGGAAGCCATAGTGAAAGAGCTTCACGCGAGGGGCGAGGGTCGAGGCCTGCTTGAGAAGGTTGTGCGAGACCTTGGAGTATCCAGTGGTCTGGTCAATGTGCGTGCTGACGAGAACGACCCTCATTTGAAACTACAGGGCCACCCACGTATAAATCTCTTCGCGTAAGACAATGCAGGTCAACTCCGCTCAGGACTATCTGACGCGCTACAAGCGTCGCATTATCGCTGCGACATTCTATTCGACACCCCCCGAGCAGAAGGATAAGACGAACGCTGTCTTCCTGAGTGCGATGGCCAACAACGCCCAGACCCGGCAGCGGGCGCAGGTCCCCACAGTTGTGAGCGCGTGGGGTGGGGCTCCGGGAGGTGCGACGTATGTCTCCTCGTGCACGAGTAACTGCTCTCTGGCGACGGGGGCTCCGGGTACGTTTCAGGTCGTGAACACGAAGGATGTCGTCTCGCGCCAGGCCCTTCGCCCGATTGGCGTCCGCGCAACTGTTTCTCAGCAGTGAGCATGGACGATTCCATCGCACGTTGGGTAAGTATCCGTGGGTTCCAACTTGCAAGCCTCTTCCTGTTCTTACGATTCGTCTATCTCGTCGAAGAAGAAAGTTAAAGATTCCGTCTGCGTAGATACAAATGCCGGGCGGCTTGCTTCAATTGGTCGCCGTCGGAGCTCAGAATGAGTTGGTCAACGGGAGTCCCTCCATGACTCATTTCCGAGCCGTCTACCGTCGCCATACCAATTTTGCCATGGAGTCCATTCGGATGAGCTTTACGGCGTCGAACCTGGAGTTCTCGTCCACAGGGACACGCACGCTCTCGTGTCGGGTTGACCGCTATGCGCAGCTCCTGCACGACACCTACCTGATTCTCACCCTTCCGGACATCTGGTCTCCTCTGAAGTACCTCGGGTCGGCCACACCAACCCTTCCCCCTGGCTACGGTGCAGGAATCCAAACCGAGACGGAGCCGAACGCGATTGGCTATGAATTTCAGTGGATTGAGAACATCGGATACAACCTCATTGACCGCGTGGACATCACCCTCAATGGGCAGTCCATCCAGACGCTTCGGGGCGAGTGGCTCAAGATGTATTCCTACATGACCCATGACCGGAACAAGCGCCAGATTGTCGACCAGATGGTCGGGAATGTCCCCGAGCTCACCGACCCCGCGAATGCGTATGACCGGACCAACCAGTATCCACACGCGATTACCCCCGTCACGACCCCGTTGGTGGCGCCGATGACGACGATTCCTGAGCCGAGCATTCGCAGTCGCCAGCTCGTGATTCCGCTCCACTTCTGGTTTGCAGAGAACCCGGGTCTTGCGCTTCCCCTGGCGGCGCTTCAGAATTCCGAGGTCTACATCAACGTCACGCTTCGGAATGTCAATGACCTGTATACGGTGATTGACGTGGACCCGACCAGTTCGACCTACGGACAGCGCGTGAAGCCGACCAACTACCCCCTTCAGCGCTTCCTCAGCCCGCCGAAGACTGACGGGACGGAGAGCAACCCGCTGTTGACGACGTTCTTCCCTAATCCCTATCTCGAGGGCAATTTCATCTACCTCACGGAGCTGGAGTGGAATCAGATTGCCAAGGCCGACACGACCGTGCTCGTGAAGACCGTCCGCTACGTTGGCAAGGAGGGACAGTTCGGTGGCAATACAGACTTGGAGATTCCGATGTACAACCTTGTGACCCGCATCGTCTTCGCAGCCCAGCGGTCGGACCGGATTCTTGCGAACGACTGGGACAATTACACGAACTGGCTCGACCCGAAGCGTGCACCCTGGACTCCTATCTCCAGTGCAGCAGTGACCTCACTCTATTCCTCGGGACAGCAGCAGACGACGTCCACGTTCCCACGGGACCCGATGGTCGACGGAGTTCTGATGTTTGATGCCAAGGAGCGCTTCCAGACGAAGCCTCTGCCGTACTTCTCGCTCCTTCAGATGTACCGGCATACAACCGGAGAGGCTCCGGGGCTGGCTGGGCTCTACATGTATTCCTTCGCACTGGACCACGACCAGTACCAGCCGAGTGGCGCTGCGAACGGCAGCCTTTTCAACAAGGTCACGCTCCGACTGACGCTGCAGCAACCCCTTCCGCAGGCCAGCACGGCGACAGGCGCACCGACGACCAACATCGTCTGCGTGTTGAAGTCGACCGTGTTCAGTCCCAACCCGACCATCATTCCTGCGGGGAATGTGGGTCTCTATGACCCGAATGAACTCGTGACGGTGGTCCAGGGCAATGACAACGTCATCTTTGTCTACACGTACACGGTCGGTGTCTACGTGGAGGCCATCAACTTCTTCCGCATCGTCTCCGGTCTTGGCAATCTTGTGTTTGCGAATTAACAACAGGATGGTTGTCATCAAATCGGCAAAGTTTGGAGACGAGTACGACACCACCGATGTGTCGAAGTCCCTCGCAGACAAGGTCAAGGATGGGGCGATTGATATCTACGTGGACTCAGGAATCATTCCCTTTGTTGACAAAGCCAGTGGCGTCAACCGAACACGTCTCACGGATGACGAAGCGCGTGAAATCAAGGACACCGTCGCCGAGATGTGTGGACCCACCGACCAGGTGTGCATCGAAATCAAAAAACAGGAGCTGGCCGAGGCGAAACTTAAGCAGAAAGAGGCCACGAAGACCACCTCCACTGCGCAGGTCATTAAGGGACGGAAGCTCACCGTCACGTATACGGATGACTCGGGGAGAACGCGGACCGCGATTATTCCGGAAGGCCAGCAGTTTCAGGTGGGAGACCTTGGGAAACTGAAGCCGACTCCGGAACCCGTGGACACGACACCAAGTGCTGCATCTCAGGTGTTCTCCTCCGTCTGGGGGGTTCTCGGCACGACGGTTCTCGTCTTTCTCTACGCAGCGAGTATCATCGTGACCTGGATGACATTCGTCAAGTATGGGTCCAAACTCGTTGCCGGTGGGATGGTCGCAGTTGCCGTCTTCATTCCCTATTCTGGCTTCGGACTGTCGTTCTTCGGTCCGTTCCTTGCCGAGTACTTCCGCGTGGACAAGCTCTCGCGTCTCAAGGCAACGGTTCCCGAAGAGTTTGCCGCGATTGCGAAGGCCAACCCGTTGTTGCTTCCCACGGGTCCGGCGAGTGGGAACATCCTCTCGGGAAGGAAGTAATGCTCGAAGCCCGCTGGGTCGTTGCCGGCGCCATTGTCGGCATGCTGATTTCCACCGTCCTCATTCCTCCGACCCGAAAGGTCAAGGTGCTCCCGCAGCCCGCGGATACGAGCACCTTTCACGTCGACACAGGGTGCGTTCGCTTCATCTCGGAGGAAGTTCCCTGCACGGCTGAGCCCGACTCATTGAATTTGCTCGCAACTACATAATGGCGTTCGTCACAGGAGAGCGCGTGTCTGCAGTGATTGCGAAAGCGTCCCCCTTTTTCTCGTTCCTCATCGGACTGGGGGTCTTTGCTCTGCTCTTTCATCGCTCGTACACCGCGGAAAAGGTCCCTGCGTTGCCGCTCAAAGAGATGGCTGGCAAGGTCGTGCGGAATGACGGCAAGTGCTATCGGTACCGCGTAGAAGATGCATCCTGCGAAAGCTCCTCTCCTTCATAAACAAATGGAAGATGCCACGTCGCTCGATGCACTTCTCCCGTCCCCTCAGGGTCCTCAGTCTCAGCCCCCCATGATGGCCATGCCCAGCATTGCGTCGCCCGGGCACTCTGGAATGGCCCCGAGCTTCAAGCCCAGTCTTCCGGCCATGCGCTTTCTCTTTGCGAACACCACCCTCTACCTCGCCATCTTCCTCGCGGGGGCCATCGTCTCGCTCTCAACGCCCCGCAACCTTCTGCTTCAGTATATTCCAAACGCCTACACGTCGGGGGGTGTTGTCAGCTGGACTGGCGCAGCGATTCTCGGTGCAGCGACGGTTGTCCTCACGAATCTGCTGAATACATTTTTGTCGGGCTTCCTTGGCTGAGAGTAAGGCCTTGAAGATTTGGGTCATGAGATACACCTTCCGCGCCTGAATGGCCTTGTCGGGATGGGGCTGCTTCGTGAGTCCGAGAAGAAGATGTTCAATGCGAATCAATTCATCGTCCAACCGATGCTCGTCCAGCACTTGCTCGACGTAGCCATCAATGTCCATTGAAAACAGATGGGATTCTATCTAGAGCCATCCGTTTCCATACAGCATGGAGTCATTCTTGTCCCTTGGATTCAGCGCGCATGAGGTTGCACTGCTCGCCGATGCCCACCAGGCCATTACCAAGTCGGACATGTGGGAGTACATGCGTCTCCCGAGTACACCTGGCAAGGATGGGTTTATGTTCAGTTCTGCGATTGAGCTTGCCCTGATTAACGCCGAGATGAAGGCCTCGCACAGCGGGGCGTCGTATGCCTGGACGATGCGCCATATGGAGCGGATTGCAAAGGACGGGATGACCCCCTGGGCCAACGCCCTTCGTGCGGCGCAGGCCCTGGAGCAACTCCGGCACGAGGAGGCCCTGACACGCATCCGAGCGGAACGCGCGTGTCCGTGTCGCGTGGACAAGGGCTTGACGTCCGGCTGGTGTGGAGTCGCTGGAGGTGGTGTCCCTGCGTGCGACCATTAAAAGCCAAGCCTCTCTGGTTCTGGAATGCTCGTCCCTGTCCCGGACTACCTTCGTCAGCCTCCCGCCTACTTTCATACCCGCATTCTCGTGGGTCCGGGGGCCTTTCTCACCCCGAAATTTGTGTTTGAACGAGGCATTACGCATGTCATTAATTGTGCCTTTCCAAAGGATAGCCCTGCCTGGTTCGCGAGCAAGTTTCCGGACAAGTATCTCTGTCTCAGTGCGCCCGACACTCTGACGCACTGGATTTTGGACTGGTACCCGCAGTTTGAGCAGACCCTCCAGTCCTTTTTGCGTGCGCCTGGAGGCGGGGTTGTCTACGTCCACTGCCAAGCCGGAATGAACCGGAGCGCCTTCCTCGCGCTCGCCTACGTTTGCTCACGCTTCCACATGGATGGCGAGACAATGCTGGAGGCGTTCAAACGGCAACGTCCTTGCATGTTTCAAAATCAGGTCTACAGGGGGCAGGTGTTGAACTTTCTAAATGGATGTCTTTCGCGTTCGGAAAATCCGGGACAGTCCGTCCGGGGGACAGACGACGGGAACGCTGGACTCCGTCCACCGGGATGTGGTTCAGACTCTGCGGGAGTTGATGTCGACGCAGGACGAACGTCAAACGGAAGTGACACAGCTCAAGGCTGAGATTTCTGAGCTGTATTCGGCGAATACGATGGAGGCGGTCGTTCGGGCCACCCATCTGCAGACAAAGCTGCGGGAGCTGGACGCCGACGAGACGCACGTGGACCCTGTCGAGGACTACTACATGAAAAACGCGGACCTTCTGCTGGACTACTACAAGAAGCAAGAACCCACAGCCCTGCAGACGGGACCGCGCGATGCGAGCACGTTCCTCAAGTTTTTTGCCAATGCGGCAGCCGGAGAGTCCGGACCGACGCGCAAACAGATGTTTGACGAGTACGTCCAGCGGATGAGGCTCTCGGCCGGTCCCGAGATGACGCAGCAGTTGACGGAGCACTGCCTGACCTGCAATGTGGCCCGGGAAGAGATTCCGTCGGAGGGCATTCTCGTCTGCCCCAAGTGTGGGTCCGAAGAGTATGCCTTGGTGGTGAGCGACTTCCCGAGTTTCCGGGACCCGCCCAAGGAGCGGAACAACTATGCGTACAAAAAGATTAACCATCTCAATGAGATTCTGAATCAGTTTCAGGCCAAGGAATCCACCATCATTCCCGAGGATGTGATGAATGAGGTCATTCTCGAGCTGAAGAAGCGCCGGATTACAAACGTGGCGGATTTGTCGGAGGAAGACATACGCCAGATTCTCAAGAAGCTCGGGCGGTCCAAGTACTACGAGCATCGGACCCACATTCTCAGCCGCCTGAACGGCAATCCTCCGCCGACGATTACGCCCGAGATTGAGGAGAAAATTCGGGCCATGTTCCAGGAGATTCAGGCTCCGTTCCTGCTCTACTGTCCCGATGACCGCACGAACTTCCTCAGCTACTCCTACATTCTGTACAAATTCTTTGAGCTCCTCGAGCTGGACGAGTATAAGATTTACTTCCCGCTGCTCAAGTCCCGCGACCGTCTCATCGCGCACGACACCATCTGGAAGAAGATTTGCGACTACCTGCAATGGGAGTTCATCAGCAGCGTCTAAGACGTCAGCGGGTACGTCCCACTCCCCGAGATGTCATCGTCATCCCGTCCCTTGAAGTACGCTTGGAAGACCTTGTTCCACTTCGGGTCCACCCACTCGTAGACTCCGTCGCTGTTGGTCTCCAGCATGTCGCGAATGTCGCCCTTGACATCGAGCAGTTTGTGCCGCTCCGCATACTGACGGTTCTTCCGCGCCCCGTGGTAGAGGTGCTGAACGGTTCCCTTCCGAAAGGTAATACGAGGGCGAGGCAGCTTGCAGTAGTCCTCGTAAGAGGCCTTCATCGCCAGAGGCAGAGACTTGAAGCCCGGAGGGAACTCCTTGTTCAGCCAATGCGCGGTGGACAGTGTATCGCCGCTGCCTGAGACGGCCCAATCATAGAAGCCGACCTTGCGATACCACTCGCGACGGAAGGCCCACGCAAAGCCCGGGTGATAGGTGAAGTCCCATTTGGTCCCCGGCATCTTGACCACAGACTGCCGACGAACTTCGGCCTTCTTGTAGGAGAGGTCCAGCCAATCCGCAGTCAAAAAGGGCTGCACGACATCGTAGTCGTCCAGGAGGTCTGAGGTCTCCTCGTACCAGCTGTCATCGGGGAATAGGACGTCGGCATCGAGGAAGGCGAGTTTTTTGTACTTGCGCGGAATGCGCTGCTCCAGGAGGCGGCAGAGACGCTCCTTGTGGAACATCGGCGACTCGCCTCGAACATGGAAGGCTTTCTTGAATTCCGGTTCGTTGTCTCCAAACACAAGCTCCAAGACAAAGACCGGCAGTCCCTTTGTCTTGTAGTAGTTCCACACGTAGAGCGCGTTCATCAGCATGCGTTTGGACTTGGCGGGGTTGAACACCACGAGCCCAATCGCCATGGTATGGGACTGTGAGGCACCCATTATTTCTGGGGGAAGAACAAATGGCACCGATTGATGCGAATGTGTTCGTTCCTGTGATTCTCTTCATCCTCCTGACCCCTGGTCTCCTCCTCGCCCTCCCGCCGGGCGCCAGCAAGACCGTTCAGACCGTGACCCACGCCGTGGTGTTCGGTGCGGTCTACTGGGGACTCCGCTCGGTCTTCCCGCAGTACTACTAAGCCCGCAGCCAGTCTTCCACCTGCAGCCAGAGAGACTCCAGGGAGTTGAAGGCGGCGAGCGGCTTGGTCCAGCGCGCAATGCTCTCAGGGCGGTTGACATCAATATTGGAGACCAGGTTCACGAAGTCCATGTGCGTGACGTAGGTGGTGACGAGACCCAAGAGACGGGCCCGCTCGGCGGGCGGCTTCGTGAGCAAGGCGCGGCTGACAACAGAGTCCATATGCTGGAACGGAGGAGGCTGCCGGTAAGTTCCTCGGAATGCACACACTGGCATGGTAGCGTATCCACAGTTCACTCGAAAAGCTCTGCCCACAGGCCGAGCATTCATACAGGGGGACGGGGTCCATTCTACTCAGATAGAGTGTGCGCGTGTGAAGGTGACAGACGCTGCTCAACCCGTTTGCGGATACTCGCGCTGCAAATTTGACATCTGCCGAGGGATGCAGACTCTTCCCAACGAAATCCTGTCGAGCACAGCATACACGCAGTCACGTCTCGCGCATACTCCTTGTACAACTCGCTGTGTCGTGGGTGTACAGCGTCCCATCGAAGTTGGTCTTCTTCCACACCCATCTGTTGCTGGTGTCGCTGGGTGCGTTGCTGTTCGACCGCAGTGAGGTGGGGCCGCTCGCCGTCTATCCGCCGAGCAACGACAGTCTCTTGATGGCGTTGCTCGTTTGCGCGAAGACGTTCGTCTTCCTCTCGTTCACGCGCCATCCTCCGTTCCCATCGCTCCGTTTCCTCTCGGAATCTCCTATCGCGCTCTTCTCTCCACCGCCGATTTGCTTCTTCTTGGGCAGCCTCACGCTCACGTTGGGCTGCGGCTTCTCGGCGTTGGCGTTCGTCTCGCGCATGTCGAATTGCCTCTTGTCTTGCGATGCATTCGGGTCGGAGGACTTCGCGAATACATGTCAACGCGATGCTTTTCGCATCGGAAGGAATCGCGTTGATTTCGTCGGCTCGGATTTCATGCCAAGGTTCTGGTCTATCCATCTCCCGAGTGTAATGCGTATTGACGATTTCAAAGATGCACACAAGTTCGCCTTTTGAATCGAGTACGGCTACGTCTGCAGACTTGTTTGAGTCGTTAAACCGAAACCGATATTCACACTTGACGACCGTGTCGGAGAATCTACGCACTCCCCAATGCGACATCCGTCCACATCCGCAAGGGCAGACTCTACCAATATCAACTTCTTTCAGTCGTTCTAGGAACTGTTTGAGTTTGAATTGCGCGTTTCGGTGTTTCTGTGTGCTCGTCGCGCCTCGGTCGTAATACGTGCACGAGCGGGAGGGGTCTGGGTTGTGCGCAAAGTGAGGTGCCCGCTCATTTCCCTTTCGTACACGAACGCCCCGATGACAGTCGGGACATGTATATGGGGTCCGCCGAAGCGCAGAGTTCGGGTCTACGAGATGTCCCTCTAAGTTGAGAGCTCCGTGCTCAAAGTGAGCCATTACCACCGGAACGACTCTAGGGCGAAAATCCGTTTTCACCACAAAAGTAAGGCTACAGAACACGCGTGGAGACCACACACTTACATCGCATAAATCCCGTGAGGCATCGCGCCGACCTCCAGCGGGTATCCGAGCGCACGCAGCACGCTGTTGTGCGTGAAGCGGTCATTCCTCAGCTTGTGGATGCGCTGCGGGTTGGCAGTCATCTCAATCACAAGCTTGTACTCTGCAGGATGGTTGCCCTCCCGCGCACGTGTCTGCGTCTTCAGCAGCACGGTTCCAATCATGTCGAAGGCCTTCGTGTTGCGGTTCGGGCGAACTGCAACGCGAGTTCCAGGCCCAACAAGGTCGTCGCGCAGTCCACTCCGCTGTCCATCCCAGGTCAGTTCGCGAAGCCCAATTCGCTCGGGAGACACTCCGACCGGCAGGAGGTCGGACGTCCAGCGGTCACTGTACTCGCCATCGGCGAGAGTCACGAAGATGATAGACGGCATTTCTTGTTGCATTGGGATAGGGTACAGTCCTCTCTCCAGTCCAACCCCGGATTCGTTTTTGTCAGTTACTTGCCCGGGCGAATGTAGTCCCGGTCGTCATCGCGATACTCAACCTCGTCGCTCTCTATCCGGAAATTCATCCACGCCCCTCGAAGCGGCTGACCATAGGCATCGGTCAGCGCCTCCCGAAGCTTCATCGTTGCACCGTGCTTGTACCCCTGGCGCTTCTTCCAGATTTGAAAGGCGGCCGCGACCTCTGTCCACAGGACAGGGAGCCCCACGCGCTCTGCAGGAAAGACGTGCTTGTTCAGGAACTGGCGGATGACATCGTCTCCCAGAATGCGCGAGGTCGCTTCATCTGTCTCCTCTGTCTCCTGGGGATTCCACCAGACCCCGTCCATCAGCTCAAAGTGGAGCTTCACGTGAGCAGGGTCCACGCGGAAAAACTCCCGGCGAGGGTTGACCCGATGGTCCTGCAGAATCCGATGGAGAACCTGCTCCTTGTGGTTGGCCTCCCGCACATACCGCGCAAACTCTGCGGTAAAGGGGGTCGGAATCCATGTGTTCGGTGCATTCGCATCCTCCAGGCGCTGCTCAACGGTGGCCTCTGTGAACCCAATCTTCACAAGCCCGGGCATCGAGGGATTCGTAAAGCAATAGACGTAGCCCGCCATGCTAAAAGACATCTACACAACAGTAAGTTCATTTCGGTCTCAAATCTCATCAGCCGGGTCATACCCCGGCGCAGACTCCTCGCAATAGGCGCAGCCCGCGCACTGGTCGCATCCCGGACGGGTATCCTCCAGTTCGTTCGCGAGAAGCTCTGTGAGCATCTCCAGTTCACACATCAGGTGTTCCCACTCGTCTTCCAGGGCATCCTGGAGGGCAGGGAGGAGGGTCGGAATCGCCATCCGGGCTTCAACGCCGTTCAGCTCCAGCTGAATCGCGTCAAGGCGTTCGAGAGTTGCAGTGGTGTTCATTGTATCAGCTGGGGTCCTTGTCTCCTGTCAGGGAGGAACCGGATTCGTTTTTGTCAGTTAATACTTGGGGAGCATAGGCTTCGCCGCCTTCCAGACAAAGCCAGAGACGAGGGCGAAGAGGATGGCGTGCGTGAGCGCCGGGGAGGTGAAGGGGGTGGAGAGGTTGACGAGGACACCCGGGACGAACGCGTAGAAGAGAATCGCGGAAAAGACAAGCTTGGCCCACATTTGTTTGTCTTTCCTCCCGAAAATATCCTACGGCGCGGCTGGGAAGAGGGACCGAACTCGAGACTGAGAGGGGCGACGGTAATACGTGGGCAGGAGTTCACGGGTGTGGTTGGTGCACCGGTCGCGGATACAGAGGGCCGCGCCGACCAAGAGAAGCAATCCGAGTCCAGCGACAGCACCAACAGAGCCGACGTCCATTGGTTTAGACCTGGAGAAGACACGGGCCATCTGTCCGCGTGCCATCTGGGCAGGTCGTGAAGGGCTCCTTCACGGCACTGTAGTCGGGCGGCGTCGACCGGACCCCCGGGCCGGGCCAGACTCCGAACGTCTCCTTGGAGAAGACCTTGGACGCACCCCCGAGCGAGCCCGCGAAGCACTTATCCTGGCCCGAGACACACCCGACGCCCGGGCAGTAAATCTGCGACCCCGGGCAGGCCTTCTTGCCCACGGCGGGGAAGACGAGGTAGTTCAGCACCAGCAACAGACCCAGAATGATGGCCGGCATCCAGAACATCGGGGGGAGGAAGGCTTGTTTTGCCATTTGTCTTCTCACGCGAACTTCTTCTACTCCACCGGGGAGACGGGGCGCTTGGCGCAGGCATTACAGCTCGGAGCCGTCTGGGTCGGGCGAGTTCCCCACCAATACAGAATGAACACTACGAGCGCGAGAAGGAGAAGCCAGGTCCACATTTGGTTCTTCCCGAGACTTCGTGCGCGTGCGGGTCAACGACCCATCGGACGCTCGATGCAGGGTGTAGCTATGCCGGGGGGTCAAGAGAGCCTGTGCGGACTGCTGGGCGGGGTTGGCCCGAAGTGTTGTTTCGGCGACCTCCCACTTGGATTCTGTCAATTGTCGGTCGGCAGGAGGAGGGACCTTCAGGGTTAGAGCCATTGCGCTTATCTTGGGTATGGGAATTCCCTTTTATGTCCGGTCTCTCATCCGTTCTCATCCGGCCATTGAGACGGCTCCCCCCACGGACGTCGATGTCCTGGCCTTGGACTTCAACTGCTTTCTTCATCGGTATCTGACCCCCGAGAATCCTGTCGGAAGCATCGTCATTGCGCTGGACAGCTTCCTCCGGACCCTCACGGCCAAGCGCATCTACATCGCCTTTGATGGGCTGGTTCCGTACGCCAAAGTGGTCCAGCAGCGGTATCGTCGAATGAAACATCCCGAGCCCTGCGCCTTCGACAAGCATCAGATTTCCCCGGGCACGCCGTACATGCGCGAGCTCGCGGATACGATTCGTCTCCTGTTCCCCCAGTGCATCGTCTCAGACACCCTGGAGCGAGGGGAGGGCGAGCACAAGCTCTTCCTGTGGCTTCGCACCCTTCCCGAGGACGAGCGCAAGCGCATCTGTATCTACGGACTGGATGCCGACCTCGTGCTCATCGCAATTGCCCAGAGCCACCTGGGCTCCATTCAGGTCCTGCGCGAACGGGAGAAGGGCCCCGGCTTTTCCGCCCTGAGCATCCCTGCGCTGATGGAGGTGCTTCCCCTTGCACCCGACCTCTATGTCAAGCTCTCCATCATGAGCTTCGGGAATGACTTCCTCCCCAACCTGGCGATGTTCTCGTTGCGAGAGGACGGGTATACGCGAGCCCTCTTCTATGCGAACAAGAACACGGCGCCGAAGGATGAACTGCGAGTCCTTCTCAAACGTGCCAAGGACAGCGAGCGTCGCATTGTCGCGCACGATGGACATGCCCTCGAGCAGCGATTTGGGGCGCAGTTGATGGACGGCGTGGTCAATTGGGAGCCGGTTGTTCACGCCTTCTGGAAGACGTACGCGTGGACCTACCACTACTTCACGACCTCGGAGGTTCTGGACTGGACGTGGGTCTATCCCTATGCGGAAGCTCCCCTGCTCACGACGCTTGACGCCTATGAGCAGGAGACCGAGTTCACCTGGGAGCATCCAGAGCCTCCCTACGGTGTTGACGACCAGTTGCAGTTGATTCTTCCGGAGGCGAGCCTGCGGACAACGGGGTTGGAGCCTCGATTCCCCGATGAGCTCTATGACGAAGCGACGGAGACACGGCACCCCTGGATGCGGCGGTATACATGGGAAGCCGACCCCTGGGTGTCAGTTCCGCTTGGTCGCCTGACTAGAACAACCGAATACGCCCTCCCACCATCCTGAAGCCGGCGCGCGTCTGGGTGGTCGCCCGGGGCATGAGGCGTGTCGGCGGAACGTCTGCAGTCTGACCCCCCGGGACATGCTCCACCCAATGCCGGGGAATGACCACGCCGTCATCGCGAAGGGTGACCTCAAACTTCGTATCACGAAGCCCGAAGTAGTCAATTTCAATCTTCTTCAATTCGTAGACCTTCTTGAGAGCGGTGATTCCAGAGGTATCCTGAATCGTTCCCCAGAAGCGCGTCAGGTGGTTGATATAGGAAATGCGATAGTCCTGCGCAGACCGCAGCTTGATGTTGGTCTTCAGAACGCCCATGCACTCTTCGAGTGTTCCGTAGACCGGTTTGGACAACCGCGCGTTCACGACGTTATGACACCGGAAGGCGAACATCGCAAAGGCCTGACGCGAGTCCAGATAACCCGGATACTTTGCACGGTAGTTTGCGTGCATGGACCGGAAGTGGTCGCGACAATGCGGACACGTAATCGTCTCTGTGAAGAGACCCAGCCACGTCGTCAGAAGGTCTTTCTCGGATTGCGTCGGATGCTCGGGATAGATGGTGGAGACGGAATGGAGGGTCATCCATCCCAAGGGTCCCCAGACAGCTGTCATTGATTTTACTTGGAGACAATCATCCCCGCCTCCATGCCGCCTTCCAGGATTTCCTTGGCGATATGGGGAGGCGTCTTGTCCGAGATAGGAAGTCCAGACCGCCGAAGAGTCTCCCGCACGGCTCCAATCGGCATCGTCTTGACCTTCTTGTGAATCGTGTCCCGACGCTTGGCGGCCCCCTTCTCAGTGAGGATGCGGAGGGTCGAGCTCCGTCCAGATGCAATCGGGGGAGGCTTCGCGGGGTCGCGCACTGGCTTGATTCCCTTGACACCCCCGACCTTCTTCAGGATGCTGCGGGGATACGTGCGCATGGTCTTCTTTCCGGCTCGGGGGACTGTCTTCCGAGTCGCAGCCGCCTGGGGAGCCGGACGGTCGCCGACCTTGACGATTCGGATAGCCGTGTCGGTCATTGTTCTTAGGCCAGAATCCATTCCGCGCTGAAAACGGACGCACTCGTTTACACACGACGTCCAGCACACAGATACCATGGACCCATGCTGGGATGCAGTCAAGTCGTACTTTGCGAATGGCGTTCGCCGCCTCGTGGACCACCAGGTGGATTCGTATGAGGACTTCATCCGCAACAAGCTCCCCCTCATCGTCCAGTCCACGCCGCCCATCAAGGTGTGGCACGAGCAGCACCCCGTCCACAAGAAGTACAAGTACGAGTTCACGCTGACGTTCGAGAACGTCTCCTACATGAAGCCCCGCATCACCGAGGCCACGGGTCGCGTCAAGCCGATGCTTCCCATGGAGGCCCGCGTCCGCAACTTCACCTATGCCGCGCAGATGCATGCCGACATCCGGTTTACCGCGAAGACGTATTCTGGAGACACGTATGCAACCTGCACCGAGGAGTCTCGTGTCTTTGAGGGGATTTCCCTTGGCAAGCTCCCTGTTATGCTTGGCTCTTCTCTCTGCCTTCTCAAGGACTACCCCCTCTCTCTCGAGCAGTATGGAGAGTGTGCGCACGACCCTCTTGGCTACTTTCTCATCCATGGGTCGGAGCGAACAATCCTCTGTCAGGAGAAGGTTGCAGACAATCGCATCATGGTGTTTCAGTCCAAGAAGGCCAGCTCCAAGCACTCCTACTCCGTCGAGCTGAAGTCGCTCTCTGAGACCTTCACAATGCCGCCGAAGAAACTGGAAATCCGTCTGTCCTCCAAGTTCAATGGATTTGGGTACCCTCTGCTTGCTTGCGTGCCCCGCTTCCGTGAGGACATTCCTGTTGGCGTGTACTTTCGCGCGCTGGGGATTCGGTCTGATGCTGAGGTCGCCCGACTCGTTTGGGGACGTCTCGAGGACCCGCACGTCGGGCTCCTGGGAGCTTCGTTCCGTGAGTGTGCAGAGCTAGGCGTCTTCTCGCAGGAGGACGCTATCGGCTTCTTGGCGAACAATCTCCAGTACGGCACCACACAGGAGGACAAACACGCCTATGTCCGCCAGCTCCTGACCACCGAGTACCTGCCGCACGTCAAGTTCGCAGGGGAGTCGGTCGGGCTCGCCGTCCACAACACCCGCAAGGCCCTTCTCACCGCGAGCATGATTCGCCGTCTCCTCCTGACCGACCAGGGGCAGATTGCACTCGATGACCGTGATGCCTACCCGAACAAGCGCGTCGTCACGACCGGAGCTCTGTTGACCCATCTGTTCCGCCAGCTCTTTCAGAAGGTCTGCAATGACACGCGCAATGAGTTCGTCCAGGAGGTCAACAATGACGCCTGGAAGAAGGGTGAGCCGCGCCCGATGGACATCCTCAACATCAACAACCTCTACAAGATTCTGAAGCTCTCGACCATTGAAGGCAAGCTGAAGCAGGCCCTCGCCACGGGCAACTTCACGGTCCAGGGCCTCGGAACGTCCAGCTCGACGTCGCTCTCCAACGCGACCAAGGTCGGTGTCTCGCAGGTGCTCGCGCGCATGTCCTACTCCGCGACGCTGTCTCACCTCCGCCGCATCCAGACGCCGGTGGAGAAGTCCGGCAAGCTGTTGGCGCCCCGCAAGCTGCACGGTACGTCCTGGGGCTTCGTCTGCCCGGTGGAGACGCCGGAGGGTCACTCAGTGGGTATCGTCAAGACCATGAGTCTCCTGTCCAGCGTCACGCAGCACGTTCCGAGTGCGACGGTGCTCCACTTCCTGGAGTCCTGTCCGGGTCTGACGTGGGTCGATACGCCGCGCGTCTATGAGGGAACGGCGATTACGGTGAACGGTGTCATCGTCGCCTACACCAAGGACCCGAAGACGCTCACCGACACGCTGCGGTCAGCCAAGCACTCCTTCCGCCTCCATCCCCACATCTCCATTGCATGGTACACGCTGCTCAACACCATCATCATTGAGACGGACAGCGGTCGTCTCGTGCGCCCGGTCGTTCGGGTCGGCTGCCCGATGGCGTCGCCCGGTGCGGACTGGACCACCTGGCTGACAACGACGATGGAGTACATCGATGCCTCGGAGACAGAGACGCTTCGGATTGCGTCCAGTCGCGCAGACTGCACTCCGTACCATACTCACTACGAACTCCACCCGAGCCTCATCGTCGGACAGATGGCGGCCAGTATCCCGCTCTCGGACCACAATCAGTCGCCTCGCAATACCTATCAGTCGGCCATGGGCAAGCAGTCGATGTGCGTCTACGCCGGCAACTACGCCAAGCGCCTGGACAAGAACGGCTACATGCTCTGCTCGCTGAGCCGACCGATTGTGGAAACCCGGTCGATGAACATCCTCAAGATGCACGAGATGCCCTCCGGCATGAACGCGATTGTCGCCATCGCGTGCTACGGAGGCTATAACCAGGAGGACTCCATCATCATGAATCGCTCGAGCGTGAACCGCGGGTTCATGCGCGGCCTCTACTACACGATGTACAAGGACGAGGAGCACCGCAATGTGACCTCGGGTCGTGAGGAGAAGTTCATGCGCCCGACCAAGCACAACACCCGGAAGTTCAAGAACAGCTCGTACGCGGCCATCGGCGAGAATGGGCTTCCCGTCCTCAACTCCACGCTGCAGGAGAACGATGTGGTCATCGGCAAGGTCGTCAACCTGCGCAATGACACTGCGGGCTATGCGTATCGTGACGCGAGCACCACGCACAAGAACTCGGAGCCTTGCCGCATCGATGGAGTCTGGCAGGACAAGAACTCGGATGGCTATCCGTTCATCAAGGTCCGCGTGGTCTCGGAGCGCATTCCCCAGATTGGCGACAAGTTCTCCTCCCGCCACGGGCAGAAGGGAACCGTCGGAATGATGTTGGAGGAACAGGACATGCCGTTCACCGCGGCCGGTCTGCGTCCGGACCTCATCATGAACCCCCACGCCGTCCCGTCCCGCATGACGATTGCACAGCTGATGGAGAACATCTTCGGCAAGGTCGGCGTGCGGCGAGGCACGCTGGGCGATGGAACCCCCTACGACCATCTCAAGGTTGCGGACCTGCGCGAGCACATGCTCGACCTCGGACTGCAGTCGTACGGCAATGAGCTGCTCTACAATGGGCAGACGGGTGAGATGATGGAGGCCGAAATCTTCATGGGACCGACCTTCTATCAGCGCCTGAAGCACATGGTGATTGACAAGAAGCATTCCCGCGCACGCGGACCCATCGTCAGCCTCACCCGCCAGCCGTGTGAGGGCAGGGCGAGGGATGGGGGATTGCGTGTCGGAGAGATGGAGCGAGATTGTATGCTGTCGCACGGAGCGGCTGCGTTCACGAAGGAGCGCCTGATGGATGTGTCCGACCCCTTCCCGACGGGCATCTGCAAGACCTGTGGAACGCTTGCCGTGGTGAACGAGAAGGAGGGCATCTACTCCTGCGGAGCCTGTGGGAATCAGACGGAGTTCCTTACGAAGACGATTCCCTATGCAATGAAACTCTGGGTCCAAGAGTTAGAGGCGATGCATATTGTTCCCCGGATGGTCCTCCAGTAGGGTCCTCCGGAGGGGTTAGACGACGAGCGGAGGAGGAGGGAATGCTCTGCTCAAGAATGAGAGTGAGGTCGGTGTCGGACCGGGAGGCCTTGAGTCCTCGCGGCCGAGAGGTCCGCCAGGCATAGACAAGCGCACAGGCTGCGCACATCGCAAGTCCAATGCCGGACGCAGCTGCAAGGGCGGTATCCGTGATATCCATTTATTTGTTCTGCGCATGACCCTTGTAAATGTCCCTCACCGTGCTGATGGGACCGATGTTTGCGGGCAAGTCCAGCCGCATTCTGAATCTCGTGTCACGCTATACCGCTCTCGACACTGCCGTGCTCGTGCTCAAGCACGCAGACGACATACGCTATCGGCGGACGGACATTGCAACGCATGATGGACGGCATGCTCCCTGCATCGCCATCCAGAGCTTTGATGACCTGGTGGCCGAGGACATCATCCGCTACAACGTCATCATCGTGGATGAAGCTCACTTTTTCCATCGGCTGGTTCCCTTTGTCGAGTGGACCGTGGACACCCTCGGCAAGCACCTGTATCTCGTCGGCTTGGACGGAGATTCGAATCGGAGACCGTTTGGAGAGCTTCTTCACTGCATCCCGCTGGCCGACCACGTGGAGCGTCTCACGGCCTTCTGTCGTCGCTGCGCCAATGGAACGCCCGCCCCCTTCACCTACCGTCGCGGCGGACCCCATGACCAGCAGGTGATTGTCGGCGGTCAGGAACGGTACATGCCCCTCTGCCGGGAGTGCTACCACCTAGAATTCGTGCGCGAAAACACTGCGTCGTAGAAAACTTTCTTGCCAAGGAGCATACCAACATGGGTGGCGGTCTTCTTCAGCTTGTCAGCTACGGTGCGCAGGACATCTACATCACGGGCACGCCCCAGATTACCTTCTGGAAGATTCTCTACAAGCGCCACACCAACTTCGCCATGGAGTCCATCGAGGTCACCTTCAACGGCCAGGCCGACTTCAACAAGCGTGTCACCGCCGTCATCAACCGCAATGCGGACCTGATGTACCGCACCTACGTCCAGGTTGTCCTCCCCGCCGTCGACCTCGTGTCCGGCTCCACCCAGCTCAACCGCTTCCGCTGGCTCAACTACATCGGCCACCGCCTCATCAAGGTTGTGGAGCTCGAGATTGGCGGCCAGCGCATCGACCGCCAGTACGGTGACTGGATGCAGATCTGGACCCAGCTCACCCAGGATGCGGGCACCATCGAGGCCCTCGATGACATCATCGGCAACACCCACGACCTCGTCCTGATGAAGGACTCCAAGGGCTACCAGCTCGATGCCTCTTGCGCCGGTGCGGAGCTCACCAACTCCTGCGCCCCTCGCGCGGGCACCCCGGCCAAGACCCTCTACATCCCCCTCCAGTTCTGGTTCTGCCGCAACCCTGGCCTCGCCATCCCGCTCATCGCCCTCCAGTACCACGAGGTGCGCATCAACGTGGAGTTCGAGCAGTGGATCAACTGCTGCTACTACGAGACGGCGACCTCCACTGCCCCCTCCACCGCCATCCAGTCCCTCACCGCCGCGTCCCTCTACATCGACTACATCTACCTCGACACTGAGGAGCGCCGCCGGTTCGCCCAGCAGACCCACGAGTACCTCATCGAGCAGCTGCAGTACACTGGCGCGGAGTCCATCACCTCCTCCTCCAACAAGATCCAGCTGAACTTCAACCACCCCGTCAAGGAGCTTGTCTGGGTTGTTCAGCGCGACTCCTTCGTCGACTGCACCCCGGGCCAGAACTTCATCGCGGAGGTGAACGGCTGCCAGCCCTTCAACTACACGGATGACTTCACCACGGAGGGTGTTGTCATGGACATCCTCGCCCGCGGCTCCCTCGGCACTGGCACTGGCGGCGCGCTCGCCACCAACGGCAACAACACCACCATCCCCACCACCTCTGGCGATGGCCCGTCTGGCCCCTACCTGCCCGGTCTCGGCATCAACCCCGGCCCGTCGCTGGGCGGTGCCTCTTGGCTCGACTCTGGCTCCAACCTCGGGGAGGAGGTCTTCGCGGCCACCACCAACTACCTCCTCGCCAAGGTCGTGCTCGCCTCTGGTGTCAAGTGCTCCGGCAAGAACCCCGTGGAGGTCGCCAAGCTCCAGCTCAACGGCCAGGACCGCTTCACGGAGCGCGAGGGCCGCTACTTCGACCGCGTCCAGCCCTTCCAGCACCACACTCGCACCCCGGCCCCGGGCATCAACGTCTACTCCTTCGCGCTCAAGCCCGAGGAGCACCAGCCCAGCGGCACCTGCAACTTCTCCCGCATCGACAAGGCGACCCTCCAGCTCACGGTGTCCGTCAACACTGTCCGCTCTGGCCGCACTGCCCAGGTGCGCGTGTACGCCGTGAACTACAACGTCCTCCGCGTCATGTCCGGCATGGGCGGCCTCGCGTACTCCAACTAAACACCAGAACTTCAAGGTCGTCGGGGGAGGAACACGGGGGAAACCCCACACCTGTGGTTGGAACTCCAAAAACAGGTGTGTCCAGAAAACATAGAATGGAGCCTCTGTTTACTGAGGATTGGTTCTCCGGGAACATCGGCACGTGGTCGCAGATTCTCCGTGAATTTCGCGGAAACCCGGTTCGCGCCCTCGAGATTGGTTCATTTCAGGGTCGGTCCACGCGGTGGCTGCTCGAAGACATCCTCACGCACCCTGACTCGCGGATTACCTGTGTGGATACCTTCAAGGGGTCCGTTGAGCATTCGGCCCACCATATCCGCAACATGCGTGAGCTGTTCGAGCACAACATTCAGCCCTTTGCCGAGAAGGTGGACATTTTGGAGGGAAATAGCCAGGTCGTCCTTCGCACACATGCGGGAGCGTATGACTTTGCATACGTGGACGGCGACCATCGCGCGTTCGCAGTTCTTGAGGATACCATTCACGCCTTTCGTCTCCTGAAGTACGGAGGGATTCTCATCTTTGATGACTATCTCTGGTTGGGCGGAAAGCGGCCGATTGACAATCCCCGTCCTGCCATTGATGCGTTCATGGCGCTCAACGCAGACCGGTTCGTCCTTCTCCACAGCGACTACCAGGTCATCCTTCGGAAGATAGTTCACGAATGAACACGTTGAGCCCGAGGGACGAGAGCGCGGCTCCCTCCCGACACGTATGCACTGGACTGTGCGAATCACAATCCGACCCACAGAAGGCCACAATCCGATGCGGAGGGTACGCTCGAGTGACCTCAGTCCAATGGGGCAGTCCGCGATGCAGGCTTCCGTAGATGACGAGGTCAAAGGACCCTGCGCGAACCTCATCCAGTGTCACGAGAGGAGGCTTCGCAGAGACCGGCACTGTGCGAGAGTACGTGAAGCCCCGTCCGTAGAGGCTTGCGGGGGTCGGGTAGTCGTCATAGAGATGCGGAAGCCCAACGGAGTCGACACAGGCAGACCCGAGGAGCTGCTTGAATCCAATGGCCGTCAGACACCGAAGATAGTCCGGGTCGCTTCGGTCTCCGAGATAGAGGATTCGGTTCGGCGACGGACACCCGACAGTGTCGAGGACGTACTGCGCCATGGCGCGACACGTGAGATGCTCGCGCGTGTACTCGAGGAGCTCGGGGATGGACTCCGTCGGAGTTTCAGACCGCATCGCATCCAAAACGAGACGCTTTGGAAAGTGGGTCATGGTTCGGACAGGGCAGCGCTCAAGGTCTTGAAACCACGGGAGACACCCGTTTCCGAGAATTTCGTAGTGACGCAGGCAGTCCCATCCCGCTTTCTTCTGCGTTCGTCCAAAGACGCTCTGTTGGTAGTCTGCACGATAGGCCTCCTCCGTCTCGAAGCGATACGTGGAGACATCCCCCGGAATGATATCGGCGAACTGTTTGGTCTTGTCGGGGACCTCCGAGACGAGCTTCTGCTCGGGAATGGAGAACGAAATAGGATATACAGGCATCGGTTTCTGTATAGAAAATGCTCCGTACAAAGTTCCTTGAGCGGTGTGCCTCTCCGTCCGATATTCACGAGCACCTTCCGATTCTCGCGCAGTATGCCTCTGAGTGTACGCATGTCACGGAGTGTGGCGTGTGTACAGTCGTGAGTTCCTATGCCTTTGCGGACGCGCTTCGCGGGACGCCCGGGGCGCGCTTCATTCAGGTCGACCCGAAGTGGCATCCGAATGTGGATGTCTTCCAGGCCGAGTGCAAGGCTGAGGGGCTTGACTCCGTGTATTATCGTAAGAGTGACCTGGACTGCCCGATGGAGGAGACAGACCTTCTGTTCATTGACTCGTGGCACGTCTATGGGCATCTCAAGCGTGAGCTGGCCCGCTGGCATCCCCACGTTCGGAAGTACATTCTCCTCCACGACACGACCGTCGATGAGTGGGAGGGAGAGACGATTCGCCTCAGGTGGGATGCCGTTCAGCAGAGCCGCGACACGGGAATCCCTGTGGACGAGATTCGCAAGGGACTCTGGCCTGCCGTAGAGGAGTTCCTCGCCCAGCACCCCGAGTGGCGCATGCGCGAGCGGCTGACGAACTGCAATGGACTCACCGTGCTTGAGCGTCAGACCTAACCATCCGCTCGACCAACTGCGCAAAGGACACGGAGCGTGTCCACCCCAACTCTGTTTCGGCGAGGGTTGCATCTCCCACCAGGAGGTCGACTTCCGCCGGACGATACAACACTGGATTCACTCGGACGACAACACGTCCGGATGTATCCCGTCCACACTCGTGGTCTCCCGTTCCCTCCCACGTGAGCGTGTGCCCCGCAACCTGAAAGGCGCGCTCGATGAACTCCCGGACACTGTGCGTCTCTCCACTCGCGATGACATAATCCTTCGGCTCCTCCTGCTGGAGCATCAGCCACATGGCCCGCACATAGTCCTCGGCATGTCCCCAGTCCCGCTTGGCGTCAAGGTTCCCGACGTCCAGGGTAAAGGACGGGTCTGCGTAGACGCGCTGCAGCCCGAGCGTCACCTTTCGCGTGAGGAACTCGCGTCCACGACGCTCAGATTCATGATTGAAGAGGATTCCATTGCAGGCATAGAGTCCGTAGCTCTCGCGGTAGTTCTTCACAATCCAGTAGGCGTAGAGCTTCGCAACTCCATACGGACTGCGCGGATAGAAGGGCGTCGTCTCGCGCTGGGGTGTCTCGACGACCTTTCCGTAGAGCTCTGACGTTGAGGCCTGATAGATGCGTGTCTTCGACTCGAGCCCCAGCGTCCGAATGCATTCCAGAAGCCGAAGCGTCCCGAGCCCATCCACGTCCGCCGTGTATTCGGGCTGGGAGAAGGACGTATGGACATGCGATTGGGCTGCGAGGTTGTAGACTTCGATGCGGTCGTAGGCTGCGACCGACTGAACGACCGAGAGAAGCGACGTGAGGTCACACATATCCGCCTGCTGCAGCGAGAACTGGGGGTGGTCCAGAACCGCCCCGAGGCGTTCTGTGTTGGGCGTGGAGGTCCGGCGGGAGACACCGCGCACCGCATAGCCCTTCGACAACAAGAGTTCGGCAAGGTAGGACCCGTCTTGCCCAGTTACGCCGGTGATGAGGGCGACGCGGGACATTCTTGTGTCTTCTCGAGACAGCTTTGCGAAAGCTCCCACCCCGGTGAAATGTGCTCGACGTGGGCGTGCGTGGAGTACCCCGGAATGCAGCTTCCGAGGACACGACCCCGCCGACCCAGCGTCAGGAACTTCTCATGGTCCAGATTTCGATAGGCCCAGAAAATCTCAAAGTCTTCGTTGAAGGTCTTGCTGAGGGCAATCCAGGTGTTCGTCGTGGAGGGGATGGTTCGCCAGTGCACCGACGGGGACACAGCCAACCGTGCGGTGAGGTCCTTGTACATCGAATACGTGTACTTGTCGCGGTGGTCGTAGAGGGTCAGGTAGTCAAACCGAATCCACTCCGGAGTCAACGGCGAGAACCCCTCGCGGACAATCGTCGGCCATCCCGGGCGATGGGGGTAGTCATCCTCCAGACAGTAGACAATCGTGTTGTCGGGGAGACGCCGGTCGCGGATGTACCGAAGGAGGATGAGAAGCGAGGACGCATCATCTCCTCCCTGAATCGGAACGACCTTGACAGGATAGGACTGAATCCAGTGGTCCGTCGGGTCTCCGTCAAAGAGCACGGTCACGTAGACATTCGGACCCCGCTCAAGGAACACCGACCGGAAGGCTGCCTCTTTGGTGAACCACTCGGGGCGAGAACTTGCTCCCGCCTGCGGGGCCCGGGAATCTGGACACATCCGCATGAGCACCTCGATGCGTCGCGTCGCGGGGTCGTCATAGTGCTCCGAGATGACCTTCTGCATGACCTCCAGCTCATAGGGCGTCTCTGTGTCATGTTCATGCCGAATGTTCTGCTTCACGCGGTAGTGAAAGACATCGTTCGGAATGGCGCCTCGCAGATGCTCCACGAACTGCTCATTCAGAAGGTCAGCCCGAGGGACGGGTGCAATCTTGACGCCCCACTGGTAGAGCGTGGCCCCGAGCGTGACATCGTCCTGATGAAAGACCGGAGGCCACTCCTCCACGTACCGACGAATGAGGTCCGGCGTGAGGGTGTAGCCCGCGCCCGCCGGAAATTCAGTGTCATCGATGCCTCCAACGAACGCCGAGCAGACTCCCTCGCTCGGGAGGGTCCTGCAGTACTCCAGATAGCGGTCAAAGACAACCACGGACGAGAGGTTGGTCCGGAAGACACACTTGTACTGCGCAAGCTGGGGGAGGAAGTACTTGAACGCCATCAGCGTCTTCTCGTGGACCGTCTCTAGTGTGTCCTCAATCCGAAGGAACAGCGTATCGCCCTTGAGCTCTGCCTCGGACTCCAGGGTCGGGTCTCCCTTGTAAAAATAGCAGTCCACGTTGGGATTCCGATGCATGTAGGTCCTCCAGAGCCGCTGATGCTCGAAGTAGATGGGCTGCGTATCACTCGCAAGAACGAGCACGAGGACACGGGGAAGGGGAGGCGGAGGAGGAGCTGGGGCCGGGGCCGGGGCCGGGGCAGGCGGAGGCGTCCGAGGCGCAACCCGCAGAATTGGAATCAGCTTCCCGTTTTGATAGAGCATACTCCTCACAGCCGCCGCAGCTGTAAGTTCGTCTGCGGAAGGTCATAGACAGACCACCGGGCTGGTGGCGTCCGCTTCATCGCCTGAAGAATCCGTGCCCATTCGCCCTTGACACGCTGAACGTACGCATCGCGCTCGGCCCGGTCGTCAACGTAGACAAAGGACTCCAGGAGCTGGAGCAGATGCTCGGTCGAGTCAAAGTAGTGTGTGTTGGGAGACTTGAACGTGGTGTACATGTCCGCGAGGTCAATCCATGCATCGGTCGTTGCCATCGGCGCGAACTCGGCCGGAAGCTGCGACCCCCAATACGCAGACAGACTCTGAATGTCAGGCTTGGACTTCCAGTAGGCCTTCGACGGAAAGAACAGCGGGCAGCCTGCCGTGAACTGCTCAAAGATGCTCATGAGACTCACCTCGTAGGGGAAGTTCACAATCCCACGATACGCCATGAGGTCGCTCCAGTCATGGGGGTGGGGAAGGTCACGCTTCTGTGTGAGCAGCGGATGGTCGGGAAACGAGCCGCCATAGACGAGGAAGGTCGGGTTCCTCGGTGCATACTGGACGTTGGTATAGAGACAGAGACTCGGGAGGAACATCGGAAGCATCCCCGTTCCAAGCTGGGTGTACCGCTGGTCGGCCTTGTTGTTGGACACGATGGTCAGAAGGCCCTTCGACTGCAGGCGCTGAAGGCACAGATTCCACTGGGCGCGACCCACTGTCGACTTGGTAAAGCAGTAGGGGATATCGTAGCGCACCGCATTCAGCATCAGAATCGGCTTGTTGTATTTCTCGTAGACCATCGCGAAGGCACTGCAGTATCCGACAATGAAGCCGTCAAACGACCGAAGAAAGGCGTCATATTGCTCCTGGAACGCGCGAATGCGCTCAGGAGTCAAGTCTTGCCACGTCCTCGGATTGATGTGGTCGGGGTAGTCCTGCTGCCGCTTCATGACCCATGCGTGCCCTGACAGACACCAGTCCACAACCTCCACCTCGGGACAGGCAGATTTGAAGTCGGCGATGACAGAGATATGAAGGTCCATACAAAAGAGTCGCATTTAGGAATAGATATCTCTCTGTTCTATCATGGTAAACGCCTTCTCTTTTTGTCTGTACGGTCCCGAGAACCCCTATTATTACCGGGGGCTTCTCGAGAACATCTGGCTCGCGGGCAAGTACTTCCCGACCTGGAAGGTCTACGTCTACCTCGGGTCGGACGTCCCCCATACGATGCGCGAGTGGCTCGCCGCCTGCAGTACCGTGGTCCTTCGCGACACGGGGATAACGGGTCCGAGGAACATGGCCTATCGGTTCTTCGCCATTGACGAACCGGACGTCGAGCTGATGCTGGTCCGCGATGCCGACAGCCGCATTCACTGGAAGGACCGGTGGGCGATTCGTGAGTTTCTGAAGCATCCCGAGTATATCGGGCACGCGATTCGGGACAACGTCGTTCACAAGGTGGAACTCTGTGGGGGCCTCTGGGGAATGCGCAAGATTCCCGGCATCAACATTCAGGAGCTTCGCAACCGCTATGAATCTGACTACCTCGCGTCCGGCAAGCCCATTCTCAATGGGTATGACCAGACGTTCCTTGCCTTCTATGTGTATCCGATTCTCGCGCCACGGATTCTCATTCATTACAGCAATGGCTGTCTCCTTCGAGGGGAAGTCGGCGTGGAGTTCCCCTTTGGCTGGAACAATGAAACCTTCTGCGGTCGTGGGGAAACGGAGGTGTTCCTTGACGTCCCGGACCCCGCTCCGATTGTCCCACCGGCGAAGTCTATCGTGGACTCTCTTCCCCGCGGGGTGATTCGTCTCCCAAACTAAGTTAGACACCAGGAACAGAACACCCTCAATGGCGGACATCAGCATTCTCATCCCGACGATGACGCCCCGGAAGACTCTCTTTGAGCAGGTCCTTACGGAGATTCAGAAACAGGCAGCGGAGTGTCCCGAGATTCGCACGGAGATTCTTTGGGAGTCCGACAACGGCGAGCTGACCCTTGGGCAGAAGCGCAATATTCTCATGGACCGGTGTACGGGCAAGTACCATTGCTTCATCGACGATGACGACATCCTTGCACCGGACTACCTCAAGACGTTCGTGCCGATGATTACATCGGGCGTGGACTACGACTGTGCGGCCTTCGTCGGAGCGCATTACGAGCGAGGCGTCTTCAACAAGCTCTTCCATCATTCGCTGGACTACCGTGAGTGGATGGAGACTCCGGAGCGCTACATTCGGACAGTCTCTCCAATGAACCTCATCAAGACGGACATCGTGCGGCAGATTCGGTACAAGGACATTCGCAATACGGAGGACCACGAGTTTTCCAAGCGACTGATGGCCTCGGGGCTTCTCAAGACTGAGTTTCGCATCAACCCCAACTCCCCCATCTATCACTACCTGGACCGCATCAAGGAGGACCGGGAGCAGTGGCGGTGGTCCTGGGAGACTCCCGACCGACTCAAGCTGTGGAAGCAACCGGCGTATGACTTCCATTCGCAGTTCCGCACAGCGCCCCCATCCACAGGCCCCCTCCAGTTCCTGAGATTCTCTCGCGTCTAGCATAAATGGACAGTGAACAAGCAGGCAGCGGTCGCAAAGTCGGGTCTCGCGCACAGGTGATGCACAACACGGCTCACCACACCACTGGGGGTCTTACCAAGCGTGACCTCAAGTACAACAAGTGGGGTCGCATCGTCTCCAAGAAGCGCTCGTCCCTCGCCAAGAAGACCCGTCGCCTCGAAAAGGCCGGCTACAAGGCAAAGAAGGGGTCCTTCGGTGTCGTCAAGACGAAGAAGGGCAAGCGCGGCGGCGGTGAGGAGAGTGAGAGCGACCAGGAGTAAACTCTCCCCCTAGAACAATGATTCCCTGGACAGCATTGCTCTCTGCAGTGGCGTGGGTGGACTTCCTCGTCATCGTGCTCTCGAAAGTGTTCCCCCTGACGAAGTCTCTGGCGACCTGGTACGCGGAGTTTGGTCTGGTTGCGATTGGAACTGACATCCTCATCATCGTCCTGGGCATTGCGCTCGCGATGTTCCTGTTCCCCAGCTACTCCGGTCTCGCGCTCATTGGAGTTGCGGTCGCGATTCAGCTGGTCCACGACATCCTCTTCTACGGGGTCATCCTCGTCGTGCCTCCCGGGCAGAACCGCATCATGGACCTCTTCAAGCGGTATGCTGCCGAGGGCTCCTGGAAGATTCTCGCCGCCGATGCAGCGATGGTTGCGGGCTCGGTTTGGCTGATGGAGACACTCGATGCTCGGCTCACCGATGACCAGGTGCTGTGGTCCGGTCTCCTGGCTCTCTATTCCCTGCTGTATATCCTCTATACCAAATAGCAAATAGGCGGTGGTGGGGTTGATAGGTCCGCAACCCTCACGGTAGATTAAACCTTCTCCAGGTAGATAATTGTCTCCGTTCCGTATTGCGTCTCCGTCTTGAAGGTCTCGTGCGTGAAGGAAATTCCGTGGGACCGGAAGATACCCTCAAGTTCCGACAGAGCAAACGAGATATCGGGAACGTTCCCGTATCCAGGATTTGTCGTAATCGTGCGGGTCACTGGGACGAGTGGCGTAAACAGAATCAGACACATGCGCGTCTGGAAGGAATCCAGGGCGTTCTCGAGAATGGTTCGCCATTCGTAGTTGTGCTCAAGGACGTGGCGCATAAAGATGCCGTCGGCAGTGCTACGGTAGGTCTTCAGGTCAACCTTCTTGTTCGCGAACTTCGTATCCGACCCATCGAGCCCGATGTAGATAGGCGTGCAGAACTGCTTGAACCACCCAGCACCACACCCCCAATCTTCAACAATCTCACAGTCTTTGAGCCAGCGAGCTCCAAGCCTGTACGTGATTGTGTCTCCATACGGCTCGGGGGTCTGAAGGGACTTATAGCTCTCGTTCCAGTGGTTCATTTTGTAAGGACCTCAGATAGTCTAAAATGTAGTCTGGCCGCACTACAAATGGGCGGTGGTCTCTTCGGAACTGAACTCGCTCTCAATCCCAAGTGTCTCGTGTTCTCGGCGTTTGTGCTTGTCGTCTACTGGCTGCCCCATCCAGTGGCCCTGACGCATCGCATTGTCATGGCCTTCATCCTCGCGACCGTAGCGTATATTAGTCTCGCTTGGTACGACACGCTGTACGACTGCACCGACCGTCTCAAACCGACGCTCTTGGGGTGGCTGTCGGGGTGGTTCAAACCCAAGGAGTATACCGAGCAATACGAGCAGCTACCGGCGAAGACCAAGAAGGTCATCCGTACAGTCGACATTCTTATCCTCGTTCTCGGGGCTGCACTCCTCGCATATCCCTTCTTCGTCAAGTCCAAGTAGAATTTAAGGTCATCATACCCCAATCAGACATGCAGAGACGAACTGGAGACATAGAGGACTGGTTCTCTCAACAACTCGACAAGCAAGTGTCAGGTTGCTGGGAATGGACGCGGTGTCTTTCACGCAAGGGATATGGACAGTTTCGGTACAACGGGAGAACGACGTATACGCATCGGCACGTCCTCGAACAGAAACTAGGGCGCCCAATTCGCCCCGGATATATGGCGTGTCACAGTTGTAACAATCGCAGATGCTGCAACCCAGAGCACATTCGCGAAGGGAGTGCCAAGGAGAACACCCAAGACATGATTGATGCAGGAAGACAGGCAACTGGAGATGCCGTTGCACAGCGAGGGGAGAAGCACGGGATGTCAAAGCTCACAGAAGACCAGGTTCGTGCCATTCGCGACCTTGTCCCAACACTTTCGGTACGTGAAATTGCAAGGCAATACGGTGTATCGCCAAGCACTGTATCAAGCATACATCTCCGAAAATCATGGAGTCACCTCTCGTAAACTCTCGCTAAAGGACAATGGACCTCCCGACCAACGCTGCAACTGGAAAGGACACCGACCAGGAGTCGGAGATGACGACAATTCTGGGCGTTCGCATCCCCATGGACCAGATTTGGAAAGTCGCCGTGGGGATTGCCGCTGCCGCGCTCGTCGTTCTCATCATCATCTTCGTCCTCATGCCCTCCGGCTTCTCCTTCCTGGCCGCAAAACACGCCACAGGGCTTCTGAGCTACATGTGGCTGTTTGGAAGCTACATGGTGGGCTTCCTTCTCATCGCCGGACTCTTCTTTGGAGCGATTGTTGGCATCCTCTACGCTGTCTATGCGCGGTAAGGAACTTAGAACGCTCGCCGAGGGGTATACAAAATGAGCGACGATATCGTGGTGGCGAAGACAGTGCAGACGGCTCCCATTCGCACGCTGGCCGAGGGTCTCAAGTCTATGCTGGTGGAGATGAGCCTGGTCTTCGATGCCGAGGGCGTTCGCATGGTGGCGATGGACAACACCCGCACCGTGTTCACCCACATGCGCCTCTTTGCCAACAAGTTTGAGCACTACGAGTACAACCACTCGGCGCCCAAGTTTGATGTCGGTCTCAACACCGACCACTTCTATCGCGTTGTCAAGACGGTCACCAACGACGACACGATTACCTTCAGCGTCTCCAAGTCCGAGTCCAATCACCTCACCATCACGCTGGAGAACGGGGAGAAGAAGCGTCGCATTCGCTACAAGCTCAACCTCCTGGACCGCGATGAGTCGGACATCAAGATGCTCGACACCGAGTTCGCGACACGGATTACCATGCCGTCTCTGGACTTCCAGAAGATTTGCCGCGACATGACCCTTCTCTCTGCGAAGACCGTGGACATCAAGAATATTGGAAGCACGCTGACCTTCACCTGCAAGGGTCCGTTTGCCTCGCAGACTGTGACGCTCGGAGACAGTGCCTCGGAACTCAGCATCTCCAAGAAGGAGTCTGCGGAAATCGTCTCCGGAACCTACTCGCTTCCCCACCTCGTGCTGTTCACCAAGTGCTCGAACCTCTCCAACAACCTGGAGATTCACATGAAGAACGACTGGTTCATCATGATTCGCTACGTCATCGCCAATCTCGGCGACATCAAGCTCTGCCTGATGCCGTGCTCTGCGTAAGTCTTGCCCTAGGACAATGGAGCTCTGTCCGTGTTCGCCAGATGTCGGCGACTGCACGATGTGCGGAAACAAATACCCGAAAGAACCAATGGCAGGAAAGCCTCCAGCGCATCCGCTCACCCCTCGGGATATGCTCACGAACTTTACGAAAACCGTCAAGCCGCGGATTGCAGCGGCCAAGGAGGAGGCCACGCGGTTGAAACTCGACGCGCGCGAACTGGCGGAGCGTGCAGCGGTCCGTCCTGCATTTCGTCCCATGGCGATGACCGCCGTTGCGGAAGCCAACCAAGCCGTCGGGAAGGTGAATACGATGATTGATGCGGCGCGCACGCATCAGGCCGACCTCAAGGCCGCGGCAGAGGCCGGACGCGAGAGGCTTGCCGGTCCTGGAATTGCCGGGGTATTTACCTCTCGCGCCAAGACAAACCAGGTTCGCCTCTCCATGACTGGCAAGGGAACTCGTCGCAACACCACCTCGGGCGGAGACATCGTCACGCATCTCCTGACCATCCGCAATCAGGTCAAGCTCTACCACTGGCAGACCGGCTCGTTTGCGCGCCACACCGCAACTGATGCCCTGACGGCGACGCTGGATACAACCATCGACTCGTTCGTGGAGTCCTATATGGGACGCTACGGACGCCCCAAGGTGTCGGGGTCGATTAAACTTCACAATTTTAGTGAGTCGGCTGCAAAGTCCTTCGTCGCCACGCAGACGACCTACCTGACCAAGGTGCTCCCCAAGAAGATAGGCAAGGATGATACCGACCTCCTCAATCTCCGCGATGAACTTCTCGCGGAGCTGAACAAGACGCTGTATCTCTTCACGTTGGCCTAATAAAACGCGACCGAGGCGGCAAAATCATAATTGTTGAAGTTGCTACTAGGAACGAACCGAAGGTCAAATGTATCTCCTCGAGTATAATCTACGGACTGACGGACGTTGGACGCCAGGGTTTGCCCCGCCACGATGGTCATACTCATATCGGTTGCCGCATTGTTCTTGTATGCAGTGAGTTTGACCGATTGTCCAGCTGGAATAGCAGGCGAGACTTGGAAGGTCCCCGAAAACAGAATCATATTTTGAGTCACCGGAATTCCAAACACGGACCCCGGTAGGTCTCCCGCGCGAACAAATCCGGGGACCAAGTAATAGGTCGTTCCGGACGTAAAGTTCCCCGTCGTCCCGTAATGCGTAATCGCACCTTCCGTTGTGATTGAAAACCCATTTCCGTTGGCACTGTTGTTCACCAAATCCACCGACCCCAGCAGGATTTCTCCTGCGGTTCTGTTGATGTCGTGATTGGTAGGCTGCGCGAGATGGTTCCCACCACGAACCGTCGAATACTTGAGCGAGGCATACGACCCCGCATTGGTCGTCTCGACACCGATGATATTGGACCCTGTCCCCCGGACATTGTAGTTGGTGTCGCGCGAGGCGAACCAGTTAGACCCCGTGACGTAGAGACCGCGGACGGGACCTGAACTGGACGCATCCACGCTCACCGTAATGCTTCGGACTGCGTCAGACGCACTGTACGTGGTCGCAGAGCTTCCCGCCGACAGCATCCCGACAATCGTGTTGGACCCGGTTCCACTCGAGACAACGTTGACGACCATCGTCCGGAGCTTGGACGTCAGAGGCGTCCCCGACGGCCAGTTCACTCCCGTGAGATTCACGTTGGACGCTGACGTCAGCGTGAACGTCATGTCCTCCACACGACAATTGGACCCCATCGTCAGGAGGGTTACATTACTCGTCACGTTTGTGCGCGTGACAGTGACGGTCTGCGTGTTCGCCCCGCGAAGCGCGATGTTGTTGCACATCGACACGGTTTCCGTATAGGTCCCCGGACGGACAAAAATGGTCTCTCCACTCGAGACCTGAGCCATCGCACCCGCGATGGTTGCAAACGGAGTTCCATAGCGATTCGCAGCCCCAGACGTGTCACTTCCATACACAGAATCAACAACAAGCGTGTTTCCCATCAGAAGACTGCCCGCTGCTCCCTGCGGACCCGTTGCACCCGTATTTGCAGAACCCCCCGCAGGACCCGTCGGACCCGTTGGACCATTTTGGGTTGTCCCCACCTTTCCCACCCCCGGGATATACCGATACAGGGGTGGGCCAGACAGAGGCGGAACAACAGACATTATGAGATAACCTCTTTACTCTACTTCGGGCGAAGATTATGGGCCTTGTACGCAATATCGTCGCCCAGCTTCATCTTCAGGCTTGGGCTGAACAACCTCCGGTCCGACACGGTCGTCGTCAGGTTCCACACCTTGATGATGTGGAAGGCGCCCTTGGGCGAGACCGTCACGCCCGCAACGGTCTCATTCTGCTTCGTGAGCAGCTTCCCAGCGACACAGTGGACCATACAGTCCAGGAACACGGTGGTCGTATCGTGGGCATCGACCTTCTTGCTCCACGCACCCCCGCGGTCATTCTCAGGTGCATCCCAGAGGGGTCGAATTCCAGTCTTCATGAAGAAGAACATTCCAGCACTCCAGGCGTCGGGGGAGATGGCCTCGACAATTGTCCAGAACGTCGCAACGTCTGTCATCTCTGCAATCTTGATGTAGCTCTCCAGCGAGTAGTCCGAATTCATCGGGTCGTGATACCAGAGTGTCCAGGAATCCATGGTGGCCCGTTCCTTATGGTTGGGAGACAGCAAATCCGTTTTCGCGAAAACGGACGGAATCTCAGAAAGGAATAAGAGCTGTGTCGCCATGGATGTCCAAAGTATCTACGCTGCACGCTCTCTTCCTCGGGCTGAGTTGGCCCCTGCAATTGCAGAGACCATCTCACGCCTGAAACTCTCCTTCAAGCCCGTCTATCGGAAGCCCTATGCGGCGCCGAGACGGAAGCCGGAGGAGCCCGTCAATTGGCGGGAAACTGTGCTCGTGGACGTCGTGCGCAAGGTCCGGGAAAAGGACGATGCAGACTACGACGCCGTGTCCTCGGCCATCAACAAGCTCTCCAAGGCGAATTACGCCAAGCTCTCAGGAGAGGTGCTGGGCTTCCTCGCCAAGCGCGATGGGCTCTTCCGCCTGCGGGTGACGACGCTCCTGTTCGACCGAGGCATTCGGCAGCCCTTCTTCGCGCCGATACTGGCCGACCTGTATGTGGACCTGTCGAAGGCGAATGCGGATGTCGCGGGCGACCTCAGCATTCAACTCCAGATGGTCGATGTCCTGTATGATACGGGCAACGTGACGATGATTCCGAGTTCCGAGGACCCCGGCTACGATGCCGCGGTCATTGCCTGGACGAAGCAGAAGGAACTCAAGCGGGGCTTTGCAGTGTATCTCACCGAGCTGTACAGTCGGGGACTCGTCCCTCAGGAGACGATGCTGAAGGATGTCGCAGATGTCCTGGGAGACCTCCGCGAGAGCATCAAGACGCCCAAGTCCAAGGTCAAGGAAGAGCATGTGGATGCGCTGGTTCGCTTCGTGTTCGCGGTTGCGGCGAAGGTCGACATTCGTCAGCCCATTCGCGAGGTCCTTGCGCTCCCGAAGCCGGAGACGCCCAATCTGACGATGAAGTCTCGCTTCTCGTTGGAGGATTCCCTCAAGAAGTTCGTTTGAAACGCAGAGATTGCTTGACCCCCCTGAACAAATGAGTGTTCCGTCTGCAACGGTGATGGCCCAGGCCGCAAAGGTCGCGATTGAGCAGGACCGTCCTATTTATTTGGATTATTATGCCGACTCCCTCGCCAAGACCTGCTGCATTGGGGTCCAGGGGTCGACCAAGATGCTCGTCAAGTCCGACACCGAGTACACCTCTCCCATTGAGAGCATCATGCGCATCAAGGAGGAGAAGGCGTTCCTTGTGCTCACCGAGAACTCGCTCTACGTCGTCTCGGCCGACATCCCCGTCAAGCGCATTGTGGGCTCAGGCGATGCGCCGACGGCGTAGCGTTTTCCGCTTGCGACGCCCGCCCGTCGGCAGCTCCCCCAGAACCTGGATTCCCGAACGGACTTCAAACTGCGTCGTTCCTCCAGCCTCTTCGTTTCCCTCCTCGGCGGGTTGAGGATCTGCGCCGATGGTAATGTCCAAGGGCCATGGCTTCCGACTGAGACCGGGAAGCTTCTCCTCGATATTGTCGTCGCGCGCGATGTCCGCCATCTTGCGTGCCCACTGCTTGGCCTGGTCCAGGGAGAGAAAGATGGCAATCATCTCCGTCTCTATCTCCGTCCCCTCCTCATTGTACGTTCTGGACGTTCCAATCCACCCCTTGGGTCCAGGGGCCCCTGTCTCTGGAGTTTCGCCAGTTCCCGCCATTTACTCTCATCGCAAGACATTTCACAATGAACACCTTCCCCCCTCCCCACCGGGTTCTCTACGAAGCTCTCAATGACCGAGAGACGCAGAGAGTTTGGTCGGAGTACGCCCAGGCCCACGCAGGGCAGGCTGATTTTGAAACCGTCGATGCCGCTGTGCTCAACGGCATGGATGACTTCGCCAAGTGGTTCGCGCAGTGGATGTCCTTTGCACCCAGCCGTCCCGGAGTTCGCTGTCGCGTTCTGATGGTCTGGCACGCGCACTTTTTGTCCTTGGCCTGTCAGCAGATGTTGCGCAGGTCGTTGGAACAGCGGTCATTTCGCTGTCGGGTCTGGTTTCATATCGAAGAACCCGTCCTGCAACAGGCCATCCTCAGTCGCTGTATCGTGACCGTCCTGCCCGAGTCCACACACGTCCCTCGCCGCATCGGACCTCCCCTGGACCTCCCCGACCCGCGGAAAACGGAGCAGGAGTTTGCAGAGTCCAGGAAGTAAGAAACCATGCGCGTCTTTACCGATGGAGCCTGTACGAACAATGGTCGCCCAGGTGCAAAGGCAGGCTTCGCGGTCTGGTTCCCGGATGCGCGCCATCTGTCCTGCGCTGAACGTCTTTCAGACGGAGTCCAAAGCAACCAACGGGCCGAACTCTCCGCAATCCATCGCGCGATTCGAATCCTCGATGAGGGAGGATTCCACGAGGAGGACGTCGTCGTCTATACCGACTCCGAGTACGCCATCAACTGCCTGACCAAGTGGCTTGTCGGATGGGCCAATCGCAACTGGAAGACGACCGAAGGAAAGGATGTCCTCTATCAGGACCTCATCAAGGACACGAGCAGCCGGCTGGCAAAGTTCAAGAGTCACCGGTTCGTGCACGTTCGTGCGCATACCGGTGGAGAGGACGACCTCTCGAAACACAATGCGATTGTCGATACCATGGCGCGCGGAACGGTGGACGAGTCCGTTCGCGTTGTCGAGCCTCCTGCCCTCGATGCCCTCTTCCCCGAGTGCCCCCTTCGGTTGCTCGGTCCTCCGGTGTCGCAAGCCGATGTGCTCGAGTGGATGCGCGGGAACCTTGGAGTCATGGACCGAGCTGTCATCGACCGGCATCTCATGAGCGCGTTCTCGGAGCTCTGTAAAGTGCGCGGCGTCTCGCTCCGCAAGCAGACCATTGCGAAACGTCCTATGCTTCGGGCTGAGCGAGGGGACTTACAAATAGACTCCGTTGTCATAGACAAGATTGTATGAGCTCTGGAGTCACCGTTCTCAAGTTCTGGTCGCCGACCTGCGGCCCCTGCCGCACGATTGCACCCGCGCTGGACTCGATGATGGAGGACTACCCGAACGTGTCGTGGATTTCGGTGAATACGAAGGAGGACCGTGAGGGCTACGTGGACAAGTACCGCGTGACCGTGGTTCCGACCCTGGTCTTCCTGAAGAACGGCGTGGAGGTCGCACGCCATACGGGGGCCGCTGTGGGGATGTACTATACGCTGCTGCGCAAGGCTCTCGCGGCTTAATTCGCCGGGCAATCCTCGCTGACAGCGGACCGCCCATTTCCGGTGGACTCCGCTGCAATGCCGGCAAACGCCTTGCGCGACTCTGCCGTCGACATATCCGGATAACAAACGCCACCGACGCAGACCCACGGGTTTCCGTCTTTGTCGAATTTTCCATCTTTGAGCATGTCCGGGGTCATCCGAGGGAAGGGAGAGATGGCTGAGGAGGGCAGGCGATTGGGGTAGTACATCTGCACGACAGAATACGAGATGCCACCCGTGAACAGACCCTCGGCCGCTGCGAGAATCGCCTGGTACCACTTGCCCGTCGGAGGCTGCGGGTCTGTAGGCAGTGTGCAGTCGCCCGCGAGGAACATCTGAATCAAGAAGAACACAGTGCCCAGACCGACCGTTGTGCCCGCATTGGCCCAGCCCCGATTCTTGATGAGGTCAAAGGCGTAGTAGGAAAAGATGGTCGCGATGATGACCAATGACTGCGGGGCATAGGGAGAGTGCGCAAAGTCAAAGCCCTGGATGTCGCAGCCATTGTAGGACCGGAAGAACGACCCGAGCTCCGCTCCTCCCTTGACAGCCGGAGGAGCTGAGATGGCCTGGGCTCCCGGACGTGCGGCCCGAGGATTCACAGGAACGCCCGCAGGTTTCGTCAGGGCCGTCATGACCTTGTCGATGACCTCAAAGGTTCCCTTCCAGATGAACTTGAAGAGAAAGTGAACGAGGAGCGAAAGGAGTCCAACCAGACTTCCGATGGAGTAGACGCCCTCATTGGTCAGCATATCGGCGAGAACTCCATAGAGAAGGAGCGCGTGGGGCATATAGACGAGCGTGTCCTTCACAAAGGCCCCCAGACCCGACGGCGGTCCGGGAACGCCACGAACCCCGGCACCGTTGACGTAGTAGACTGTGCCGACGAGTGTGACGACGAATGTCAAGAGAACTGCGAGGAGATTGGACCACCAAGGCGTATCTGCATACTCCGCCATCTTGTTTCCCTGCTAGACTTGTTTTATCTTGTAGAGACAATGGGACAAAGGGTAAGCACCTTTTATTTTCCAAAGGATGCCCCACCACCGCGCCGTCAGGAAGAAGACTATCCTCTCCTCGACCCGATTGGCATCGGGAAGGGGATGGCCCAAGGGTGCGAGTGGAAGGGCAACGGCGTCTGTCAACTCGCCGTTCCACAAGGGGTCTCCTCCTCCGGGGCAAAAATTTATCGAAACGAAGGGACCATTCGACGCGACCAGTGTCGCAAGTACGCGAGAGACCTGGAAAAGGTAAGCAAGAATGAAAAATCCTTCGAAGAAGTGAAGCGCGACCTCATTGCAGGACTCTATTACGAAGAGCTTCCCAACCAGTACTGTCGTCAGATGGTCTACGCTGCAGAAGACCTCAAGGCCGTTCTCTCCCCCGACAAGCTCCCGCTGGACAAGGTTCGGTACATGACGATTCGCGAGATGTCCGACTCGGGAAGTTACTCCTCCGTCACGAAGCTCTTCATCAAGCCCGCCATTCCCTTTGAAGTTGAGTTCAACGGCAAACCCCACAAGATTACGGTCATGACGCTTCTCCATCCCTCTCCGATTCGCATGGAGAACATCCAGCACGACGCGATGCTGACCCTTGGAGACCCGGGTCGGGGAAACAACGATGGCCTTGTCGTTCTCATTCCCCTTCAGGGTGCGATTGTGGCCGGTCCCTCTGGGGCCTTCCTGAACAAAATCGTTCGCTACCTGACCGGAGTCCTTCAACCCGACCCTGCAACGGGCGATTATAGGACCATTGACGTCCCCACTGGAAACGACTGGGACCTCTCCAAGATGTTCCCTGGAACTCCGGGGGAGGGTGGAAAGACGTTTGTCAGCAATGTTGGGTACTATGTCTGGAGCGGGTATCCTCCGCTTGAGCTCAAACCCGATGGAGGAGCAACGGCGGCCGCCCCCAGACTCTGGTACGACAGGCCGAGTGTGAAGGGATATCTCTGGACGCCCGGTGTTCAGCGGTATGCGTGGCAGCCTTCGGCCGTGGATCCCATTCGGTACGTCATGCTCTCCAAGCCCGCGCTCGTGAGTTCGATGGACCTCCAGACCATTCGCATGCTTCCCGTCACGCCCGTGACAGAAGCCGTGGCGCCCATTCTCAAGCACACCCTCTCCTACCGTCAGGCCGGAAAGATGGGAGCCGATGGGAAGTGGGAATCGGTCTGTGCGGCGTCCACTCCCTCTGCGGGCGCCATCACCGACTTGTTCTCCTCCCCGATGCGCGAGGGTCTCGAGAACCAGTGCGACCCGTTTGCACCGGGGAACTTCCCCGCGCCTGACGGCCAGTCTGGGTTTGTCCAGGTCGCCATCGCCATCCTTACGACCCTTGGAGTTGGACTTGCTATCTACCTCGCGGTTCTCTTTTTCACGAAGACCAAGTGGGGCCAGTGGGTTGCCAATCAGGGCACCATCGCAGGCAATCAACTCTCGCAATCGTTTGTCTCGGATTCCAGGAAGCGAGAGAAGGTCGATACCCGGTTCGAGGTGACCGAAGCGATGGAAGCCGCCGAGGAGACGGCCGCCGCCAAGAAGAAGGCCGCTGAAGAGGCCCGTGTCAAGAAGGAGGAGGAGGCGGACGCAAAACGCAAGGCCTCGTTGGCGACGTTCAAGGCTCCCAAGCGGCCGACCCCGGCTCCGGTCACGCCCGAAGATGTCGTCGTGGAGCCCAAGCTCCCGGCCCCCGGAACTCCTGCAGCGGCCGCAGTCGCCGAGGCCGAGCCCCAGGAGTCTCGGGCCGAGATGTACCGTCGTCGGGCCAAGGAGGTTGCTGAGAAGGTGAAGGCTGACGCGGACAAGCCCCCGGCCCAGCCCGAGGAGAAGGCCCCCGAAGCCGCCCCGCCCAAGGAGGACACCGAGGCCGCGGAACGGAACAAGCGCTGGGCTGAGACAACGGTCGCTGAATTCAAGAAGGCCGAGGCTCGGATTCAGGAGGCCAAGGAGGACGCCGAGGAGGCGAAGGCCCGGGCTCGGAAGGCAGAGGAAGCCGCAGACGATGCAAAGCTTGAGGCCGAGGAACTTGCCAAGAAGCCGAAGCCGAGGACCGGGTCGTTCGCTGCTCCTACCACCGGACCGACTCCCCTCGAAGTCGCGATGGCCAAAAAGGAGGCCGCCAAACAAGCCGCAGAGGCCAAGCGAGCTGCCGAGGAGGCCGCCGCCAAGGAAGCCGACATCAAGCGCCTCTCAGAAGAAGCCGCCAAGCGTGCCTCCGCTGCTGCCGAACGTCAGGTGAAGAACGTCCCCAAGCCCGCGACACCGGACCCCGTGTTCCGCCAGGACAATCCCATGCTCAAGAACAAGGCCTTCTCAAAGGCCGCACCGTCCCCGTCCACGATTCAGGCAGAAACACGCTCCCTCGTGACCAAGGTCAAGGAGGTTCAAGCCGCGGGGAAGCCTCCCTCCGCCCTGTCGGCAGCCCAAGAGGCGGCCTTGACAGACGACGTCATGAAGGAGTCCGAGGAGCGTCTGAAGCCCCTCCGGACCAAGACGTCTGGGGCCCTCGCAGACGCGATGCGCGCCGCAAACGCTCTGTCCGAGAAGGCTCTTCGGAAGAACTGGCCCGTCTGGTTGCGCTTTGAAAAGGAAAAGACGTTTCACACGTCCTCCATCTCTCCCCTCCTTCAGAGTTTCACGGCCTATTCAGCGGCCCTCGAGGCCTCCAAACTGGACCGCCTCAAACGGGCTGAATACACCACGGTTCTGACCAAATTTCGCGACAGCATCCTCAACCTCCTTGAGGCGTCCAAGACTCGCTTGGAGACGATTGAGGACGGCGCTCCCGATGCACGCGTCGTCAAGGGCGGTCGTCGCCACCGCAGGCAGCGCAAGTCCACGCGCCGTTATGTTGCGTAGTGGTCGTGGCGATGCGACCGCTCAAACAAGTCTCCATTGTAGTCCTCGGCCGCGTCCTCATCAGCGGCCTTGTCATTGTAGTCCTCCTCGAGCTCCCAGGTGGACTTCTCGTAGGGCGTCTTCTTCGCCTTGCTATGCTTGACTTCCATCCAGCCATCGTCCTCCGTGGGCTCCCGAGGCTCCGGGGTCGGACGCCAGTCGTCCTCGGGTTCAACCACATTCCGTGTCGGCGTCTGCCGGTGCTGAAAGCGGTCCACATACACTCCCCTGAGCGCTGCACGCTCGCGCTGGGTTGTCTCGCGCTCGCGCTGGTCGCGAAGCTCCTGCAGCTTCTCCAGTTCTGCCATCACCTTGACCTTGGTCGTGAAGGAGGACTGGAAGTCATGGCCTCCGGTGGTTTGGAGGGGGACGTTTGAGACAGGGAGCGAGGGGAAGCTCTTGTCGGAGAGGTCGAGCTTCGGCTCCGGCTTGGGTTCAGGTGGGGGAGCCCACCGCTGGTAGCGGTACTGGGGACGTCCTCCTCCGCGTTGATACTGGCGTGTGTTCTGCATTGTGTCTGGGGTGTAGTCCTCTCCCTCAGCGCGAATGGTTCCGTTTTCAGAAAACCGATGCAAGATGTCTAAGCCATCCGGTCTGCAATGGTGTTCGCAATCGTTATCGCTCCGGTGGGAACGTTCAGTGACCTTGCAGTCCCCGCGAAGACGCCCGATGTTCTCGAGTGGACGCGCAAGAAGCTCAAGGCTCCCGGGCTTCAATTCCAGGGCAAGCTTGTGACGGAGGACGTGTCCTATGCCGTCTTTGCGACGCCCGCAGACGAAGGAGATGCCCAGCACATCCTCCCTCCCCCGTTCTCGGAGGATTCCTTTCAGGGTCCCATTGTGCTTCTGAAGACACGGTCTGAGAACGCAGATGAATACGATAAGCCTGCCTCCGCCTATGAGGACTTCCCCGTTCCCGAGTACGAGGCCTACTATGCCTCCGTGTCCTTTGAGGCTCCTGAGGACGATGATGTTCCTGACGACGACGAGGAGGACGAGGAGGCTGCCGAGGACGAGGAAGAACCCGAGGAAGACCCTCCCGAGACCCGTGAGGCTCCTGTGGCGCATATCCTCCATGCGTCCAACGTCTTCATCGACCATCCTCTGCGCACCCTCATTCGCGAGCGGTTTGGGTCCGAGGATGTGGAAGCTGCAATTCTCAATCGGTGCGTTGCGGATGCCCAGGCCTGGCTCATTGACATTGATTGGGCGAGTCCTGCCTTCCGCGAGATGGTTCGGTCTCGTGCAGTGAGTCTGTATCCCTATCGCCATCTCATCGCGACGATGGGCGTCCATGAGTTCGCCAAATCCAGTCCCTCAGACCAGTGCCCCGACCGCTGGCGCGACATTCTTCAGAAGTCCCTGGAGAAGGACAAGGCCAAGTACTCGAAGAAGGTCACCGCGAATATCGAGATGTTCTGCCGGTCGTGCAAGCGCAAGACCAAGTGCGACTACTATCAGGTGCAGACGAGGTCGGCAGATGAGCCCATGACGACCTTCGTGACGTGCTTGGAGTGTGATACGAAGTGGAAATACTAATGTCGCCGGAGAGGATAATGGAACGTCGGTTGGACGGAATTACGGAGCGCACACAAGCCCTTGGCGGGCCTGTGCCGTCCGACGAAATCGCCACACGCTGGCAACTGGCCTACAAACGCCTGAAGCGGATTCCGTTCACACCTGAAGAGGAGGCCTGGTGGACGGGACAGGGAGGTGGGGAACGACTCCCGACGAACCTCGCGAAACACGCCAAGCGCGAGCTCTTTTCGTCTCGGGGTGCGTTTCCAACCCGCAAGGGAGGTGCGAGTTTCATGGAGGGCCTTGCCGAGAAAGCCAAGGGCCTCGCGGACACCGGGGCAGCCCAGGGCATGGCCGGAACGAACCCCAGTGCATTGATGGGTGCGCTGGGAAAGGGCGCCCCTGGAGCGGAGGGACTGATGGGGGCTCTGGGGAAGGGTGTTCCTGGGGCTGAAGGACTGATGGGTGCGCTGGGAAAGGGCGGCCCTGGAGCGGCTGGCCTGATGGGCGCGCTGGCTCCCGGGGGACTCCCGGCCAAACCGCCAACCCTCGAGAGCTTCTTGGCCTCGCAGGGCGTTCCCATGGTTCCGGTCACGGCGAAGAAGGTCCCTGGAGACTTCCTCGGCAATGGAGCTCGCTGGTGGGTGAAGGCCGCGTCCTCGCCGTACCTCGGAACCCTGGTGAAGCTGACCTTCTTTTTCATGTTCTTCATTAGCTTCCTGGAGTCCACACCCCTTGTCGGAAGTGTCATGTCTGTCGCGTTGGATACCGTCCTCACGGGCGGACGGATTCTCGTGAAGGTCCTCCAGAAGGGAATCCCGATGGCGATTGGCTTGATTCCCCTTCCCTATACACAGCTCGTCGGCGTTATCCTGGTCTCCGTTGTCGGGATGTTCGTCTGGACGATTCTCGCGGTTATCTCCTTTGGTCGGCAGGACTTCACATCGGCGATTGACTCCATGCTGCGCATTCTCCCCATGCCCATTGGAGATTCCCTCGGAGACGCCTTCTTGGACCTCAACCGGACGGTGGACCGGTTCAATGATAAGCGGATTCAGCTCACGGACGACATCTGGAATGGACTGCTTCTCGTTCAGCAGATGCTGACCCAGGCGGTCAATGTGGCCTCGTCGTCGACAACCGGAGCCCTTGCCCGAGTTCAATCGGGAGCGGACACCCTTCTCAATGCAGTGCGAGGCATTCGGGAGCCCGCGGCGCCCACCGCCACACCGGTCGCTCCAGGGACTCCAGTGCCTCCAGCCGTTCCCACCGCCACACCGGTCGCTGCTCCAGCCGCCGTTCCCGAACCTGCGCCCACAGCTCCACCTGCTCCAGCTCCACCTGCTCCTGAACCTGCACCGGTTGCCCCACCGGCTCCCACAGCCCCCGCAGCTCCAGCTCCAGCCGCCGTTCCTGAACCCGCACCAGCACCAGCTCCAGCTCCGGCTCCAGCTCCAGCCCCGGTTGCCGCGCCAGCTCCGGCTCCGGCTCCAGCTCCGGCTCCAGCTCCACTTGGTCCACCCCCACCCCAGATGTCTGCCCTCGAGCGACTTCGCAGCGGGCAGTCTGTCAACAAAGACCTCAACGTCGGCCGCGGAATCAGGGGAGGGAAGACACTTTCGGCGAAGCGACAGAACCAACGGAAATGGACGAGTCGGCAGAGTCTGTACGAGAGGTTCTCCGGAGCTGGATTGCGCTAGATGATGAACTTCGGGTTCTCGCAACCCAGGCGAAGGAGCTGCGGGCCCGCAAGCAGGCGCTCAGTGCGCAGGTGATGGAGTTCATGCGCGGACAGAACCTCGACCAGTTTGTTCTGGAGGGAGGTGGCGGCACGATTGCACGCCAGCAGCGGACCACGCGGGTGAGGCCCACCAAGGCCGTTGTGCGCACCCAGATTGCCCTGCTCCTCGCCGATGACCCGCAGCGCATGGCCGAGGTCCTGCGCACAATGGAGGGACTCCCGGCTCCCGGTCAGGAGCCCGATACCGAGTCTGTGACCACCCGCGAGCTTCTCACCCGTCGTCTCCCTCGGGCTCAGCAGATTTCTCTCCAGTAAGACAAATGGCGGACGACGAGGACGATTACATGCAGGATGACTACGTCAGGGGCGCGATAGAGGTTGCCCGCGACAGCCAGTATGGTCGTGAACTCATCGGGAAGAACGCAAACGACCTCCACATTCTTGTGGCGGTCCAGAATGACGACCGCCCGATTTCCGCTGGGCTTGAGTTTTCCAACTTTGCAGCGCTTCGCAACGAGCAGGACGCCGATGGAATGACACCCCTGATGTATGCGGCGCAAGAGCTCCTGGGCGACATCATCCTTCTTCTCGCGGGAACCCAGACGGGACTGCGGAACAACGACGATAAGACGGCTCTGCAACTCTTCGACGAAGCTCGGGCGGCAAACCCCGCGGGTTTCCCGGATGATGTCCCCGCGTACACGGCTCGGGTTCGTCGCGCTCTGGGTGCACCTGCTGGAGGGCGCCGGAAGAAGACGCGTGCGCGGAAACCCAAGCGCCGTATCACCCATCGTCGCAAGTAAGTTTCCGTCTCTAAGACAATGGAGCGACTGATCGCGGAGCATCGCCTCACACCCCTCCATGTCGCAGCGCTTGGTGGGGACATGGCTGAGGTCAACCGTCTTGTGGAGGCCGGAGCCGACGTCAACGCCGTGAGTGTCTATCAAGCCACACCGCTCCATTGGGCGGTGCAAGGAAGTTCAGTGAAGCCCGACATTCTTTCCTATCTCGTGAAGCACGGAGCCGATGTGAACGCGAAGAACATGTGGGGCGCGACCCCTCTTCACCTCACAAGTTCCTTTGGAAATGTCCCAGCGACGCGGCGTCTTCTTGAGCTTGGTGCAGACCCGACCGTGAGGGACGATATGAATCAAACTCCCGTCCATAAGGCGAAAGGAGATGTCATCGCCTTCTTCGAGAGGAAGGTCAACGCAAAAGGACTCACGGTTGTCTCTATGCAGGTGAAGCCACGCGGTGAACCCCTCCCCTACGACCTTGTTCGGACGATAGGGGCGAACCTTGACCTCAAGTTCGATAGGCTCACGCCTCAATCGACCAAGCGCCGCAGTGTTCAATCCGCCAAGGGTGGCAAGACGCGTGCGCGGAAACCCAAGCGCCGTTTGACTCGCCGCAGGAAGTAATGCGGTGGCTCGTTATCGTCTTGGTCGTCTTCCTCTACGTGCATCTCTTCAATGCCCTCGCCCAGATGCCGACCCTCACCCTCGGGGGACTCTGGTCTCGCTTCTTTCCCCCACTCTCTCTTCGGATTGGAGAGTAAATGTTCGTCCCCCTCGTCGCAGCTCTCGGAATGACCGCGCTCATCTGTCTCGTCGAAGAGCTTACACGGCGTTGCGTACGAGCTTCTAAGGACAATGTTTGAACCCTGCTCTGTGGAACTGCTGGAGACCTTTGGGAGCGACCTCACCGTCGTGAATGCTGCGCGAGTCAGCCTGGGCAAGGAGGTCTCTGAGTTCACCGACAAGGATGCGCGCCTCATCAAGTATCTTGCAGGCCACAATCACGTCAGCCCCTTCTTCCATCCCCAGGCTCGCTTTCGCCTGAAGATGCCGATTTGGATGGCTCGTGAGTGGTATCGTCATACGGTTGGGTTTGCGCGCAACGAGGTCAGTCGTCGCTATGTGGATTCGCCCCCGACCTTCTTCCTCCCCGAGGCGATTCGCACCCGGGCTCCGAGCAAGAAGCAGGGCAGCACAGAGGAGACCCACGCCTATTCAGAGGAACTCCTGGATGTCATCCGGGCGTCCTGCGAAGAGTCGGTTGCAACCTATTCGAAGCTCCTGGAGGAAGGTGTGCCTCCCGAGCAGGCCCGAATGATTCTCCCCCAGACGATGATGACCGAGTTCATTGAGACCGGAAGTCTCGCTGCGTACGCTCGTCTTGTCAACCTGCGCAAGACCGAGGATGCCCAGAAGGAGATTCGGGACGTTGCGCACGACGTCTCTACGTTGCTCCACTCGGCGTTTCCCCACTCGTGGGGCGTTCTAGTAGACGAAACACTCGCCCCTTGAGAATGGTCTTCGGCTTGGAGGACAGCCGAATCCACTCCTGAATGCTCTGAATCTTCCCACTCTTGAACAACGTCAATAGACACTCTCGATGCTCGGCAGACTTGCTGATATCGCGACTGCAGACGATGCAGGACATTTGCTCTCTTCCCTTAGCCCAAGTGAAAACGCTTCTTGTAGTCCGCAACGGACGCCTTGAAGCTCGGCTTGTTCCAGAGAACCCACTTCGCGAGAGCCCCCGCAGTTGTGGGGTCCGTCCAATCCTCTCCCATGCGCCCATGCCGCTGGAGGTAGCGAGCCTTCCGCCGCGTGTCCTTGTGCTTGGTGAAATCCGACATCCCTCGCGCTCCAAACGACGTCGTCTTCGTATGCCCATCCGGGTACTCGAACGTGGCATCAAACTTCTTCGCAGGGTTGTGGGACCGCTTGAGGCTCTTCAAGCGAAGTCTGCGTGTCTTCATTGTACCCTCATGGGAAAATCCACCCACGTCACCTAAAGGTTCCGCCCCACAGGTCCCGCTCCCACTTACTCCGCCAGCGCCTCCAACCAAGGCGCACGCTCGGCCTCCGGAATCCCAAGCTCGTCCATGACCGTCTTGGCCTTGGCAAGCTTGACCTCCGTGCGGAGCTTCAGCTGGGCGATTTCCGCCAGCTGGGTCTGAAGCATCTCGTTCGGAGACGCAGGAGACTTGAAGTTCTCGTCAAAGCCGACGAACACGTTCGCCAACCGGCCGATGTGTCCCTCGCAGCACATGTCCACCGACTCCATGCACTCCTCCCAGAGGCGCTTCGCAAGCTCGTACCTGCGCTCCCGGTCCTCGACAGCGGAGATTTTGAACACCGCGCCCGTGAAGACCCGCTTGTACAGCCAGTCCGACGCCACCTTGCACGTCTTCCGCGTGTACCAGAAGTGGATGTCCTGTATGACCCGGTAGTAGATGTTGAACGTCGGTCGGTTCGGCATCAGCAGCCACCACGTGGTCACCCAGCTCTCCGGGTCGAAGTCCTCGGCTGCCTCTTCCGAGGCCTCCAGCAGGATTTCCGTGTTGGTGTTGGTCTGCTTCACGACCACCTCGCGGTGGACGCTCTGCGTATCCGCTGCCAACCCTCCCAGGACACCCACGGGTGCCGCGGGTGCCACGGGTGCCGCCGGGGGGAGGCCGAGGATATCGTTCAGGTTGAACTCCATCGGCTCGCCGACCCAGTAGTGCATCAGCACCTCAATCCGCACCGTGGGGTCCGTCGTCAGCAGGAAGAACCTGCGCGCCGTGGTGTAGGCCAGCATCCGCTCGAGCCTCCCCTCTGCCCCGTGGGGCAGGTTCATCCGCACCTGGACGTCATCGACGACATCCCTCCAGTCCGGGCGCGGGACCTGGAGCATGTACTCATCGACCAGCCGGTTCCTCTCCCTCCCCCTTTCCCTGCGCTCGACGACGTGGGCCGCCTGCTCGTCCCTCCTCTGGATGTGGACCCCGCAGATGGGCTGTCCCTCCTGGAGCGCCCTCCCGCACCAGTGGGTTCCCACCACGCACGGGCATCCTCCCTCAGGAACTGGCCCCACCCGCTGTATCATCCTGTGTGCCTTGGCCGTGTGGACCCCGCAGTAGGTGTGGTCCGCGCGCTGTGTGTTGTGAGTGCATTGGGTGAACTTCCCAGTGAAGAAGGCGCAGCGCGGCATGGTTGCTTGGTATGTGAGAGAGGAAGTGGGGGGCAGGTTCCGTTTTCCTGTCGGGGGGACCAATCCGTTTTTGTCAGTAACAGGTCGACTTACTGACAAAAACGGATTGGATTCCCCTACGGAGGTGAGGAAGGTACCCCCCGATGTTCAACACTCTCTCACGAACGTCACTTTAACAAGCAAGCAAGCAAGATGCCGCACACGCTCCCCACCCTCGCAGCAACCATGGCCAAGGAGGCGCTCCTCGGTTCGGAGACCCGCATCTCCACCTGGAAGAAGGCGCTCAAGGCAGCCGGGATGGACGCCAAGCTCTTCACGGAGCGGAAGGCGTGGGATGCTCCCCCGACCGACGAGGAGACCATCTACGACCTCCAGATGCTCGCGGCGCTCCAGTCCTTCGCGTGGATGTTCACGGGCGCCCAGCAGCGGGCCTGGATTCACCTCGCGGCGGAGATGCAAGCGGGCAAGAGCGGTGTGATGAGCGCGCTCATCCGCCTCGTCCTCCAGAACTACGACCGCCTGGCGATTCGCCCGGACAGCATCTTCGTCCTCACGGGCATGTCGGACGACGCCTGGCGGAAGCAGACGCGCGCACGCCTCCCCAAGGACGTCCGTGCGAACGTCCACCACAGCGGCGGCCTCAAGAAGGTCCGCGAGGCGCTCCTGAAGCTCCACGCCAAGGACGGGCTCCGCAACCTCCTCATCATCCTGGATGAGTCGCAGGTCGCCTCCGCCTCCGGGAACCGCCCCAACACGCAGGTCTACACGACCATCCGCGGGCTCGTGCCTCCGGAGCAGTGGGCTGACCGGAACATCCGCTTCCTCACGGTGTCTGCGACGGACCCCGCGAAGGTGATGGCGATGGAGGGCTGCCCGTCGTCGTTCGCGCGCGTGGTCCAGCTCCGCACGACCAAGGCCTACCAGTCGGTGGAGTCCCTCAAGGAGGCCAAGCGCATCCGCTCGCTGGAGGAGTTCGGCGACATCGGCTCCTCTGTGAAGTCCATCACCGAGCTGAAGCGCGCGCTGGCGGAGTTCGACACGCCGCTCTGGCACATCCTGCGCCCGAAGATGGGAAAGACGGAAGAGGTGGAGGCGAAGCTCCGGGCGGCGTTCCCCGGGGCGCGCATCGTCGCGTGGGACTCCAAGGTCCGCGCAACGGCAGGAGACGAGGAGGACTCGGAGGCGACGGAGGAGATGAAGGACATCAACGACCTCCTCGCGGCGGCGCCTGAGACGCACTCGTTCGTGCTCCTCAAGAACATGTTCTACGCGGCCAAGACGCTGAAGGACACGCACGTCGGCGTGCTGTGGGACCGCCTGGGTGGCAGCGTGGGGGGCGACAACGCCCGCCTCCAGAGCCTCCTCGGGCGGGCCTGCGGCTACGGGAAGAGCAAGCGCACGGTCGTCTACACGTCGACGGAGACCGTCGAGCGCTACCTCGACTTCTGGCGCGAGCTCTGCCGCAACGCCGAGGCCGAGACCTCCACCGACAGCCACAAGGCGAGCGACCTCAACCGCCGCATGCCCGGCGTGGTCGCCATCGCCGGCGAGAACGGGTCGGCCAGCGTCGCGCCCGTCCACAACTCCGCCAACCCTGTCGCGAACAGCGCCGCCAACTCCGTCGCGGCCAGCGCGGGGCGGGTCAGCGTCAACCAGGACAACTTCGCCGACCCCGAGTGGCGCGAGTTCAAGACCTTCGCGGAGGCCAAGACCTTCGCGTCCCGCGTCCGCGAGCCGAAGCGCGATGCGGAGGGGTACTACCTCTCTGCGACGACCGGCAAGGTGGCGCGCCTGTCGTACGGCGAGGTCAAGGCGATGCAGGGCGGAAAGAAGACGGCCGGGTTCGACCCGAAGAAGATGAAGGCGGGGCAGAGCGCCCACACGATGTATGTCTGTTACAAGAACCTGCACGACCAGGAGAGCGTCGTGTTCGTGGTCGGCAAGCTGACCCGGATTGCATAACCCAAACCCAAACAACCCATAAAAAGACCGACTCCATAGAAGGCGCTGCCCCTCAGGGGTGGGAGGCAGCCCTTTTCCTATGCCCTCGCAAGGACTCCATGACAGGTCGACTTACTGACAAAAACGGATGGGTTCGGTCCCGGCCGGTCAGACTGTACCCCAACTCTCTCACACACATTCAACATGGCTGAACCTATCACTCTCGCACTGCGTGACCTTGACCGCCAGTTTAGCGGCCGCACTGAGCGCGGCTTCCCTGGCGAGTATAACCCTGGAGCCCTCTACCTGCTTCACCCCCGCCAGCGTGCGGAGGTCTGGAAGCGCGAGCACCAGGAGAAGCTCTTGGAGAGCATCCTCCTTGGGCGGTACATCCCGCCTATCATCGTCCACGAGGTCATCGAGAACAACACTCTGCGGAGGTACATTCTCGACGGAGGCAACCGTATGTCGGCGGTGCGGCGGATTCTGCGGGAGACCGTCCGCGCGCTCTCCCCCGACGAGCTGCGGCGCGTGGAGTCGTACACCATCACGGTGGTCGTGCTCCGGGGACTGGATGCAGCGGAGATTCGCGAGCAGTTCCGGCTGCTGAACCGCGTGGTTCGGGTGACGGATGGGCATCTCTACTTCATGTCGAGGGAGGACTCGCCCCTCATTGACTACGCGTGCGTGCTGATGGACGGGGAGCACCCGCTGCGGGCGCAAATTACGGAGTTGTTCGGAGAGGTGGTGCTCCAGGACACGGACTCGAGGGGGAATCTGGCGAACCTGATGGCGCTGCTCGCTGGGGCCCAGCACGGTCTTGGCCCTCGGACTGCGACCGGAAAGTACCCCCAGTGCCACATCACGCGGTCGTTCGACATCAACTGCGACATCCTCGGGTTGCCGTTGAATGAGGCCCTGATTGAGACACGTCTGCGGATGTGCTTCGCAGCCTTCGAGCAGGCGAACGCATTGCAGCCGATGCCGGATGCCCGGGTCCGGAAGGGGGAGTTCAATGTGGGGCGGTACTTGGGTGTGATGCTGCACGACCTTGCAATCGGGCGCGACCCGATGGTAACGGTCACCAAGTGGAGCCGAACGATTGCGAATGTTCGCGATGGGAACGAGGTCATGGCGAACGCAATCACCATGAAGGGAGCCCAAAACCTCAACTACCGGAAGATGAGCCAAATCTCGTTCCAGGTGGACTTCGCCCTCGAGCATCGGAGGATGCCAAACGAGGTCGAGCTCCGTGAATGGAGGGAACGCGTGGGTGATGTTGGTGCGGTAGAGGATGATGAGGAGGAGGATGCGTAATGGGCCGGCGGGATGACTTACTTCTGTGCGAAAGGGCCTGTCTGTGGAAGACACCTTTTCCAATGCCCTCCGACACCCTTCCACCAAACTTCACACCCCCCCTCGTCGACACTCGTTTGCCCCCTCCCTCGATTCTTGCAAAACGCTTGAGGGTATTTAAAGGACGTTGACCATTTACACGACCCGCCCTCTTCACGACGTCATCG